CCAGCGAAAATAGATTTAATATCCCGAATGGAACCCCCTTGGATATCCAGACAGATGCAATCACAAACCACAAAAAAATATTTGATAGTGGTACAAATGCCAATATACATGAAGCAATTCGAAACGCAAATTCATTTACTTCTTTAGATTGCTTCAAAGATACTAATACTGGAAGAGACGCTAATGGAAATCCATCTATTCGTAATATATGCCTTCTAATACACAATGCTGGGATTGCTGGACCCGTCGGCGAGAATTGCAACAACGCGACCAATACTAGTGCCGAATGCGACAAGGCTTTGGTAAAAGCATGTGGTAGAAGTGCCTGCATGGGTGGTGGTAATACAGGATATCCCAATCCAACTAAAGCATTGAAGAAATTAAAGAAAAATTTAATGGATAGAATTATTGAATTTGGTCATTTTAGAGAGACATGGGAAAAAATTAAAAATGCACCAACAAAACCTTTAGGAACAAGAATAGCTGAGGGTGGTTTTGACCCTGAGTATATTTTTTATGAAACCGGGATTAGTCCTGCGAGTTTTCATGTTAATGGTAGCACCAGAGGGTGGTTGGATAAAATGAAATGGAATTTACCAATGATTATGGATCCAGCAGGCAGACCTGCTTGTACGGAAGCTAACAAGATTTGGCCTCCTCGCGACGATGTTATTATATTTACAGAGAATTTCATGAAATATTTTGGACATGAAGGATGTCGAGTCAGTTGGAGAATGACAGGAAATACAGGTGCTAATGGTGATGATGGTCCAAAGGATTGGAATAAAAAGAGCCAGAGAAGAAATTATGCAAACAGTCAAGCGGCCGAACAACAAGGACAACAGGTGACTAATTTTGCCGGCTTTGAAATAGATTTTAAAATTAAGTATTATTTTCAAGGAAATCCGCGATTGACACGTATAACTGAAGAAAATATTGAAGATTGTATTGAAGGAAATCCTAATAATGCAGCATTTTATCACGGAAACGCTACTGGGAATTTGGAGGCAAAAGTTCAAAAATTAATAGGTAAAGAATGGGGTGATAAGCTCCAAGTATTAACATATTATGCATACGAATTAGAACAAAAAGGACTTAATGTTGGTGGTCGTGGATGTATTATTGCACTTGATGTCGAAGTTTGCGCACTTGCCGCAGCACTTAATTTAAATTTTATATTTACAGGTAATTCTTTGGGTAAAAATGAAAATAGACCCATTGACCCTACAACAGGTATCATGTATGATGAGAGCTGGAAAGGGAGTTATTATAGTATTATTGTATACAGACAAGAGAAACACTGGATAACATTAATACAAGGAATGATAAGTAAACTAAAGACCATTTACGCCAAGAACAACACAATCATAAGCAGGTGGGAACAGGCCAAGTCTTTACAAGTGGTGTGCAGAGGTTCGGGACCGATGAGATTACCGGTACCTTTTTGTGATGCAGTAAAAAACGACTTGACCAATATTAACAACAAATTAAAAAGTGTTTTTGACAAGTTTGTACACAACGACCAATCCTTCACCTTCTTGAACGACACCGACCTTGACGGCGCCGGTTTACCTCTATCACCAATTGGAAAATTGGTAAAATATGAGAGATTGGCTGGAAGACCATCTCGAGAGAACGATGAGCAAAACATGTATCTTCAGTTGCAAAATTTGGTTAACATCGCGGCGACAAAGAATAGATACCCAGGGTTTGAAACTGATAAGATACAGCGGGCGGAAATGTTAGCTAAAGGACTACCTAATTGGTTGGAGATTTGGCTCTATTTTTTTCAAACCACCACACCAGGTGGTGGCGACACCACTTTGCAAGAGGGTGAACAACTATTTCGTAGGCAAGCTGAAACTATTGTGAAATATTTAAACCTTGAAGAAACACTTATCCGTGCAGGCCAGAATCGATTACGTCTCAGCAATCACAAATGGTTTATCGCAAGAGACAGAATATTAAATTCCCATAAAGCTCCACAGGTATCAAGTATACTCGGCAACGACGGCAGCTTGGGGACGATGTCCAATACATGGGCTTGGGCGTCCCTAAACCTGCAAACTGGTCGCGTAGGAAATGGTATTTCTCTTTTAGGACTTGTATCAATGATGAGGACAAGTGGAGTGTTGGGTGGTGGGGGTGAAAGAAAAAGAACAAAAAAAAAGAAAAAAAATCAAAAAGGTGGTGGTTTAGACTTCCATTACACCAACCCTATAAATTCAACATTTTCTTTTGAGGACGAAAATGCCATCAGTGGTGTGGTTGTAAAAACAGACAACTTTTTAAAATATCCAAATCAAGCAGACGGCGTTTTCGAGGAGATTGATTTATCTAGTGAAAAAGGAAAAAGTTTTAATCTTATTTTTGATAAGTGGTTTGGTAAGTGGTTTGGTGCTGGGGGTGGAGATGCTTATGCAAGTTTTAAAAACGACGTATATACTCAATTTAGTGATTGGAATATATACAAAGGATGGTTTAGTACAGAAGGAGCTACATATATTTTTAATGATAAAATTTTAGCAATTTCGATTATAAAAACATTGAAAAATACTTTATCATTGGAAAAACAACCTGAAACAAAAGTTACAAACACATTTAATATTTATAATCAGGCGCAAGAAAACGAAGTAGCGAACGCAATCGAAAATAATATTTTAGAGTCGTTAGATTATTTAGAGAAAAAGGTGGAAGAAAATATGAAAGAAGATGATATCTTGCAGGCTGCGAAGGTGAGTGTGGAAGAGGCGCGTGAGCAACAAATTGGTTTGGCCTCAACCGCACCAACGGCCTCAACCGCACCAACGGCCTTCGAGAAAAAACAGATAGCTGAATTTAGCAATGCCGAGACCACGTTAGCAAATGCGAATAATATGTATGTTGCCCTTGTCTCTAAATTAAAAGATAACAAACCTTCTACACCCTCTGCTCAAACAATACGAAATAGCGGCAGCGGCATCGGAAGCGGAGAAACGAATGAACAAAAAGAAGAAGATTTCATGGGAATAGTTAATTTATTTTTGAGGTATGTTGGCGAACAATACGGACAACAATACGATTTACATTACTTAATTGCGCTACATGTAAAAACCAATATCAATGGTCAGGTGGTGGACAGGGCTCGCCCAGTGGAGAGGGGTAAGGCATCTGTGAAAACATGGGGTAGTGATGGTTTTACTAGTGATAGTGAAAACCCTCCTCCTACTCAACGGCGGATGGTAAGGTCGGCGAGAGAGAGAACAGAGAATGATTTGACTGAGCCTTCTACTCACTATCCTAATCCTGCTGCCAAACAAAAAATCTTAAATTTCCATACTCGCAACACAACAAAAAAAAGACTGAGGGGCGATGGTTTGTCACCGAGACACACTCCCACGGAGGACATTCGGGTCAAACGGCGACGTGTTTGGGATAAAGGAACCCGGTTAACTCCTCTATCAACGCGGAGTTTCACTCCTCTATCAACGCAGGGTTTCACTCCTCCAACACCGCAAGCAAAGCGGCGAAGAATGGTGGGCCGGGCAAAATCAAAAAGAAAAAAACGTCGTAAAAAGAAGAAAACCAAAAGAAAAAAGAAAAAAAGAAAAAAGAAGACAATTAAAAGACGTCGTAAGAAAAATAAAAAAACAAAAAAGGAAAGAATAAAGAAAAAACGTTAATTATTTAATTTTTAAATATTTTAAATTAAATAACTATTTGTTCAGTAATTTGTTCTGTCACTTCTATTACAATATTATGACTCTGTGATATTACAATATTTTCATTTGAAAAAGAATTTGTTTCTGGTAACATACCATGCAATTCTTGCATATAAAGGCCATTAATTTTTTGATTGTATTGTATGCCATGTTCTACATATAATTTGAATACATCGTTCAACTTCGCCAATTCGTCTTCATTTAATGAAGATTTATTCAACATTGTCACTTTTTTAAGTTCAGAATATAACCTATTATTCTGAATTGTTTGCCAACATCTTTGTTTTTCCATAACTTGGATTTCGGAGCGCAATTTGTCTAGTTTAACGGATACTCTTCGTTTTTTGATACTATCTATTTTACTATTAAGAATGCCTAATTTACTTTGTTTTTCCTTAAAATAATTCGTAAAAATCTCTTTTTCTACCTGATTTTTTAAATGGATGCCGTAATCATCCACCATCTCCAGGTCAGCCCAATCTTTTAAATATACGATTTTTTTATCGGATAAACATTTAAACATACATGGCGTGGATTCATCCGTAAGCTTTTCATTGATAAATTCTCTAAAATGCGTTTTTGCCGTTTTGAAAGTTAAATGTACAAAATAAACGAAAAAATATAGACATAATGCTCCATTGGAAAAAAGCAATAATGCAATTAATACATTTTCAAAGAAACCCAAATTATAACCAGAATCAATTGTTCCGAAAAACAGCCCTGTGCTAAGTGTCATAACTAACGCCAACAAGCTGACACTTTCCAATCGATTGCATATCATACCATAACTGGTAATTGTGTCATATGGTCTCAGAAACACATGTAAAAAAAAAGATATTTGTATTAATAAACTAGCCCCAATGACTTGATATCTTGGATAATTTCTTAAAAATACTGCTAAAAGAATTAATCCGGCCTTTTTACCCATAATAATAAATTCATAATACCATCTTTTCTCTCTATAACCTAAAAATAAAAAAGAAAGGGGGGTTGACCCATCGTATCTATTTTGCATGTCAAATAAACGAAATCTATATCCATATAATAACCTGAACCCTAATAATGGAATACCAATGCCATATATTATTAATCCAATATACCCTATTGTAAGATATATATAATGTTGTGAATCATAACATACAACAGATACATCCTTTACCAAATAATATTTCTCTCCAATTTTTTGACAATTCATAATTTCCAATGTTTTTTCAACAATTGTTGGCCAACTAAGAAATGTACCCACTACAACTGCTGTTTTTTCCCAAGCAGTAAAAAACTCCAAACATGTGGGGGAATTAGTCTTAAACACATTAACTTGGCTATTGGTCATATTCTTCATTTTTTTCCTCTTCTTTTTACAATAACACAACGACAGAATGAAAATAACAAATGTGGTCATAATAATATAGACAATTGGTAAAGTCAAATATACAATAAATTTATCATAATATCCCCATCCAATCGCGCAATCAGAAGAATAAAAACTGACACGCGGTGATGAAAATTCCTTTGCTCTTTCAAATAAATACCTAACCAATGTTGGCCAATTAATTTGAAATGAACTTGCCAAGGAAAAAACTTGAGCATAGTTCATAAAAATTTTGACAACGCCATTTACTTCTTCCTTTTTATTATTTGCAGGATTCGCAGTTTTAATCAAAAATATAATTATTAAAATACAAATGACAGGGATAGCTATAGTTAAACTAATTGTTCTTCCAATATTTTCAGGACATTTTAAACAAACACCATCATCCTTCGACCAACCTTTTTCGCAGACATCACAAATTGGACCCTTATGACCAGGTTGACAAAAATCATCTGTTGAATTTCCAAATTTACCACCCTTACAAGCAAATCTATTTTTACATTTATAAGTATTCAAGGTTATATATGTTTCTCTCCAATAATGTGGCTTTAATACAATATTTTCAATATTAGTTCCCTTTTCGCATATGAAATTATCTGGACATTGGATACATTCTATTCCATTTATTTTATTATTATATGTTCCCGAAACACAAAAGCAAGCAGTTCTTCCAAAATTTTCCTCCGAATTATCAGGACAAATATCACATGAGATGCTATTTTTGTCAGGTGTAAATTTGCCTTCTTTACAAATTTTACATTCTGATGAACTTATTAATTCAGTATATCTCCCTTTTACACAACCAATACACTGGAATGCACCAGTCAGTGACATTGAACCTGTTGAACAAGGTTCGCAAAAATTAATGCTACTGGCCCCGTCGTTTTGATTAAATTTTCCTGCTGGACAACTTAAACATGTGGTTAAATCGTTGGCTCCAAAAACATCACTATATTTTCCATGTGGACAATTGATGCATTTATTAACACTTGTCATTCCAAATTCATTGCTCCATTTTCCCGCGGGACAATTTTTGCAACTTTCTATTAAATAACCTCCTTTATTAATAAATTTCCCTGATGGACAAAATTTACATGAAGTTGGCATGTTTGATATAAGATGAACATACATCCCTTCATCGCATAACATGCATTCATTTGCGCCTTTTTTCGAGTATTTTCCCTGTTGACAAAGAGTGCATTTTATCCCTATTATGTCATTTCTATATTTACCAGCTTCACAATATTTACAATTATCCATGGATGTTGACCCGATATGAATGTTATATCTCCCCATTGGACATGATATACATCTATTATTGTCAATAATCCCGGTTCGATTAGAAAATTTTCCAGCAACGCATAATTTACATGATGTCAATTCGTGCATTACAGAAGAATCCCCGTACTTTCCCTTGTCGCATTTCAAACATGTAATTTTATTATAATCAGAAACTTTTCCCATAGCACATTTAACACAATTTTCTTGTGCATGTTTGGAAATATATCCATTATCACACCCCGCACATTCACTTAAAGTGGACCGGTATTTGCCCTTTTCGCACGGAAAACACGAAGTATTTGTTTTCGCGCCTTCAATTACACCAATATGTCCATTTTGACATTCCTTGCATTTATTTTCAAGTATTAAACCTTGTTCATTGTTATATTTACCAATGGGGCAATTAGTACATTCCGACGATTCTTTTAATCCAACAGAAAAACTATATCGTCCTTCTGGGCACAATTCACATATTTTACCCGCTTTTGCCCATTTTCCCGCTTGACAAAAATCGCATCTATTACTTCCTTCGCCACTTATTTTTCCCGGTTCACATTCTAGACATTCGTCTTTAATATAAGAACCCAACATTGTAGAGTACATCCCTTTATTGCACGCAGAACATTGAATAGAACCTATATTAGTAGTATAAAATCCGTTTGGACAATCGAGACAACTAATCGAATTAATATCACTGGTATATTTACCAGGAACACATTGATTACAAATTGTACTTTCGTCCATATTCGAATATAATCCCTTTTGACAAGATTCGCAGATGCCTCCTATTTTATTTGAAAATCGACCAGGAATACATTTATCGCATTTTAACGCATTTTTGCCGCGCCCAAATGCACAACCATTCAAATCGACAAAAGCTAATTTTGTACGATAAGAATAATGATTGGAAGCTACTATTAACAAACCCTTATCCAATAACAAATTTGTTATATTCATATTATTGTACCATTGATAATATTTGTATCCGTTATTTATTTCAATGTTCTCTCCAAGAGACAATAAAGAATCTAAATTAATACTAGAATCTTTTTGATTTATACTTACAATGCCATTATTTCCCCAACGCGATGATACAGGAGCATACATAAACCCCGTTTGTTTATCAATTTGTATATTTGTAATAACGCCCCATTCAGTTGGAAATTTAACAAAATCAACGGCGCAGCCCTCGCTAATTTGCAATTTATTAAAATTTAAATCGTATTGATACATTTCGCTTGATAATGACCCTGTAATAATATATATTTTACCAATATCTTTGTCGAATTTTATATCGCTTACATAATTAATGCCATCCAATGCAATTAATTTACTATTATTATCTGTGATAGGAATGCTGTAATTAATTATCATCAATTGAGAATCACTATATCCCGTATCTTCCAGAAAATAAATCAATGTTTCTTTCTCATTGATAAAACTCTTTTTAATTTCTCTAAGTGTTGTATCATACGAAGTATCCTGTCCACTCATTGACGTCATTTCTTTATTTATTTTTTTATATTTTTTTTGGAAAGACTCAATCAGTTCTATGGATTGACTTGAAATATTTAATTTTAAGATACCCGTATAATAACCACCAAAACCTATCCATAAAATTTCGTTTATTAATTGTGTCGTTGTAGGAAGATTCAAATATTTATATTTAGACCATTGATATTGTGAAAAAGAAGGGACATTTGGTATGTTTTTGAAAATGGTCCTGTCCATAAATTGAAGGGTTTGGAGATTTATTCTTACTATTGAACTATCATAATTATTTTGCGAAGGACAATCATGAATATTCGATGCAATATAATACAAAATATTGACATTAATGCCACACAAAACTATATTATCACTTCCAGGACCACCACTTGCGGTTGGATATTCGCTATCCGATTGACCTATTAATAATATATCCGTAAAGTTTTTATTGTTAAAATTGTATTTCAATATTTCCACATATTTTTTACTTTTATCACAATATTGTTGATTATTGTATTGATATCTGCCTGGGTTTGTAGATGATATTAAATATAATTCACCTTTATTATATGCCGTACAACCAAAACCATTATACGGATTGGTATTTTTTTGAGTAATGCTGTTTGTCGGTATATCTATCCATTTAAATGTGGCGTTGTTATTGTTTAAATATGAAAAACTTATTACTGAAGAAAACATAAAAAATAACCACGCGAAACGATACATAATACTATTTATACATATATATTAAAATTCATTTTCCGAAAATATATTATTATTCAATTATAATGGAACATAATTATAAATTAGTATTGCTTGGAGATTCTTCTGTGGGGAAATCGTCGTTGGCGTCATACTTCATAAGCAAGCAATTTTATGAATTTCAAGACCCAACAATAGGTGCAGCTTTTATAAGTAAACAAATAACTATTGAAAACAAAAATATTAATGTTGAAATATGGGATACAGCTGGACAAGAAAGATATAAAAGTTTGGCCCCAATGTATTATCGTGGGGCAGAAGGGGCCATTATTGTATATGATATCACTCAGAAGGATAGTTTTAATGGTGCAAAAAGCTGGTTAGATGAAATAAAGATGAAAGGTCACGAGCATTGTGAATTTATTTTAGTAGGTAATAAATTGGATTTAGAAGAATATAGGGACATTGACAAAAACGAGGTTATGGATTTCGCTATGAGAAATAGTATAACCCACCTTTTAACATCTGCAAAAACGGGTGACAATATAGAATTAGTATTTGAAAGATTATGTAAAAAGATATTTGACGTCCGAGAAAAGAAAATACCGCCTCCAAATACACCAATTGATATAGAAACTGAGCAAATTAAAACATGTTGTTATTAATTAATTGCAAGAAACTATTTAAAATTCTTTCAATAACTATTATACATGGATATTGAAAGGACAAAGGAGATTTATAGAGAAATAAAAACGTCTGTATACAATTTAAACGAACATATCAAAGAAAGCGAAAAGGAGGAAGAAAGAATAATTGAAACAAACGAAAGGCCACCAGCTGGTTTAAGAACTGACCGACCATCATCGTCGCATAATTACTGGATAAGTGGCTTGAGAACACAAATGTGGTATCGAGCAAATAATTATTGATTTATATTTCAATACTTAAAATATAAATTGAAAAAAAAAATTGAAAAAAAATGTCTTTAAAATAGATTTTAACATCAAAATAATGTCAAAAAAAGAAGTAAAAGGTGCCATATGTATAACTTGTGGTGAACAAAGCGAGAATCATGCCGGCATGGTGATGCAGGGTAATGGGTTAGCGGAGCATGGATTTAGTGTTGAAAAAATGAGAAATATTCAAGAGAAATTCGAAGAAATGGGAGGTGAAACGGAATGGATTGATTGTAAATTAGCTTTGAATGAAGAGTGTAAGTATACGGAGGATGCCGGTATTCTAGTAATGAGAGATTGTGTTGGTATTATGTTGGAAAAAAATTATATAGAAAAAATAAATAAAATACAAAAAAGAGATGGGTGGACGAAGGAAGAAGTTGAAATGGTAAAAATTAAAATGAAGGAGAAAGCTGGAGCAAGAGCAATGTGGAAGGAATTAAATAAGTTTGAATGGGATAAAACTTATTGGGATGTGAGAAGACAAAAATGGTTGAATAAACATGCTAGATTTAATGTGTGTTTTGGCGAGGAAGCAGCTGAATTGGATAAAGAAAAGAAAAGTGGAACAATTATAGCTTATGATGCATGTCCGTTACTTAAAGCATGGAAAACAGGAATGGAAGAAATGTGTGATGAAGAGCATATGGAAGCTGAGGGTAATCTATATTATAATGTGGATAAAACCGGTATTGGCTTTCATGGAGATAGTGAAAGAAAAAAAGTTGTTGCTGCTAATTTGTGCGATGACGGCGTTGAAAGAGAGATTAATTGGCAATGGTTTGAGGATTCTAAACCTATTGGGAAACGATTGAGAGTGGTTTTGAGAAATGGAGATGGCTATATTATGAGTGAAAAATCTAGTGGTTTTGATTGGAAAAAGAAGATAGAATTTGTTGAATTGGAAGATGAAATTATTAAGATTAGAAAAAAAACTTTGAGACATGCTGCTGGGGTTACGGGGTCAAAATATCTTAAAATCAAAGGACAGGAAGTTGTGTATGTGTAAATGTATTAAAATTAAGAACATCGTTGTAAAAAATTGAAGTTAATTTTTATTGTTTAATATTAAACAAACATGTGCGAACCAAGATATTACCAAGATTGGATATTAATAGCAGATTTCAGGTTTTTGGAAAAAAACGATGTTCGAAATTTGGTACATGATATGTATCTTACTGTAAAAAAACTTAAATATGAAGAGAAGGTAAAAAATTTTCACAACGAAACGTATTGGAAAAAGTTGAATGACGAATGGGAAAAGAATAAGGATCAAAATCTAGGTTGCAGTATACTAGAATTTTCATATTCATTAAGAAGGTGTTACAAACCACATTATCACGAAGAAGATGAAGAAATAAGGAGAATGAATATTTATGGTGTGTGTGATGAAAAAGAAAAAAAAGTTTTAAAGAGACATTGGGAAGAATTGGATAATATAACAGAAAAGTGGAATACTGCCTGTGCTGTATTAAATGATGTGAAACACAAACGAAAGCAGTATGATGATGCATATGAGAACTTTAAGTATGAAAGAAGGTGTAAAAAGTCAATGTGGGAGATAGAAACAAAAGAAGAATTGAACCAACTACGCGCCTCCTTTATTGAAGATGATAAAAAAGATGACGCATTTCGCGATAAATGGGAAGAATTAGCCGAATGTGCTATAGCTGCCGACAAAAAAGTTTTAAAATACAAAGAAAAATACGAAATGCTTCAAAAAATGGACCAACAAGTTCGGAAAGAATATGAAAAGAAATTGGAATTGAAGAAGATGTGTCCCGAATTAAAATGGCAATTTGAAATTTGGGAAAATCTTCCGGGCTATGTACGACATGCCTTTACTGATGAACAGTTTCAAACGTGTTTATGTATTGTTGAACACGCATTAAATGAAGGGTGGGAAGAAAACTATAAAGCTGAACCATATTCAAATGGTCTAATCGCTGCTAATAAAATTGGATGGTGGGCGGATAGAAGAGTCCGTGATAAATTGGGCGAACAATATGATTATTCAGTAACTCATCCTGATTTTGGCACAGAGAAACAATACATGCTTCTCTCAACCCTCGTTGAAATAAATTATTTTGGTAAATCCTGAATTTGGCACAGCACGGCCAGTACTATATTATGTTGATGAGGAAGGAAAAAGGATTGTACCACCTACCGAAGAATTCTTTGAAACGTTTCATAATGATTACAAAAGACGTTAATTTATTGTAAAAGAGGAAAATTATTATTATATGTAATTGATTTGTAACATTCAGTACAAGTAAATTTTTTTTTATTTAAAAGTTCTTTTAATCTTTTTATTTCTTTCTTTCCCTCTTCCATTTCTTTTTCCAAACGTTCATAATTATCTAGATTTACGTAGTTGCCTCTAATTAATCCATATGTATCTTTTAGTATTTTACATACAGTAGATGTTGATAGAGAACTATTTTTCTTTATAAATATCATTTCACGATGTTGAGATTGATTATTCAAACAAAGGTATTTGACTCTTTTACTTCTTTTTAATTCCGAAATTTGCCAACAATATTTAAATCCAAGACTTTCCCACCCGCCTGCATAATTTTGACCATCAATTCCTGATGTAGTTATTACTTTACAATTTTTATTATTTATATAAAAATATTTATATTCTTTTGTTTTTTTCCATAACCCATCTTTATTGGGTTTTAGTAATTTGTCTAACCACATCCCAATTATATTTGGTTTCAACATTTGTCCACCACCACATTCCCCGTAATAATTTTTATTATTATATATTACATGAGCAACACCCATTCCATAGTTAATATCCGATATTAGGTCTTCATTAATTTCCATTATATATGAAATGTTATAATCTTTAAACACTTAAGCAATAACTTAAAAATATAATTATTAAATGCCTTTACCACTACTTCCTTTAATGGTGTATCCTTTACATCCTATCTAATATTCATCTGGTTTAAATTTGTTCTTAAGAGTTTCGATTTCAAACTCTTGTTTTTTCATTATACCTATCATTGTAGTAAATATAGGTATAATATCATCATAAATCTTAATTTCATGAGGAATAAACCCGTTCACTTGTTTTTTCAATTCATAAATTTCCCTACCACCAAGAATTCACAATTTCTTTTTGTCTCTTAGTCACTTTACTTAAATTATCTTTGAATTTCTCTAATGTGAGTAATTGTGGTTGGAAGTCCAGCAGGGCTCAAGCATATCCGTATTCAAAATACTAACCTCTTCAAGCCCCCCCCCCCCTCCGTCGCATCCTTTTTTGTATGAAATATTTTTCACACTGCAAGACCAGACGATTATCAGGCATAATTTCACCTTCAATGTTTTTGCGAATTTCATCTACTTGTGTTCGTAATTTTATAATTGTACCATCTAATTCTAATCTACGCTTCTTTTCCATCTTTAGTTCTATCTCTTCAATAAGAACACGCTGTTCTTCCTTGAGTTTATTCTCATCTTCTTTTAGTGATTCGAGCTTATCAATTAAATAGGATGTCATTTTAATTGTAATAAAAAATAATATTATTTAATCAATTTTAAATTCTATAATATTTATAAGTGTTTGTAAATAAACGATAAAATAATTTCAACACAATCCATAGGTAGCAGTTTGTTATTTAAACAAATATATTCATTAAAAGCAACTAAATATTTTTTTCTAGCATAGCTGAAATTGGGATTATAAACACTATGCTCTTCATTTTTTCCATGAACGTCGTCTAATAATCTTTGTCTTTTGTGTGAAAATATGGGTCTGAATATATCTGGATTTGCTACAGAATGATACCCAATACATAGTTTATTGCGTGTTGTCCAAAAAGCTTCTCCTGATAAAATCTTTGGGTGCTGCACTTGGAAATTTTTTTTATATGGACAAAAACGGCTATCGACATTTTCTTTAATCATTATGAATTTATTTTCGGCCCAATTTTCTTGCAGGTACCATTTGCGATATTTTATTGAATTCATTTTTAAATATACTATATTTTGACACTATTATAATTCAATTTTTATTTGATAATATTACCTTTTACTAGGTTTTGCCCAATCTATGCCTAAAATTAAATGATTTATAGCAGTCCCTTTGACATTATCCATCGCATCTTGAGCGTCTTCTTTCAAACAAAATGACACAAATGCAAATCCGCGACTTCTTTGTGTGTGGTGGTCTAAAGCTAAATGTACACGCGTGATATTTCCGTAAGGAGAGAATAAATCACGAATATCACGCTCCTGTGTTTCTTCTGATAAATTTGTAACGCGTAAAGTGGTTGAATTATCTCTACCCGACATCTTTTGACCAAATGTTCCTTTTGAATCCTTTCTCATACCAGGTACGACATATGAATTCTTTTTGACACCCATAAAAGAATCTATATCCGATTTCATATCTTTACGAATCATTCGTTTAATCTTCTCCGCTTCTAATTTTTTAAACAATGTTACAGCAGTGTCTTCTTGTTTTGCAAAAGGCGATTCAATAAACACCTCTTCATTGGAATAAATTGTAACATTTGTATCAATTTCACCTGTTTTTTTCCCTTCGGCTGCGCCAAATTTAGCCCAGTGTTTGCGCTCTTGAACTGCGCGTTTAACTTTTTTAGTAGTCGTTTTAACTTTAACTCGTCTGGTAACTTTTACATGGGGGGGGAACTGGTTTTTATCATTAAATCTATATTCAATGTAAGTTTTAATTCCATTTTTATCTGGACCCGATGATGTCGGTGGTGGTAAACAATGTTTATTTATTTTGCTCATTTGATATACATTTCATTGAATATTAATTTACAATTCAATTTAAATTTCATCAATATAAAATGGCAAACTATTATTACATGGTCTATGTGAATTATCGACCCATGTAATTATCAAGGGCATTGTTTCTGCAAGTGGAGATTTTTTTGTCCATTGTGTTTTATTGCATAAAAAATATAATTTTTTAATTCTGTTGAAAATTCCACCGACATTTCTAGGCGGTACGTGTTTTAAAGCCCATTCAAATTGCATGGATTCTATTTTTGTCGGGAATCCTGAAATTATACATATATGTTTCCAACCTGGACCTTTACTTCCTGTATATTTTGCCCCACCTTTTATCTCTCCATTATGTGCTCGCAATCTTTTGATTGCGTTATTAGAAACACCAACATATGTATATCCCTTGTTTTCAATAATATAACAAACCCAGTTATCCATTATTGTATACAAATTAAGTAATATCTAAATGAAAATTTGAAATATTTGTAAATTTTTAAAATTGAATCATAAATCATAAATTAAGTATAAGTATAAGTATCATGGAAGCGCATCTAAAAGAGGTGTATGGATTTAATAAATTTCGAGGTGAGCAAAAAAATATCATCGATGATATTTTAAACAAAGAAGATGTCATGGCTATTTTACCAACTGGTGGTGGAAAATCACTATTGTACCAGTTCCCAGCAACATTTTCCAATAATATAACCATCGTGGTTTCGCCCTTGATTTCATTGATGAACGACCAATGTAAATATCTTAATTCCAAAAACATAAAAGCCATTTGTCTTAATTCTGAAACATCGATTGGTATTAGTCATTATACCAAGTTTACCATTATTTATACTACCCCTGAATTTATTATGTCTAGAATCCAAGCGTTTGTTCGCATCAAGGACCGCATTGGACTATTTGCCATTGACGAAGCGCATTGTATATCCCAGTGGAGTCATGATTTCCGCCCGTCTTATCAAAAACTTCGTATTATTAAGCAATACTTTCCAAGAATTCCATTACTGGCGGTTACCGCGACGGCGACACCCAAGGTATTGGAGGAAATATATGAATATTTGTCCATAACTGAAATTAGCGAATATTCATTGGGAACAAGACGAACCAACCTTATAATCAATGTGCGACCCAAATCTGAATTTGCAAAATGCACATTTGTAGAACCAACCATTGTTTATGTTCAAACACGGAAATTGTGTGAAAAAATATGCAAGGATTTAAAAAGAAAAAAAATATCATCCGCTTGTTATCATGGTGGAATGTTAAAAGACGAAAAGGAAAAAAGTCACGAAGCATTTATTAACGGAGAAGTAAAGGTTATCGTTGCTACTATTTCATTTGGAATGGGTATTGACAAATCTGATATAAGACATGTTGTAAATTTCGGCGTTCCGGCAAATATTGAAAGCTATTATCAAGAAATAGGCAGAGCAGGTAGAGATGGTATTAATAGTAAAGCGACAATTTACTATAATGATAGCGATTTTAATACAACAGCATATTTAATATCTCTCTCTCCAGATGAGAGTCAAATTAAAATTAAAAATGCAGGAATGGATATATTCCGAAGTTATTTAAGAGAAAGAAACATATGTAGACAAAAAATGATAGACTACTATTTTGATACTGGGAAATTTGCAAGTGAAAATGATGTGATACATATCCCCAAATGCAACATGTGCGATAATTGTACACGTAAACATAAACACGACATTACCGATATTAGCGAAGACGCTGTAGCCATTCACAATATTATAAGAAATCACAATATTAAAAATAGATTTGATTTTGGATTTAAAAAAACATTAGATATGATACGCAAACAATCGTCTTTGAAAATATCTAATCCGCGAATAAAAAGCGTTGTTGAAATTTTGATAACCAAAAATGTTTTAACAAGATACAAAGCGGGTCGCGGGTTTGCAATCGGTATTGGAAAAATAAAAATAAACACTATTCTTCCACTTAGAGCCAGAGTTGATGGCGATGTACATAAAATAAATGTGTCTTTTCGCCAACCACAACGGGTTTCATTTGAAGATTTGTTGCATCTAAGAAACAAAATAGCCAGGAAATACGGATTAGTGCCTGGTAATTTTATAAATGACAGAGTTATCATGAATATTCATGGAAAATCACCCAAAAATATGAGCGAATTATGGTTAGTTGATGGGATTTCCAATGACTTTATTATGATGCCCAGCTGTGTGGAATTTATGAATGAATACCAAAATATAAATAAAAAATCCCTTCCAAAAAAGATAAAGGGTAAAACAAGAGATAATGTATTTGCACTTTATAAACAAAACAAAACAATAAAAGAAATATCAAAGATGTTATCTATCAAAGAGCAAACCATTGAAAATCATATAATGCATATCTTTGAAAATTACAAAGATGAAGATATTGATTTAGAATATATTGGTTTAACAGAGGAAAATGAAAAACAAATCAAGAATGCCATTAAAAAAGTGGGGACAAAATACTTGAAACCTATTAAAGAAAAAATAGATTCGAATATAACTTATATTCAAATCAAAGGATGTTTATTGGCAATGAAATTAGAGAGCGAATAGTTTATTTGAAATATTCCAATTCCTTTGGTCTGTAGCTACCATAGTTACCAATTTGAGACAAATAATAAAATAAATGTTTATTTTTATAGCCACCTTCTCGATAAACCACATACCAACCATTTTCATATAGATGCCAATCTTCCATTAATTTTTCAACATCTTCCAAATTACATTCGTCTACTTTGGTTGACAAGAATTCTCTTTTATCTAATTTTTTGCCCAAAGATGACTTTGATATACCGATGTCCCAATCATGGTATACTTTATGTGTTCCATTCAGGTGTTTAAAGGTAATATGGGAGCCACATCCGTTTTTTGCTGCACGCAACATTATGTTTTTTGTCAATCATTGACATAAATTTCTTTCATCAATTTTTTATGCGTCTATAATCAAAACACTTATCGTCTTTGCCTATGAGACATATCTTTATTGGTCGTTCTATGAACCCCTTTATTGTGATATTTTCTAATAGGTCTTACCTTTTGTTTATTTATAAATTTATCTGAACATTTATTTTTTTCATATTTTTTATTTAAAGGTACAATTCGGTTGTCCAATAAAAGTGTATTAAGACGAGTCATGGTCAAAATATAGGAGAACATTGTTAATAGTCATAATTAATAATCAATAACATACTTCAATTTTAATTATATTTGTAAAAAGATTTAAATAAAATAGAATATTTAATAGATATATGGCTGCTATTGGAATAGATTTGGGAACTACTTATTCATGCGTCGGGTGTTGGAAAAACAACGCCGTCGAAATTATCGCAAACGATATGGGAAACAGAACCACTCCGTCTTACGTTGCTTTTACAAAAGAAGAGCGTCTTGTTGGAAATGCTGCAAAAAATCAGGTATCAATGAATCCATCAAATACCATTTTTGACGCTAAAAGATTAATTGGACGCACTTTTGATAATGATAAAGTTCAATCTGATATGAAACATTGGCCTTTTAAAGTTGAGGCGGATAAAAATAATAAACCTACTATTGTTGTGGAATATAAAAATGAGGTTAAACAAATAAAACCAGAGGAAATTTCTGCAATGATATTGTCGAAAATGAAGAGTATCGCCGAAAACTTTCTTGGTAAAGATGTAGATTCAGCTGTTATTACTGTACCAGCTTATTTTAATGATTCACAAAGACAAGCAACGAAAGATGCTGGTGCTATCGCGGGTTTGAATGTCCTTCGCATTATTAATGAACCGACTGCTGCTGCCATTGCGTATGGGTTAGACCATGGTTCAAAAGAGGAACAAAAAATATTGATTTTTGATTTAGGCGGAGGAACATTTGATGTTTCTTTATTGAACATTGAAGACGGGATTTTTGAAGTTTTGGCTACAGCAGGAGACACGCATCTCGGTGGAGAAGACTTTGATAATAGACTTGTTGAATTTTTTGTTCAGGAAATCAAGAAAAAACAAAAGTTAAGCATTTCAGAAAATCCAAGAGCGCTTAGAAGATTGAGAACGGCTTGTGAAAGAGCAAAGAGAACATTATCTACTAGTACACAAGCATTTATTGAAATAGATGGTCTTGCGGAAGGTCAAGATTTTAGCTCCACAATTACCAGAGCGAGATTTGAAACAATGAACATGGATTATTTCAATAAATGTATGCAACCAGTGGAAAAAGTATTAAAAGACGCGAAATGTAGTAAAAATGAGGTGGACAAAATTGTTTTGGTAGGGGGTTCTACCAGAATTCCAAAAATCCAAAGTATGTTGAAAGCATTTTTTAATAACAAAGATTTATGCAAAGATATTAATCCGGATGAAGCGGTGGCATATGGTGCAACTGTGCAGGCAGCGATATTGTCTGGAGTAAAATCTGATAAAATAGACGACCTTTTATTATTGGATGTCACACCTTTATCTCTTGGCATTGAAACTGCTGGTGGAATAATGACTAATTTAATTAATAGAAATACCACAGTTCCGACTAAAAAAAGTCAAACATTTTCAACATATGCGGATAATCAGCCTGGTGTACTTATCCAAGTGTTTGAAGGAGAAAGAAAAATGACAAAAGATAACAATCTTCTAGGGAAATTTCATTTAGACGGGATTCCCCCGATGCCAAGAGGGGTGCCACAAATTGAGGTGACATATGATATTGACGCCAATGGTATTTTAACAGTATCTTCTGTTGAGAAAAGTACAGGAAAAGAGCAAAAAATCAAAATTACAAATGATAAAGGGAGATTAAGCAAAGAAGAAGTAGAAAAAATGATTGCTGAAGCAGAAAAATTTAAGGAAGATGATGAGAAAGTTGCGGCAAGAATAGAATCTAAAAATAAATTGGAAAATTATTGTTATTCGATGAAACAAACTCTCGGCGATGAAAAATTAAAGGACAAATTTGAAGAAGAAGATAAAAAAACCATGGAAACAAATGTCGAAGGGACGCTTAAATGGTTATACGACCATCAAGACGAAGAAAAAGGTGTTTATGATGAAAAATACACTGAAATTGAAAAGATATTAAGTCCTATTATGACAAAAATGTATCAGAGTGCAGCTGGTGCTGGTGGAATGCCCGGAGGAATGCCTGGAGGAATGCCTGGTGGAATGCCTGGTGGAATGCCTGGTGGAATGCCTGGTGGAATGCCTGGTGGAATGCCCAGTGGAATGCCTGGAGGAATGCCTGGCGGAATGCCTGGTGGAATGCCTGGTGGAATGCCTGGCGGAATGCCGGAAGAAGATGATTCCAATATTGAAATTTCTGAGGTAGATTAATTTATACAATAATTAAATATATATAAAAATTTAATTATTATAATTATAAATATGTTTTTGTGGATTGTTATTACGGGAGGGTTTTTCTCTTTTTTTGCTTCAATGGGTATAGGTGCAAATGATGCTGCAAATGCATTTGCCACGTCAGTTGGTTCTAAAACACTTACAATAAGACAGGCTGTTATATTGGCTGCTATTTTTGAAACCAGTGGTGCTATACTAATGGGTAACCATGTTACTAATACTATTCGCAAAGGAATAGCCGACCATCAATGTTTTGAAGATAATCCAGAAATACTAATGTACGGATGCATGTGGGTTATTTTTTCTGTTGGAGTATGGTTGTTTTTAGCCAGTTACTTAGAAATGCCGGTTTCTACTACCCATTCGTGCGTGGGAGGAATGATAGGAATGGCTCTTGTTTTAGGTGGAGTTGATTGTGTAATTTGGTATAAACCATTAGAAACATTTCCCTATGTCGGGGGTGTTAGTGGTATTGTAATGTCATGGTTTATATCCCCTGTGTTTGCATGTTTGATGGCAATGTTTACTTTCTCAATAACTCGAACATTTGCTCTGCGTCATAACTTTAATACAAAAAGAATAAATATAGTTTATCCTGTCTTGATAGGTTCTACAATGACAATCAATATATTTTTCATTATTTATAAAGGTGCGAAAGGATTGGGGTTGGATAAAACGTCTTTGGAAGTTGCTTTTGCGGTAGCATTTGGCACGGGAGGAGTATGTGCTCTAATTACAATACCTTTGGTCCCGAGGTTTAAAAAAGCGGTTCATAAAAAATTTGCAAATAAAAAAGAAAAAACAGGTGAAGTTGAAATGAAATGTATTGAAAATAGAATTATTGAATCAAGAAATACACTTAATATAAGAAATGATGTTGAATTAAATCGCGTTGTGGCTTTACATCAAAACGCTGAAAAATTTGATGAAAAGACAGAAGATGTATTTAAATATCTACAAGTATTTACAGCTGTTTGTGGCGCGTTTAGTCATGGAGCCAATGATGTGGCAAATGCTATTGGTCCATTTGCCGCTATCTTTATGATTTATAATTCGGGGGACAAACTTAAAAAAGAAAATAGTTTGGGCGATGATGCATATTGGATTTTGGGTATGGGTGGTCTCGGTATTGCCATTGGTCTTTTTGTATACGGGTATAAAATTATGCATGCTATTGGGGATAAATTATGTAAAATTACACCATCGAGAGGCGTTGCAATTGAATTAAGTTCAGCATTGGTCATTATTGTCGGAAGTCGATTAAAAATGCCATTATCCACAACACATTGTCAAGTAGGGGCAACCATTGGGGTGGGGTTATTGGAAGATGCGACAACCTGTTCGGGTATTAATTGTAAAGTAGTCCTTAAAACTATAGTGGGTTGGTTAATTACTTGTGTGGTTGTTGGTGGGACGACAGCGCTCCTTGTTTCTCAAGGAGCGTATGCACCTTCTGTTTGTGGATGGGAAACATGTCTTATCAAAAACGCTACTCAATTTTAATAAGTTCCTTGACAATCACGTTTTCCGATATGTTCTTTTTGATATGAATCGTGTTTTTAGCTCTTTCACTATCTTTCTCTCCACCGGTCATATTAAATATCATTTTATGCCATTCTTGAGTAAGTTCTCCTTTATCTAAATAACCAGGGTTGGCTTGTTCCCATTCCTTTATCTTTAAAATCTGTTTTTTTGTGATTTTTTGAATGGTTTTATCAATTTTTACATTTGACTTATCTTTTCCCCATTTATCAGAATCTTTCACATAAAATTGCAATCTTTTCTTGTCCGAGCAATGAATTGGTCTTTCAGTTACCTTCATATCAGTAAGATGTCTTGCAAATATATTACTGATTCCTTTTACATAACCATGTTGATTTGTATATTCCAAATCTTCCAACGACACTTTTATATTGTCAACAAAATCAGTGAGATTCATAGCATTTTTACAATGACTATTGAGAAACACATTTACAGATATTTTATTATTATTGTTGTTTCCCAATTTGGGTATCATTTCATGTTGATTTTTAATTAGTTTTTCTATCAAGTCACCCTGTTTAATCAAAACCTCGGTAAGGATTCTTACTGATTCACTAGAACTACTTATTACCATATTTTGCTGTACCGATGCTTCTTGGCGACTTTGACGATTTTTATCCAAATCGATTGTATCGTCGATAGAAACACATTTTTTTTTATGACGTGATAATCCGCTTGAAAATTTATATTTTTTGTTACATATATTGCATTTATATTTCAATATGTTATCCTTTTTGTTATCCTTTTTGTTATCCTTTTTGTTATCCTTTTTGTTGATTTTTTTACCATATGTTATCATTTTATGTTTTGTAGTGGACAAATGTTTTTCATAATCATATTTATTCCTTGATGTGTATAGGCACTTTTTACAATGAAATTTTTTTGGCGACTTTTGGCGACTTTTCATCCTTATAAAATGATAACATAAAAATCGCCTAAATCATTTTTATAAATATAGTTTACACTTTTCAAAATTTTTGGTTTTAAAGAGTCCAAAACGAGGAGTCTCTTTTTTTTTCAGTAAACCGCATTTTTCCTGTTTCAGATGTTTCAATCAAGCTGTGGGTCAAAATGAGGTAGTCAAAAAGTCAAGGTCAACGTATTAGTGCTCCGAAGGTCATTGTTACCATTTGTTACCATTGTTACCATTTTGATTTCATGTAGGCGTTTTTTTTGCCATGTTTTCGATTTCATCTCTTAGAACACCTCTCGATGCATTTTCGGTTAATTTATTTTTGGCGACTTTTGGCGACTTTTGGCGACTTTTGAAATGATAACGGAAAAGTCGCCAAATTAGGTCATTTCGGAAATGGCGAAAAAATGCATGTAGTGGGAGGTTTCAGTTTTTTCGATGTTTCGATGCTACAACATGAGGGGTATTTTGAAAACATGCAGAAAACGAGCTCAAAAAAAATAGCCAAATCTACCTTTTGGACATTTTTAAAATGTCCATTTCCAAATTTTTAGGGTTTTAAAGAGTTCAAAACGTGAGTCCTCTTTTTTTAGTGCCTTTTTTTCAGTAAACGCGCATTTTCCCTGTTCAGTTGTTTCAATCAAGCCATGTGAGTCAAATATGCGAGTCAAAAAGCCAAGGTCAACGTATTAGTGCTCCGAAGGTCATTGTTACCATTTGTTACCATTGTTACCATTTTGATTTCATGTAGGCGTTTTATTTGCGATGTTTTCGATTTCATCTCTTAGAACGCCTCTCCGTTCATTTCGGGTTAATTTATTTTTGGCGACTTTTGGCGACTTTTGGCGACTTTTGAAATGATAACGGAAAAGTCGCCAAAATTAGGTCATTTCAGAAAGGTCAAAAAATGCATGTAGGTATGTTTTTCTTGAAAAAAATATTTCATTTCTTACAATTTCTAGGGGAAAAATGATATGTGCAGAAAACGGGCTCAAAAAAAATAGCCAAATCCACCTTTTGGACATTTTTAAAATGTCCATTTCCAAATTTTTAGGGTTTTAAAGAGTTCAAAACGTGAGTCCTCTTTTTTTAGTGCCTTTTTTTCAGTTACAATTTACGTAACTAACAATATTGTTATATATGCCGCAGAAACTAACTCTCCATTCAAGCTACTCATTCGATAATTTTCATAGACGAAAGGAGGGCGTGTTTTACCATTTCCGGATATTCTCTCTCCTTTATAAGTTTTCGCTCCTAAAAATTTAATAGGAACTTTTGTTTTCTTATGAACAAAGGAGAAAATGAAATCCCATGTTAGGGTTTTTGGGTATTCACTTCTGTATATAATTGTTTTTTCCCCTGTTGCAAATGGCATATTTGCTAAAATAATATCGGTTGGCATTTTTTTTTGCTACTAATAAAAAAATTAAAACTATTTCAATTTTTAAAAGTATTAAACACAAAATTTAATTGTTTTTTAAAATACTATTAAATACTATTTTTTATTATTAAATAAATGGACTCCGAAATTATCACATTTCTCAAAAAATGTAAATTGAAATTTGAAGATGAAAATCAGCTAAATGGTCAACTAATACCAAGAGATTTGTTATTATCTGTGAATGTATATGAATCGGTAAAGCCAGCAATTATTGATTTGAAAAAAAAGTTTAGCAGTTCCGCCCTAACTTCTCTCCAAAAAGATGCAGAAAAAGGTCAAAAATGGCCATTATTAAACCTTGTCAGGCAAATTCTCAAAGTATGTAATTATAGAATGAAACCTGTAAGGCGCAGCGATGGCTATGATGAAGAGGGTAAAAAAAAGTATAAACGTTTGTTTTTAATTGAAAAATTAAAATCTACTCAAAATATTGAGAAATTAACGTTAAATAATTGTGAATAGTGTGGATAAAATATAAAAAATTAGTATTCATGTATATTAAAATGAACAATTCTACAACATTTGCGGCTACTATTGGATTTAGTGCTTTAGGCGTTTTAGCATATTATGGATATCAAAACATCAATAAAGAAACAGAAACCCAACTTTATAATGAAGTTGACAATGTTGACGAAACAACGACTGATTTACAAGATAAAGCAAAGGATGAAGTTAAAAAGGTTATTGAAAATGTTACTGGTTCATGGAGCGGATTTTGGAAAAATGAATATAATGATATTAATAAAGACGAAAAAGTCGCAGAAGAATAAATTTTATATATATTTTAAATCAAATTTATATAAAATTATATATTATCAATATTGAATCTCACCTTCTTTTTACCTTGATATACAATTAAACAATGTTTTGTATCAAACATTTTCATTATTATACTTCTAATTTTGTTTTTTGTTAATCCCAATATTTTCTTGGTTTTTTCTTTTAAAGTGTATATTTTTCTCTTTTCATTATGCATCTGATATAAAAATTGTTCTGTATAAAAAGCTTTAATTAATTCGACGTCTTTTAAATAGTATGTCGATACCTCTAATTTATATTCTCTTTTCATTTTCAATAATTTATTTGTAGATATTAGTTTTTTTGAGTATTTTTTACATATTTCAAATGTTTTTTCCAATACTTTTGTAATATTTTTGTCTAATGTTGAAATACTAATATATACAACGGTTCCACACATATTTGTTATTGTATAACAACTGGCTCCGTATACTAATTCCAGTTTTTCTCTTAGTATTTCTACTAACAAAGAAGATAAATCTCCACCCACAATTTCAGTAATGGTATCTAAATATATAAAATCTTTGTCATCAAAATACATATAAAGTGGGAAACAAATCTCAATATCTGTATTTTCGGCTCTAGAATTTTTAATAAATAATATTTTTTTTTTATCTTGAAAGCATGCCGCAGATTTAACCACTTGATAATTGTATGTTTCATTTTTATGAACACCGGCAGTTAATCTTTCGAATTTTGAAATGATTTTATCTTTTGGAATGCCTGTACTTATGATGAATAACATGTTTTTTTTAGTATAAAAATCTAAACAATATTGGATTAAATCTTTCTTTGTCAATGTCTTTAAAACTTTTAATTGTGTTTTGTCATCATTTGCATAACGCATACCTTCTATAGTAAACAAATTCTTACAAACAGCGTCATTTAATTTCCAAGAAGGGTCATTTATATATGACTTCAATTCATTTTCAACAGCTGTTTTTTCTTTATCAATCCTTTTCTGTGTAAAATGCGGTTTCAACATAATATCTACCACATATTCTAACATTTTATCAAAAAACTCGGAAAGTCCTTTTATCCAATAGCTATTTGTGGATATCGTAGTATGAGCATTAGATTCAACGCCATACTTTTCCCAATATGCTGTGCATGATTCAACGCCGCATTTTTTCCATGCAAAAGAAACGACGTGCTCCAATAAGTGCGAAATACCGGCTTGTTCTTTTGTCTCTAAATAAAATCCGCCTAAAAGTTGACAATCAATCAATGTAATATTTTTTTTTGGCGTTGGTAAAATAAGCAACGAATAACCATTTACTTTTATTATTTCTGGTACTTTTGAATAAAAAGACAATTGTTTGACATTTGTCTTCCGGGTTTTTGAATGTGTCTTTTTTTTGTTTTTTTTGGTAACATTCATATATATATATTAAATATAATAGCATAATTATTGAAAATACATATTAAAAATATGAAAATTAATAATTATATGGAAAACGCATCAAATGCTGAAATAAAGGAGAAATTTGATAAAAATGTCACCCAGTTAACAGAGCAGGTTAAAGAAACATATAAAAGAGCATTTTTCGATTTATTGGAAGAAAAGGTAGGGAATAATCCCCCTGATTATGAATGGTTAACAAGACTTTATGGAGAGATAAAAACTAAATTAACGACTTTATTGAGGCAGAACTCGCAATTGCGCAGAGAAATCGAGGAATGTATGGATTGTGAATTATTTCATCAAATGATAAGCCATGATGCATTTAATCCAGAGGATTTTTATAATTTGATAAGATATGTTTTTGAGAAATGCAAACAATTAGGTTCTCCTGCTCGAGATAGTGAAACAGATGCTAAATTGCAAGAAATAGTCGATTTTGTAGATTCGGGAGAAGCCACATTTGCAACTTTAGTGCCTCTATTCATCAAGAATACAAATGAATGTTTAGATGTAATTTACGATGATATAAATGCATTAAAATAGCAAATCAAAAATGGAAAATAAAGTTATATATATATATATATGGTTTTAACATATGGAAGAAGAAGAGCACAAAAACTCAATCGCGGCAACGAAATCGGTTTAAAAATGAGTGGATGTACTTCTAGGGTGGGACGTAAACCTGTTCTTAATATGTGCATCCGTAGACGTGCACCCTGTGTCACTCCCCCCACCCCATCAGAAGCAATTCGAATCCTTCACAACTATTTTATACAAGTATTTGGGAGGTTTGCGGGGGTTTTAATTCTAGTTGGCAAACAAGAAACATTAAAATCAGATGGTGTTAATACACATTTAGATAAAATCAAACATTATCACAGAACGACGCCCGAATATGCTGATTTGCCATGGCGTATTAAGATGGCTGTTAATGTAATTAATAATTTAGGAATAATGGGTAGTCTCGCGGCAGGAACGCCACCAGTTCCACACGTTGTTGGATGGGAATCGTGGAAAGGTATAGGAGCACTTCGCTCAGCTGGATATGGTAATACGATAATGATTGGTAACGAAAGCGTATTAATGTTCTCCGCCAATACTTCTCTGAGCTGGTGGGATAAAAGCACCACCACGCCGGGCAAGTATCAGGTCCTATACGATATGTTTGCTATTTCAATGTCAAAGGTGAGAGACGCCATTAATGTCGGGACAATAAACAAATACACCGGCCGGGGCCTCGGTTTTTCGGATGGATTAAGTGAATTGTTTTTATCCGTCACCTACTACGCGGACAACTCGAGTATGACCTCCTGCCTCCCCAGTCCACAGCTCTTGTGCCACTACTACGACGAAATCATGGATACCACCTCCAGTTCCGCAACCACACCAAAATACGTCGAAGGTTTGTTCAACACGTGGCTGTATTATTTTGATAGATACATAACTGCCAACGAGCCTAACAATTGCAAATCAAATTTTTTCAATTCAAAAGGGCACACCAACGGAAAGTTCGTCAATCTGGATCAAGACGAAATGAACAAATTGATAGGTCTTTTTGAAAGCACGGGAGGTGCCAAATTTGTTCCATCACATCAGCGTTCGTCGAGCGCTCCAACCTGGGCGTAGACCATATTAAATCTATTTAAGAATATTTATTTATTAATAAATAAATGGAATATTGGGGAAAATCAGATACAAGCGTAAGTTTTTGTGAAAATAAATATATAAAATCCCCGTTTATAGCTGAATATCATAACGCAATATCTTCATTGTGTTATGTTTTTATGGGGTTATTATTAATAAAGAAAAGACATAGAACATTGGGAAAATGGCTATGTGCTGTCGGGATTGGTGCATTTTTACTACACACAACATTAAGGAAATGGACACAAATGGCCGATGAGGGTGCAATGTTAGGATTAAGTTTTAATATTTTGAACAAATTAAATTCAAAATATAGCAAATATTGGTTATATCCGTGCCTGTTATTTTACGTGTTTTTTTGTGATTATTTTCTGGTTTTTTTTGGATTGTTTTCAACTTTACAAGTGTTAATAGTAGTTAATGTTAACAAAAAAAAGAATGTCAACAACAAAAAATGGATAATGTTATATATAACTTCATTTAGTATAGCTATTTTATGTTGGACATTGGACCAACTTTGTAAAGCGAAATTTAATAATACGTTGGAACCTATGCAATTGCATGCTTGGTGGCATTTATTTACTTCTCTAGCCATAGGATTTGGTGTAAGGTCTATTATGTAAACCAATAAGTCTGTCGCAAAATATATAAATTCTATTATATTATGTATGTTAAGGTATTTGAATCACGCTTTATTATTTATTTATTCTAATTGGAAAATTTTATTTTTAATAATAATCATATTGGCAGTCATAATTATATTTTTAATATGGACTATTGCTAGTTTTTATGTTTTAAAATATTTGAAAAAAAATTTTGATGAAAATTTTTATTTTAACGATTACACAGATAATTGTAAAAAATACCTTAAATTATATGGCGAATTACCCATTAAAAATATTTATTTAGTTAGGCAGCCAGTGGGGAAAATAAATTCATTGATAGCTAATATAGTTACTTTCAATGGAATAAGTAGAAAAATAAATTCATATAATACAATTAATAAAGATAACGAATTTTTTCCAATTCATACATCAATGATATTTGAAGTTGAATTACCCAATAAATTCAAAAAACATGTTATTATTGAGAAAAATAACAATATTAACATTTCAACAAATTATAAAAAATATGAATGTCAAGATATAATAAAGCTAAGTGTAAAGAAAAACAAGAAAAACAAGAAAAACAAATTTGTTACAATAAATAATATATTGGAAAAAACAAAAAATAGAATTGGCGAAGAAAAATACTTTAATTGGCATATTTATAAAAATAATTGTGTAAAATTTTCAGAAGAATTATTAATATCTATAAACAAAAACAATGAAAAAAACAGAAAATTTATTAATAAAAATGATTTTTTTAAAAATGTAAATGAATCATCCAATTTCAAATTACATATCATCAATACTTCAATAAACTTATTTAATTTTATTCAAAAAATCGCATTTGATTCAATATGGATTTAGAAATATGTGTAAATTAAAAAAATATTCATTAAGAGTATAATGTGGCAATTAATAATGGGATTTGGTATGGGCGTTTATGTTGGCACCAATTATGATTGCAAGCCAACGATGAGTTTTATTTCAACATGTATTAAGAATAATGTTCCAAAGCAAGTAATACCTGAGAAGAAGGAGGATGACGATAACTAAAACATTGATGGGATACTATATTCTCCTTTTTCATCAAGAACATATTTCGCAATAACAGCAGGGTCAATTACATTTTCATATACATTTTGAGGGTTATACACATTCCCTGATTTATCAATATAATAAATTATTCCTTTTATTTCCTGTGCCCAAACCTCTAATTTGGTGAATTGGGATTGTGATTTTTCTTCCCCACTAACTTCTCCATGAGGAATACCTTTAATATGGGTTCCGCAAAATTTTTCTTCATTTTTTTTCCTTCTGGTACATTGTTCCAGGTTAGCTCTTAAGGCACAACATCTTTCATGCAAAGGTATTGTATTTTTCACACGTTTTCTTTTTTGCATATCCAGTTTAGTTATTGTTATGTTACTATAATCATATATATATTGGAGTAGTTTTTGGGATTTATTGGATTCCATCATCTCCAATTCTTGCATGTAAATTTTGATATCATTTTTGAAAGTATGACAGAAGTCTAGTAATTTGGTATTAATGCGTTTTTCCATTTTTATGCATAATATTGATTTGTTATTTATCAAATCAATTTTATTAAAATTTACTTTTAGTTGGTAATATGAAATAGAATATTATTAACGCATATATCCATAATCTATACGGAGTTATTACTGCCGGACTAATTCTTGGATATAAATAAGGAATAAAGTTTATTAATTTATTTAAAGCAAAAAAAACAATAATAATAGGTATATATTTTTTTAGAATTTCAATCATTTATATATAATTATATTATTCTATTTCATACTTTGTGTATAGAGGGTCCCATGTTGATTTTAAACTATCCATATTTATTAAATGCATTGATAGCGGTATTTGTTGTTCATAATCTTTAATTATATATACCGGGTTTATTTCCCAAACACTGCCATTTATTTTTGGGATTCGACCTAAATATAAACTTTGAAACTTCTGCGCCCACTCATTGTTTTTTTTTTTTATATCGGATATTTTACTTTTATATTTATTCAATAAAACTTTTGTATTATTCATAAATAGTGCAAACCGCACTATTCCCCCTTTAACAATTTTGCCGTTTTCATCAGCTATTTCTTTACCATATACTTTTCTTTGTTTATAATTATGGGTCCATCCACCTTGTCGAAATGCACCAGTATAATTTGTAAAATAATAAAATGGTCCAAACATATCAGAAAGTCCATCATTGTGTTTTTTTTTTAAACCTAGTGTCGCAACAATTGGTAAAAATTTATAATAATTACCATAATAACCAACGCTTGGAATTTCGATGCGTTGCGAATCCATCATTAAATATATAAGAGTTGGGTTTTTGTAAAATACCATATATACGGATTTATGAATGTTAAAATTTAAACTTTTTTTATGATTACATATTTCATCTATTAAAACCCACCAAAGAGACGCCTTGTTTTTAATTAATTTCAACCATTGTTGTTCAGCTCTCGGGATATTTGCATATTCATCAACTTTTGATAAATTATAAAATACATGAATAGTATTATTATATTCTAAAAACCCGGTTGGTTTAATTTTAATATTAATGGCTTTCATAAGTAATTTATTTGATTCTTTTAAAAAATCGACTTTATGTGTTATTTTTTTAAATGGGAAAATTAATAAATTTGTTAAATTCTTAGTTTTCGTTGGATATTTATATAACAAATATTGTAAATATGGTTTATCAATACCAAATCGATTCCTACATGTCGTTATAAAATAAGGACAAATAACTATTTTGGTAATATTATTAGAAATATTTTTAAAATCGGTACTTAAGATGTCATTTATAGGATAGTCAAAATCCTTACATTTATTTTTACTTTGGAGAGGTTCGGGTGCTTTTATTTTAATGGCCATGGGAATTGAGGTTAATTTGGATAGATTTTTTAATTTCAGAGTTTCTGTTGTTTTGTTGGAGTGATTATCTTTTAAAGAATTTTTATATGATGATTTTACATTCATTGTATATATAAATGCTATGAATATTTATTTTTTAACTTTTCTTCTAATATTTTCTTTTATTTTCACACTTCTATTATTTAAAATAAAATTACTTATTTCATTTGCTTGAATAGAATCTTCTTTAAAGTATTGCGTTAAACAACTCAATAGATGTTTTTTAGATAATGATTGTTTTACTTTTTGCTTTGTATAAATAAGTTTCCCGCCTTTATCATCTAAATCAAAACAATCAATCTCATTCTCTCGCATAATTCTGACTAAAGTTTCAGTATTTTCTTTTTTTTCTTTGCGTTTTTCTTTAATGCGTCGTTGTAAGTTTTTAATTTCTTCATCTAACCCAATCCAATGTTTTATATTGCCAATTAGTTCATCTTTATTCATTTATAATTCATACATATTTTTTCATTAAATAGTTTTTTTCTGAATATGTCTTCCACAAAAATATGTATTTTTTTTCGCTTTGCACCCACAAGCAAGTCCTTTTCTTTTCCCATTCTTAATTATTGCTGTGCATATAGGACCTACGTTAACATTTTGATTCGTATTAGTTTTATTGTGTCTATTGCAAAATTCGCTAACGCATGATTTGCCACACATTTCTCCTTTACGTTTACCAGATTTTAACAAAGCAATACAACTTTTAAATTTTAATACTTTTGATGGTGGCCAATTTACACCTTTAATTTTTTTTTCAAAAAGTTCACTTTTGTATTGTAATACACCGGAATGCACGCTTCGACAATATGGACATTTAATTTCAAAATTTTTAATTTTCTGCGTTTCCAATAAATTTTTTTTTTTTTGACTTTGTATTTCATTTAAGAGACTTAAATAGTTAAATGTGTGTTTACATTTAAGTTCGATACAATCTTTATCTAAAACTTGCCCGTCTATCAAACAACAATTTTCATAATCATCTTCATCTTCTTCTAGCAATTTATACAGATTCGAATAAAACAAAGCATTTTCATTCATTAAGTTAATATTTTTGAAACTCTTTATATCTTATTAGTATATATGTCTGGGATAAATAAATGGGGTCCACCAACATGGTTGTTTTTACATGCATTTGTATGTAGAATTAATGAAAATTTTTATTTGAAAAACAAAAATGAATGTTTAAACATAATTAAGAATATATGTTATACGTTGCCATGTATATATTGTAGAACTCACGCAACTAATTTTATGAAAAGTGTGAATGTACATAATGTTCCAAATAAAGCAAAATTGATAGAAATGTTATTTACTTTTCATAATAACGTTAATTCTAGATTAGGGAAACCAGTTAAAGAATTAAAATTTCTTGAAAAATATAAAGAATATAATTTTAATAATATAATTATTTCATTTAGAATGGTTTTCAAAACAAGATATGGTTTTTTGATGAATGGGTATATTTCCAATGAAACAAGTAGAAAAAGAACAATCGATAATACTGATAATTGGTTAAAAAAAAACTGGAAATTTTTCAATTAAGCATTTTGGTCAGTACAATAATAATAAGGGGTTTTGTCACTCTTTGACCGCCCGTTTCCTGCGCCAAAATTGTAAAGTATATGTTTCTTAACAGATGATTTGGTAAATGCTTTGAGTATCAATATTATACCAACACCTCCAACGGCACCAAATATGAATGTACCCAACCATCTTTTCCAACTAATACAATGATTGACATCACCTTTCATCATCATCCCTACTACATTGGCTCGAATAAATAAGTTGAAAAGGGAACTAGCCACAACCAAAATTGTTATTGTTATTTTTTTGTAAATGTCAACAGCTCCCCAAACGCCAATTAGACAGGACATTATATATCCTATGGTATATCCCATGAGAATGGATTGGGTATCGTTTGTTAAAATGGACCAGTTTTGGAGTCCCATATCCATGGAGCAATAAGATGGACTTAATGTGACATTTTTTGAAATTTTAGATGCAAATCCAGAGAATATAGTAGTTACAATAATGGCCGTTATTACAAACACGACTCCCTTGCCGTCGGCATTCCAGAAGGAGGATATTATCGCAGAAGATAATATTATTAACGGCATGTATTTACCTGCCAATTTTTGCATTACATTTCCTTTTAAATTAGTTATAGGAATATCGGTTGTTTTAGTTGTTGACATATGTATATATTCTATATTTTTTTATACAAATACTAATAATAAAACCTCGGATATATTTGATACTTGGTGAAAAACGATATTTTTAATTTCATCTTTTTCGCCATGTTTTTCCATGAATTTTTCGAAATCGTTATTATTTTCTTTTGGGAAAATAAATTCCTTAACCCCCGCTTTGACACCTCCTAAAATTTTAAGTTTTAAGCCACCTATGGCAGTGACTTTCCCTTGTAAATTAATTTCTCCGGTAATCGCAATAGTATTCTTGATTTTTTTATTGTTTAAAATACTATAAATGGTGGTAGTTATAGCTGTGCCTGCGGAAGGTCCATCTTTGGGGGTGGCGCCTTCCGGGCAATGAATATGAATGCCCTGCATTTTTGTTTCAGATGAATCTTTAATAAATTTTTTTTGTTTAGCTTTGGATGTTAGTTTCCATGCTAACGTTTTAGCAACATTCATGGATTCTTTCATAACGTCTCCTTGAAGACCTGTTAACTTGAAATCTAAGAAATTTTGAGCAGGAAAAAAAGTGGTTTCAATAGGGATAACCCCTCCTCCCCCTAAAGAATTTGCCCATAAACCACTTATAACGCCTACTGCTGGAGTATCGTGTATCTTGGCATGTCTAACTTCAATGCGTTCTTTCAGAAAGTTATGTTTAACGTCTTTTTTTGTAATTTTAATAGGTATCTCCTTATATTTGTCTTCATTTTGAAGAATAGATAAATTAATTTCACTAATTATTTCAAATAATATTTCCTTTAATTTTCTCACACCCGGTTCATTGGTAAATGTTTCAATAATATATCTTAAAATAGTATCATCAAAAACAATTATATCCTCTAGACCTATATTTTTATTTATTTCAGGTAGCAAATATTTATTTGAAATAACTAACTTTTCTTCAACAGATAAATTGTCAAATTTAATCCTGTGAATTCTATCTAATAAAATGCGGTCGATTGCACTTGGGTCATTATAGGAAAAAATAAACAAGGCTTTGCTAAGATCCAAGTCAATGCCATTAAAATATTTATCTTGAAACGATTCATTTTGTGTAGAATCTACAAGATGGGTTAATATACCAATTATTTCTTTACCATGTTCACTTTTACTGACCTTATCTAATTCATCTATAAAAATGATAGGATTCATGCATTTTTTTTCCATTAGAATATCCACAATTCTTCCCCATGTTGAACCCACATACGTATAATTATGTCCAGACAAAGTGCTACCATTACAAGAGCCTCCAATGGGAATGAAAGCAAATGGTCTGTTTGTTTTAGTGGCTTCATCATATAAACATTTTGCCAAACCTTTTTTTGCCAATGATGTTTTTCCTACACCGGGTGGACCTTCAAAACCAAAACAATAACCATGTTGTTCGCCATTTATCCATTGTCCAATAATTCTTTCTATTTGACGTTTAGCATTTGTATGACCATGAACAGCGTCATTTAATATGGTGTTTGTATTTGTCATACTTGTATTGATTGAATTCCACTTGTTATGAATATTTTCAATTTGCGATATGATTTTTTTTTCTAATTCAATATGAAAACTACCAGGAAATTTTTTCTGCATTTCTTTTAGTATGAGATTGTTTGTTGATACATCATTGATAAATATTATCATATTTTCACGCATATAATTTGTTTTTTTGCCAGAATGACACAATTTATTATTTTTAAGTTTGTGTTTTTTAATAATAGAATTAATATAACAAATATTTGCAACCAGTGTATCTCTTTTCCCATTTGTAAAACATTTTATTAATTTCTGCATGACAATTTTATGAATATTGTTTAAATAATTATTTTGGATATCATCGATGCATTTACAAATTTCAATATACGAATAAGAATTTTTCTTATTTATATAATTGGGAGATTCATCATTTATCAAATTAAGAATTATTTCAAAATCACTTTTAATATCTTTCATAATAGTTAGTATTTTTTCTTTTCTATAAATACCAAAAGGTATTTTTAACAATCCTTCTAAATATTGTCTTGCTTTTGAACCAGAATCTTCTGATTTTGCTTTGACTTCTTTTAACTTTACCATTGCTTTTTCTTTAACATTATCCGATGCCTTTAATAAGCATATTTGTTGCTCAATTGGTATTTTGTTAGTATCAAAATTACTTAAATCCCTGGTATATTTTAATGTTGTTTTCATCGCATCTCTAAAGAATTTTTTAATATTCCATGGCAAACTATCAAATAAAATAGTTTGTTCAAGTGTGTCAGCCCCGTTACCATTTCCTTCATTTGTCAACAAATCGTATAGAAGATATGCCAAATATTGGAATTCTGGATTGCCTTTTTTCATTAAAAGCTGTATTAATGTTTTTCTTTGACCATAAAGTTCGCAACTTATAAATTCTTTCACATTTTGTGATATTGGTTTTTGTTTAATTAAATTTATTTGCGTAACATACCCAATGAATCTTTGATATAATTCTTTGTTTGAATAAATTAAAAGTTCTTTGATTGTTAGTGTATTTACGAATCTTTCAAAGTCTGGTGTATTGAAATACTCTTGGTCTATTGGTTTTTCTTCGTATATCGAAATAATTTTATTTTTAATGAAATTATGATTATTACATGTTAGAATTATATCATCTACTAATCCTGAAATAATTAATGTTTTTTTTTCTATGGGGTTTTTAATAGCGATTTTAATCCCGTAAACTTTTGTATTAAATTTATTACTTGTTCTTGCCAAATCAAAGCATTCAAAATTATCAGCATTTTCGACTATCATAAAATCTTCTACAATTCTATTTTTAGTTATTTTTTTATTGGCCTTCGTATTATTTGGTTTCCACGCTATGGCTTTATAATTGATAGGATGTACATATTTTCTAATGATTTCATATTTATCTTTATTTTCATCGTTAATGCTTTTATTAATAAAGTCTGCAGAAAATGCGACACTTATCAAATCGTCGATATTTTGAGTACCTGATTTTCTAAAAATATTAGATAATTCATTATTAATTTTTTGTAAATTATTTATAATATTATTTATATCAACTTTTTTCTTTTTCAAACAGCTTTGCAATTTATTTAATTCATTGTACAATGATTCCAAACCTTGAATACCGGTGTTTAATTCACTGACACCAATAATATCCTTAATTTTGTATTTTTGAATAGCTAAAACAGTATTAGATATCAATTCTTGAAAAAGAATGATTTTTTTTTTACAAAATTGTATTTTTTTGACATCTTTGGTTTTTTTTGAATTTGACGTTTTGATTTTCTCGTTTTTCATGGCTTTTTACTAAATATTGTTTCGATTTTTATTTTTTCAGAAAAAACTAATTATTATTTTGATGGTTTAATAAATAAATATTGAAAGGTATTAAATAAATTATGAAAAGTTATATTAATCAATGGGTATACCTAGTTATTTTTCACATATTGTAAAAAACCACGATAAAATAATTAAAAAAATTTGTCAACTAAATAAAAATATCGATAATTTTTATTTAGATAGTAATTCCATAATTTATGATTCCCTTCGTCTTCTTGAAAAGGAATATAATGGAGACGATATATTATTTGAAAAAAAATTACTAGAACATGTGTGTGAAAAAATCGATGAATATATTTCTATTATCAAGCCTCTTAAAAGAGTATTTATTGCATTTGATGGTGTTGCTCCAATCGCAAAACTTGAACAACAAAGAACAAGGCGTTATAAATCATATTTATTAAATATGTTTAAAAATACCTTTGAAAAGCAATCTGACAAATGGGACAAAACCGCAATAACGCCAGGTACAGAATTTATGGCCAAATTAGGTAACTTTATTAAAAATTACTATGAAAACAAAGAGAAACAATATAATATCCAAAAATTTATCGTTTCTACTAGCGATGAATGCGGAGAAGGGGAACATAAATTATTTGAATATATTAGAAAAAATGCTTTATCGCATCATAAAGAAATATCGATGGTTTATGGTTTGGATGCCGATTTAATTATGTTGGCATTGAATCATTTACCTGTATCAAACCAAATTTATTTATATAGAGAAACTCCTGAATTTATTAAATCATTAAATCGAGATTTAGAACCCAACGAACCTTATTTCTTAGATATTCCACAATTAGCACAAGTTATAAGAAGAGATATGAATAGTAGTTATACTATTTCAAAAAAACAGGAAAGCAATCGACTATATGATTATATATTCTTATGTTTTTTTCTTGGAAATGATTTTATGCCACACTTTCCTTCTGTTAACATAAGAACTGGTGGTATTTATACGATGTTATCTGCATACAAGAATTTATTCGGAAAAACATCGAAAAATCTTACCGATGGTAAAAATATTTATTGGACAAATGTAAAAAAAATAGTAGAATATATTGCACAATCTGAAGAAACGCATTTATTAAAGGAATATCAAATTAGAAATAAATGGGAAAAAAGATATTATCCTTCTGAAACGATAGATGACAAAATGAAAAAAATGGATAATATTCCAACAAAGGAGCGCAGTCTTGAAAAATACATCGACCCGACAAATAAAGGATGGGAGGAACGATATTACAAAGCACTATTTAACATTGATATAGACGATTATTGGAGAGAAAAAATATGTACAAATTATTTGGAAGGATTGGAATGGACAATGAAATATTATACATCGGGGTGCGTCGATTGGGGATGGTGTTATAATTATCATTACCCGCCTCTGTGGAAAGATTTATTGAAATATATTCCTTCATGGGATACAAATATGATAAGTGATAACGATAATCAACCGGTTCAGCCTTTAATACAATTGGCGTATGTTATTCCCAGACCCAGTTTAAAATTATTACCAACTCAATTTAGAGACGATATATTGGAACAAATGGGTGAAAAATACCCTTTGAATTGTAAAATAAATTGGACATTTTGTAAATATTTTTGGGAATCTCACCCGGAATTGCCTTTTATTGATATCGATAACTTGAAATTATTGATGAAGAATTAATCATCATCTGGTTCCGCGCGTATAATAGCAAAATTGTGAAACTTGCTACATGGCATAGTAGAAAAACTATTCGGACACAATGAATTTGTCTCTTTGGTGTTCCAAAGCAAAGAATATATATATTTCCACATTATATATTATATAAATAATTAAATATTAAAAGTATTAAATTATGATTTATTTATAAATGTCTACCAAAGAACGAATTTTAGAATTTAAAACAAGAAGCGAATTTAAAAATTTTGTTTCGTCTAAAAAAATAGTAATTGTTAAATTTACAGCAACATGGTGCGGGCCATGCAAAAGAAGTCAACCTTTAGTGGACGAATGTTTTAAGAACATGCCTAATAATGTTTATATGGTGGTCGTCGATATTGATAAATCGCCGGATATTAAGAGATATTTGAAATGTACATCGGTCCCGACCTTTGTTAATTTTGTAAATGGTGAAATTATGGACACTATTGTTGGAGGTAGCGAAGATGGTATTATTCGTTTTTTCAAAAAAACAGCTGCAAGGGCGTGATATATTTGTAAATAAAATAACATAATTTTCTATATGAGTCATCAAAACGATTTAAATATAGAAAATTATGATTTGGAGGATATATTAAATCTTTTCAAGCTGGAATATCATTTCGAAGAGGGTGATTTGAAGAGAGCATACAAGACAGCATTGAAAACACACCCAGATAGGTCAAATTTACCTGATAATTATTTTAGATTTTATATGAAAGCATATAAAATAGTGGAAAAAATATTTTATTTTAGATGCCAAAGGAAAAAGGGAGAAACAGATTTGGTATATGATTCAAATACAAATAATATGTCTAATGACAAAGCTGTATTATTGCACTCATTAAATGGTAAAAGTATAAGTGAATTTAATAAGTGGTTTAATAAAATGTTTGAAAATGTAAAATTAAATGACGACGAAAATGACAGCGGTTATAAAGAATGGATTAAAGAAAATAAGGTTAATGATGTCAGTGAAAAAGTATCATTGAATGATTTTGGAAAAGTATTTGAAAAAAGGAAAAATGAATGCAAAGCTTTAGTTAAACATGAACGCGTTGATGATATTTCAAATGAAGATGGAGGATATAATTTATCAAGAGAGAAAATATCAAATTATTCATCAAAGATATTTAGTAAATTACAATATGAAGATTTCAAAAAAGCACACACGGAAACCGTTGTACCTGTAACACACCAAGATTTTTTGAATAAAGAAAAATTTGAAAGCGTAGATATGTATAAAAGACATAGAAAAACACAAGAGGGTGCCCCTCCGTCTTTACAACAAAGTCAGCAATATTTAGCAGAAAGAACTAAAAATGATACGGAAATAGACTCAAGGAGAGCGTATAATATTATTAAAAGAGATGAGGAAATAGAGCAAGCAAATAACAAATGGTGGTCGAATCTACAAAGGTTAACGCAATAATGATTTTTTTTAAATTTATTTAAGTTACTATATATATATGTTCCGATACTTTTCATTTTTTATATTTATGACATTACTAGGGTTTTTATATGAAAAATATAAATTAAAATTTGAACCTGATGAAGATTTGAAAAAAAATTACCTTGTTCGGCAGTTTTTATTGAATAAAGATGGTGTTTTCGGAAATAAACCTATATTATGGATACATACGACGCACAATATTAATCAACGCTGGTGGCCAAGCTTTGGTTCAAGAAATACTAAATTATTAAACCAACCATATATCATTTCCTGTGTTGAAACAATTATCAAACATTGTTCCGAATCATTCAATATTTGTTTAATTGATGACAATTCATTTGAAAAAATAATTCCAGATTGGCAGATTGACATGAATAAATTAGCAGAACCAATTAAATGTCATATGAGATTGTTGGCTTTATCAAAGTTATTATATAATTATGGTGGTTTATTAATACCAAATTCAACCATTGTTTGTAAAAATTTGAAACCTCTATATGATGAGTCAATATCTGAGAAAGGATGTTTTTGTGTAAATATGATAAACAGAAATATTACTGCAGATTATAAAACCATATCTCCAAGTACTAAAATCATGGGTTGTAAAAAAAATAGTACCACAATGAAAGAATTTTCAAATTATTTAGAAATATTAACTGGTACAGATTATACAAATGAATCAGATTTTTTGGGGAAAGCTGATAATTGGTTATATAAGAAACACAACCTCAAAATTATTTGTGGGAAATTATTTGGAATCGAAGACTCAAATGGAGAGATTGTTAATATCGATAGGTTAATGGGAGAAACCCATATACCATTTATAAAAGATAAGTATGCCATATATATCCCAGGAGATGAAATTATCAAAAGAACAAAATACCAATGGTTTTCTAGATTATCACACAAACAACTGCGAAATTGCGACTCCATAGTAGCTAAACATTTATTAATTTCATAGGAACAAATATACTATATTTAATTTCATATGTTGACTTTGAGTATTTTATAGATGAAACAAATCCTATTGCATATAATTTGCAGATTTGTCTAATAATAGTGACGAAATTTTTATATGTCATTTTCCTCTCAATGTAAAAAAGTTTCGAATTATAATAATGAGGTTTTATTAAATCGATGTAAGGTTGGATTTTTTCTTTCATTTTTGCTTTTTTAAACAATGCTTTTGATAATATATATTTATTGTTTTTAAATTCACCAAATTGCCTAAAAAAAAATAAAAAGGCGTCTATCGGTGGATTTGTCTTAAATATTTGACCAGACATATATAATTATCAGTATATTTATATATAACAATTATTTCATAATTAAATAAGTTTAATAAGGTCTTGGGTAAAAAATAATAATTCTATTTCGTTTTCGTGTAATGTGTGGAAAAGGGCAATATATTTACATATATGTTTAATAATCTTGTATTTTATTTCTTCATTTAAAATAGTTGTTATTTTGATAAATTGAAAATAACTATCTAAAATATCCATTACAGAGTAGCCCTTTTTAAATATATTGTTTATGATTTTATATGCACCATCGATGTCGCTATTTAAATACCACATATTTGTAAATCTTTCAAAATCATAATAACTAATATTGGTACAGATTTGTTTTGCAATAGTTAGATTTATTTTTATATCCAACAAACTAAATTTTTCCAAATAATTAATAATTAAACGAATTGAGTTATTACAAACAGTTATAATAAATTCTTCGGCATCTTTTGTTATTATTATATTTTCAGAAACTTTTATTTTGTTTACGATACTTTTGAGAGTATCCTTCTTATTTGTTTTTAATTTTATTAACGTGCATCGTGATTGAATGCTTTCAATTGTTTTTTGAATATTGGAACATGAAGCAATAAAGTTGACTTTATGACTATATTTATCAATACAATTCCTAAAAACCTGTTGACTTTGCTCATTTATCAAATCAATATCATCCAATATAATAAATTTTTTCTTACCATAAAAGCTTGAAGACGTTTGACAAAATGTTTTAACTTCTTTTCTATAATATGAAATACCTTGTTCATGCAAATTATTAATGTAAAGTATATTATTTTTGGGCAAATTGTCCATTTCATAATATTCTCTAATTGTTGCTTCGATAAGCGAGGTTTTACCCGTCCCCGAATCACCAATAAACAATATATTAAGAGCATTCATTTCTATGAGTGTTGTAAGTAATTGTATATATTCTCTATCAATTATAAATTCATTGTATTTTTTGGGTTGATATTTTTTTAAAAATGGAATATTCATTAATATTATTCGTTAATACTTATTTAAGTTTATATTCATAAATTATAGAAATGGAAGATTATTATAAAATATTGGGTGTAAATTCTAATGATAATTCAGATAAAATTAAAAAAGCTTTTAGAAAACTTTCTTTAAAACATCACCCCGACAGAGGTGGAGATGCAAACGAATTTAAAAAAATTAATACAGCTTACCAAACTCTAGGAGATTCTAATAAGAAAAGACAATATGATATGCAAAAAAATAGTCCTTTTGGTGGAGGCGGGGGAGGGATGGATGATATTTTTTCTATGATGTTTAGAGGTGGTATGCCTCCTGGAATGGGTGGTGGTATGCCTCCTGGAATGCATGGAGGTATACCTTTTGGATTCGGAGGACCTCGCGTTCAAGTTTTTCACAATGGAAGGCCTGTCAATATGGGTCAATACAGAAAAGCGTCACCAATTGTGAAAACTATTAATATAACATTAGAACAAGCTTATACTGGAGTAAATTATCCATTGAAGGTAGAAAAATGGATAATGGAGGGAAATGTTAAGAAGATAGAAAAAGAAACAATTTATATAGATATTAAACCAGGAATAGACAGCAATGAGATTATTCTACTCAAGAATAGAGGAAATGTTATGAGTGAAAATAATGTGGGTGATATCAAAGTGTTTGTTAAAATTACAAATAATACTCAATTTAAGCGAGATGGATTGGATTTAATCATTAAAAAAAAAATTTCATTAAAAGAAGCGCTGATAGGATTTATATTTGATTTACAACATTTATCTGGTAAAACATATACAATTAATAATAAAACAGGTGCAGTAGTGACACCTAAATTTGTAAAAGAAGTACCAAATATGGGCATGAAAAGAGTTCGCCCGCATCCAGCTCCCCCTCTAGTAGGAAAGTTATTAATATGTTTTGAGATAGAATACCCAACATCTATCACTGAAGAACAGCGAAAGAAATTAGAAGAAATATTATAATTTATCTGCGACTTTATCTGCGACGTTTTGTTTTCCTGCGACGTTTCGTTTTTCTGCGCCCTCTCTTTTTTACATAATTTTTCTTTTTACGTGTTTTGCGTTTCTTTTTCTTTGCCCCACCGCGTTTTTTTCTTGTTTTCAGTTTCCTTCTTTTGCATTTTTTAGTTTTTCTTCTTCCACCTCCGTTCTTCCTTTCTCCCTCTGCTTTGTCAAATTTTGATGGACCGGTAGAATATCCCTCTTTATTTTCATATAATAAGCTAAGAGCGCGCGGGGTTATATTTATTGTTTGTCCTGTCAGCATGTGGATATTTTGACCCAAATCTTTCGTCTTTTTTACTGGATAACATCCCAGGGGGAGTTTATTGAGAGGGTGCGTGCGGGATGCGTCCGCGGCATTGGGTTTCCAATGACAATCATTTATATTTTTTTTACAATCTTCTTGAGATAATCCTTCACATTTTTTGGCCATACCTTCTTCTTTTTCTTCCTCTGCTGCCTCCCTTTTTGCCTTAAGATAAGGAGACACAATCATCTTTTTGTGCTGCTTTAATCTAGTATTAAAAGATGTATATGCTGGATTTGGAATTTGTTTGGTTTTTTTTCCAATTCCAGCGAAGCCACGCTTTTTCACAATTGTTAACTCTTCTCCATTATCACTCATTTTTTCATAAATGAATTTTCTGTCTTTAAGATATAATTCCATGTACGCTTTCATTAATAAGCGTTTTTTCTCTTCTATTTCTTCTTTCGAAAGATTTTTGTATGGATTATAAAAATCAGCTTTTATATAAGCGTCTACATAATCATTTAGGTTCATTGGACCTTTGGGTAATATGTCCCAATCATCCTCATCTGGCCGAGGGGAGAGTTTTGTTTCCCGCGCTTCTTTTCCTTCTTGTTGTCGGTTTCTTTTTATCTGTTTATCCGGGTATGTCTGAGCAATGGTAGTCATTGTATATATATATATATATATCTAAATATTAAATATATATATATACAATTATTTGCAACGCATTTTTATTTTTCTACGTGTTTTCTTTTTTTTTCGATACCTCCCCCATTTATATATTTGTATAAATTAAAAATATATAAATTTATCTGCGACGTTTAGTTTTTCTACTAGATTTCTTTTTCTTATACGATTTTCTACGTGTTTTGCGCCTCTTAGGTTTATTTTTACGCGTTTTGCGTTTCTTTTTTCCTCCCTTTCTTTTAGTTTTTCTTTTACCTCCCGTCGTCTTCCGCATTGACGCGGGTACATGGAAATTTTTATTGTGTGGTGCAGCTGCTTTTTTTCGAATTCTTTTCTGCGCATCGAGTTTCTTTCTTTCTTCCTCCAATTTTTTTTTTCTTATTAGTTCTCTTGCCTCAGTTTCCGCAGCTTTTAACAATGCTGCATTTTTCTCTTCTGGTGTTTGTTGAAAGTCGTCATCAAAGATGGAATTTCGCCACTTGGCGATGGTTGCAGCGGTATTGTGCGTGGACGTTTTTGACACGGGGGCGGGGGAAAGGGCCGTTTCCTGCAAGAGCTGTTGTTGAAGGTCTGCGAGAGAGAGAGGTGTCGCGGTGGGAGTGGGAGTGGTAGTGGTAGGGGTAGGGGTCATTTCAACGGACATATATAATATATATAGAATTTAAAATTCAGGCTTATGTCTTTTAAATAAGCATCCATGTATGCTTAATCCGGGAATTGTTGCAAGTTGTCCTGGGTTTTGCATGTCGCAATTTTTGAGCCAGATTTTGATAATACAAAATGATTTTTTTGGGGAGATAGTAACTCCATTAATTAGTTTCAAAAGACGCGTATCGTTTGTCAGTGTTTCTCCAACCAAAGTATAGGACAAATTCTGCCACACTTGCGACACTTGTTTATTTCCAACTTTGAACGAGAAACATCCTCCTGCGCGATTCTGTTTATCTTCCCACATGGGGTTTATTCCTTTGCGCATAATAAACAACATGCAATTCTTAACAAGTTTTTCAGGAATAACCGAATACAAGGAAACCATCTCTTCAATGCTCTTGACTGCCATTATTTTTTTATAACTTTTCAATGTCCAATCAGTATCATGTGGTAAATGAGCCCAAAGAACCCATTTATCATACAAGGGATGTGTCTTTAAAGAAGCACTAATTTCCATGGTACCTGAAGTATCCATTATACTATACAACAACATCAATTTTTTATATTGATTTAATAATTATAATTAGTCTGAAGTTGCCCCTTCATTAATATCATCAGAAACGTCAGAAACGTCTGTATCGGAAACGTCAGAAACGTCTGTATCGGAAACATCGGAAACATCGGAAACATCGGAAACATCGTCTTCTATTTTTGACGCGTCATCCGACTCTTTTTCTAAATAAAGTTCTGAATCTTCAACAACAACAACCGATTTTTCCAGCAATTTAATACTTTGACCTTTTTTAATTTCATACATGTTAACATCTTTATCAAAGATTTTAAGAGTATAATCATCATCCAATTCTAAATCATAACATTTCCAAAGCAACCATTCTAAAAATTTGTGTCCTAAAATAATATTACCATTTATGTTAAACTTGTCTATTTTTTTACATATATCCAATGGTTCTTTGTTATTTTGAAGCAATTCTACTTGAATAAATGGTTTATCTATATCTTCCCATTTAACATCGCTTAAATCTTTATAATTGTATAAAATTTTATATTTCCCATCTTTTTTCAAAAATAATAAATAAATATTTTGCAGATTATCCCACCAAGATTTTTCTATATTTTCATAATCGTCGCCTAAATATATTTGTGTATTATTGTTGTAATAAGAAAGTGAAGGTTTTTCCTCTTTACCTTCATCATCTTCGACTATGACTGGTATTGTTTTTGTCAACTCTTCATAATAAATGGACGCTTTCGAGAAAAAATTTACAGAATACCATGATATTGTCGAAGCAAAAACCATAGTTTCCTTTGGTTTTACGACATATGAAATACCAGTTGCACCTGCTGTTAATATTAGTGGAAATAATACATAATTCCAAAGTTCACTAAACATTGTTAATTATGTAATTTGTTATTATTTTAAATCATTTTTATTTATTTGTTTTTTGCAATGGATCAATATCTAAATCGGCTCGATTAGAAACAACATTATTGAGAACGTGTTGTTGGTCTTCCGAAATATTTGACTCATCGTAACCCGCATTCAATTGCGCCAATTCTTTATATCTTCGCCACTTTTGATATTCTTCCGAAGTTATTCTATCCATATTATTTTGTCGCTCGCGGATTCTTTGACGAATATCTTTCCGTTGTGTTTTCTTTTTCTCACTTATTTTTAATTTACCAGTGGTAGGGTCTAAACCAAGTGTCAAAAGTAGCATGCTAACAATAATGGTCATAAGAATGAAGGGGATAAATACTATTAACCATGACACAACATCTAATCCGCTCAAACAAAGATGGTTTAATAATATTGTAAATACAAATGCAACCCATATTTTAACCAAAGCCGTATTATATTCACCCTTAAAGGTGTCTATTGATACTTGTGTAATAGAAAATATTAAATATATTAATGCTGGAGGACATAATGTTTTCAGTACCATTTATATTATATTAGGAAAAAAACACAGCTCCGTTTTCTAAATTACCAATAATATCACCTATCTCACCACCATCAAGACATTCGTATAAATTGCCATTTTTATCATCCTCCACATAATATGTTTTCCCCTCGAAATCAAATTCTTCTAATTCAATTTCATCTTCCTCCTCCTCCACATCTTCCTCCTCTTCCTCCTCTTCCTCTTCCTCCACATCTTCCTCTTCCTCCACATCTTCCTCTTCCTCCTCTTCCTCCACATCTTCCTCTTCCACATCTTCTACATCGTCCTCCACATCTTCTACATCCTCCTCCACATCTTCGACATCCTCCTCCACATCTTCGACATCTTCCTCCTCCTCCGCATCTTCTTCCTCCTCCTCCGCATCTTCGACATCTTCCTCCTCCTCCGCATCTTCTTCCTCCTCCTCCGCATCTTCTTCCTCTTCCGCATCTTCTTCCTCCTCCACATCTTCTTCCTCCACCACATCTTCGACATCGTCCACCGCATCTTCGACATCGTCCTCCACATCTTCGACATCGTCCACCACATCTTCTACAGCGTCCTCTTCTACATCGTCCACCACATCTTCCTTTTCTCTTGCTAATTCTGCCGGACCTTTTGACTCATTTTCACTTTCACTACCATCGTCTATAATATCCTGTGTTTCCTGTAATTTTAAAAGAGGATGAATGTTTTCATTTTTTTTTAAATTTACATTGGTACCAAAATACATACACCCTTCGTCGTCGTCGTCGTCGTCGTCTTCGTCTTCGTCGTCTTCGTCTTCGTATTCGCAATCTTTTTGTTCGTCGTCTGATGTAATTAAGAATTCATCTTCATCAATATTAAAAGCTAACCAACCTTCTACGCCTTCGGTCGAGTTTTGCACAAGAGTTAATATATCAGTATAAGAGAGACACGTCGAATCCATGGCATCATTTCCAATAAAGCCGTATTTTTTATAATTGGTTACGGCTTTTTGTTCATCTTCTTTTGTAAAAGGGGTTGTGTCAAAGTTACTGATAATTGAAAATAAATTTTTTGGTTCAGGAAAGGTGTCTGTAATTTCTTCCATTGTCGGAATATCCAATGATGTATCTTTTAATTCTGAAATTTCCATCGTGATATTATCAATAACTGGATTTTTTAAATATAGATGTTCTTCTAATAGAGATTTATATTTTTTTTGCAATTCGTTATTTTCTTTTTCAAGTTTTTCGATGGTGGTTTTGAGTTCTTTTACAATCGGTAATTGATTTAATATCTTCATGTTTTCAGCAATGTCATCATTTTTATTTATAATTTTATCAACTACGCGCTTCAAGTGTAACGACAATACATCCGCGATTTCTACAACAACTTCTTCAATATCAATATTTGTACTTTCCATTTTACAATAATTAATATTAAACGTTTAATACAATTTAGAAAAATGTTATTTTTTAAATATACTAATGGAAAATGTGAAAATTGATAATAACGATATTTCAAACAAAGGAGAACAAACAAATGAATCTGTGAAGGAAAATATTAAAAAATATCAAGAAATTAGAAAAAATAGTATTATACAGATGGTGCAAAACCAAACAGATTATGATATTGACAAGGTATTAGAAAGGTTAGATTTTTGGAATGGTAATTATTTAAATGTTATTAAAGAATGGTTAAATCCTAATTTTAAAATAGATAAAAAATCGGATAAAAAATCGGATAAAAAATCGGATAAAAAATCGTATAAAAGTAAAAATCAAATGAAATGGGGTGAAATCAGAAATTTTATGGATGATGTCAATAAAAAACAATTATTAAGAAAACGTCAAAAAGAATATACGGAAAAGAAGAAATATATAAATTATTTGAAACAAAAAGAGAAAATCGATGCGGAAACAAAGACCGAACAATAGTATTCTGTTTTTAGTATAATTGTATTTCAATGTATTGCTTATATGCATGTTAGTTGTTAAATTAAACTACTATCATATAATAATAATAGTTTAATTCATTCCAAAATTATTTGATAAGCTTGACAATTTGGTATTATTTTTCTCCTTTCTCTGAAGTCTATATTTGGGTTGACTCGTGATATTATTTAACATGTTATTAAAAATATTCGGTAACTCGTGGTTTTCTTCATATAATTCTGGCATTATTTTTGTAAGTGGTTTTTCAACAACAAACAATAATCTATCTTTGCTTAACAGCTTTCTATATTCTTGTATTGATAAATTACCATAAAATTTATCGAGTGTATAAAATGGATTTGGAGCGGGTTTAATATTTTTTTCATAATTATATATTTTAGCATATATGTTATTAAGCAATGCGTATCTTTCCCATAATACCGAAGAGTCAATTGGTTCATTTTTTAAATAAGCAACCGCGCATTCTGGGCTGCAAAAACAACCATAAACTTCTGTAATGTTATTACGTTGTTGTTTTGGAATATAAATGGGAGGGTTTGAAAACGGACATGTGCACCAAAAACAATTGGACCTTTTATCTGCCATTTCGTTTAAATGTAGTTTTAATTTTAATATTTTTAGTTTATCCCATACAATTCTTAGGTCTATTTTTTCATCGACTTCATCATTCGTTTCTTTATATTTATCACTCTTTTTATATGATATTGTATCATAATCTTTGTATTTAATAGTATTTTTTTGTTTAGTTGTTGTAACACTATAAGATTCTATGTCAACATTTTGATATTTGGAAACATCGATAGAGTTATTTTCATCGTCAACATCATCGCTTGAACATTTCAATTGCAATATAATATTTTGTTTTTTAACATCGTCTGATACAATTTTCGAATTGACTGGTTTCACAATTTTCCCGCCCTTCGGCTTTCTACCGCGTTTTTTGTGTACTTTTAGTACAACATCTGTGATTACTTTTTTTTTAGGTTTTCGACCGCGCTTTTTTGGTGGCATAGTATGAACAATAAAAAGTATTTGAATTTAAGTAGTTTTAATATATAATAATTCCAAAAATACGAAAAATATCAATAATTATATACATTATTTTTCCAATCATAAGAACCTTCATTAAATGCGGGAGCTTTCCAATCCTTATCTAAAAATATTTTGTTTTCTTTTTCCCAAAATTGTCTTGAAGCTTGTTGTGGTTTGAAATCTAATTCTAGCCATTTTTTCCTCCATTCATCAATAAATGGTGGTTTAATGCCAGCACACCCACTTCCTGTCATTAATGGTGTCATATATGTTGGTCCATATGCATTCTGTATGAATTTATGATTTCCTTCATAACAAATAGCATCTTGTCCTTCTATATTAACCAATCTTAATTCACCAAATCGTCTCTTGTTATTTAAAAAATCGGAAAAAGAGAGTGAAATCAAATCTGAATAACAAAAATCATTCTTAGAAAGAATGGCGCCTTTTATCCAATTTGCGCGTCCATTTATTGTCAAATATAATGAAACGTCGTGACTTGGCTTTTTGAAGTTCCAATTACCATAATCATCATTAAAATCTATTTTATCGTTTTGAAGCATATAATATAAAAGAATACTGGTTCGAAGTTTTCTAATATAGTTTGAGTCGCTATTGTCTTCTTTACATGATTTAAATAAATTTGGCATTATTTTTATTGTTCTTTTTTTTACAATTTCTTCTGGAATTTCTATAAAAAAATATATGTCTTGATCATCTCCATAATATACTCTTGACATTCTTAAATATCCAGCACCTCTTACATGTGATAAAGCACCACCATCTACTACTACATTTAATATTGGTATACTTGTTAATATTTTGTTCATGGTATTTTTTACATATATTTGTGTTTTCCTTTGTTCAATAGTCGATTTATATTGTATTTTTAAAGATTTGGCATCTGTTTCCCAAGAACAACGTTTGGTAGGTTTATATTTGTTATAATTGTTTTGATTTATTTGTAATATATTGGTTTTAGGAAATTCTTTTTTGTAATACTTCAACATGGCCTGTTTTGTTATTTTATTAATATGTGAAGTTTTCATTTGTTTTTTGTTCTTTGTTTTATTTTTTTTATTTTTTTTATACGCAATATTATTTAAAGAATTTGTATATGTTATGCGTTTAGGCCAATTCATTATATATATATATATATATATATATTAAATGAAGAATATATTTTGTGATGGAGTTTTTGATTTATTTCATAAAGGGCATTTACTACATTTGAAAAAAATCAAGGAACATTTTGCTGAACCAATTAAATTATATGTGGGTTTAATTACAGACGAAGTTGCAAAAACCTATAAAAGAAAACCTATATATAGTACAGAGCAACGCAAATCTATTCTACTATCATGTATATATGTTGATAAAGTGATTTTAATGGATGATTTAATTATAAATAAAGAATTTATGGACAAACATAATATAGATTATGTATTCCACGCTTTTTTAAATTCTACCGATTCCGCAAAACAAAGTATATTTTATGAAATACCAAAAAAATTAAATAAATTTATTGAAATAGAATACAATAAAGATATTTCAACTACTAAAATTATAGAAAAAATGAATTTAGATTGGGGTGATATTTGGGAAAAAAAGGGAAATGAAAAAATAGATGATTTGTTCTTACTTAATGGCTGGGATAGTACTGGATTTAATCCAAAACTTTTAATAACTAAAATACGCAATCATTTAAATATACCGAAAAATAATTCAATTATTGAAATAGGATGTGGTTCAGGATTACTTTCTAAGTACTTGGATGATTTTACATACTTTGGGTTAGATAAATCTTCCTCACTAATTAACAAACATATTAAAATATTAAATAATATAGCATTAAATTTTTCTTCCGATGAATCCATTTTTAAAGAAAAATATTTTGATTTTTGCATATGTAATAGTATGTTAGAATACTTAACTAATAAAACTGAATTAGATGCTACAATAAATGAAATGGAAAAAATTACTAAAAAAGGTATATATATAGGTTCTATTAGATATAAAACAAGACATGTAAAAACACATAAGCATAAATACAATGGGATTTTTAATCATTTTGTTATCAAAAAGGAGTATTTTTCAAATAGAGGATATACTATAATTGATAATTTATTTGAACCTAACGAACGATATGATGTCTTCAAAATATTTCAATAATTATATATTTTTATTTATGACATTCCCTACAAACGGGTATATAATCATTTCCAATAACAACTTGTCCGTGGTCGTCGGATAATCTTTTTGTAAAGGCTGCTTTTTTTCCGTTTCTGCAGATGGCGCATAATGCTTGTTTTTTAATAACTTCATCCGCCAAAGGAATAACATCTATAATTTGACCAAATTTTTCCATTTTATAATCACTATCTAATCCGCACACATATACCATTTTTCCCCTGGATAATAACTCTTTTACGGAATCATATAAATCATCAAAGAATTGTGCTTCATCTATGACAATGCATTTTATATCATGTAAATCATCGGATTCTAATAATTCTGATAGGCGCGTATATCTATGACAAGGTATTTTAACTTTGTCATGGGTAGATAACAAATATTCATCATATCTTTTGTCGTCTGCGTAATTAACTACTATCGTTGAAATTCTAGCAATGCATTTATGCTTATAAATTCTCACTACTTCGCTGCTTTTACCTGACCACATCGGTCCAATAATAACTTTAAGATAGCTAAACATGATATTATTTTCACAAATGAAATTCATTTTAATAGTATCAATTTATTTGTTTTTATTATTTTTATATTAAATGTTAATACCAATAATAAAGTATATGAGTTTCTCTCCATGGGTGGAAAAATATAGACCACAAAATTTAAATGATGTAGTATTGGATAATACAAACAAGACAATTCTAAACAACATAATCAAAAAGTCATATTTTCCAAATTTATTGTTGTATGGACCTCCTGGAACAGGTAAAACCACGACAATTATTAATTTAATTAAAGCTTATCAAAAGTCATTGAACAAAGAAAATAAGAAATATATGATTCATTTAAACGCCTCGGATGACAGGGGGATAGAAATAATTAGAAACCAAATATATCAATTTGTTCACACAAAAACATTATTTGGCACAGGTTTAAAATTTGTTATACTTGATGAGGTTGATTATATGACAAAGAATGCCCAACAGGCGCTTAAGCATTTAATACAGCAATTTTCATCAAATGTTCGTTTTTGTTTAATTTGCAATTATATAAGTAGAATTGATAATGCTTTACAAAATGAATTTATCCGTTTAAGATTTTGCCAATTGCCAAAAAAAGAAATAAATACATTTTTAAAAAATATAATAACTAACGAAAAATTAAATATAACAGATAATCATTTAATATCTATTCAAGAGACATTTAAATCTGATATAAGAAGTATGATTAATTACATTCAGTCGAATTACAACAAATTTATATTTGACACAAAATGTAATTATATTAATAATAATTTGTGGGAAATATTAATATCTAAATTTAAAACGGATTCTAGCGAAGATATTATTGAATTTATTAACAAATTAAATCGCGAATATTACATTGAAAAAATAGATTTAGTTAATAAATTTATTAAATTTATAATTAAAACAAAAAAATATGCAAAAAACGATGAATGGATTAAAGTATTTAAATTTATAGTTCATAGTGAAGTGAGGAATATCGAATATATTGTCAAATATTTGGTTTATAATTTAAAGGAACTATATAAATCATTGTAATATTTTTTCATTCTAATTTCTAATCTTTGACAAAATAAATTTGGGGACGCAGGTGGTGTGCGGAATTGGTTTCTTTTTAAACAATATTCATTATGAATAGCAATAACGTCATTCTTTTGTTTAGATAAAGTTTTTTTTTTGTATTCTATAGTGTTTTTGTTTTCTACACGATGTATGTGTTTTTTTTGAATACATTCCATTATTTATTAACATCAGAAAATAAATTGAATTATATACTTAAAGAAATATAGATAACACAAATTATGTTAAGCGCTGATCAAGAATGGGAACATTTCTTAAAAGGAAATACATTATATGAATTGGATAAAAAAAAATGTAATTCCGATTTTATCCCTAAAGCTTCTGATTTATATATTTCCACACAAACAAAGATAGCATATTTAAATCAAATTATAGATTTAAACAATGTCTTTTGGAAAATCCCAGTCATCCCTTATCAAAAAGCTGAAAACGGGGTTATAAAAAAACAAATAAAAATAAATTGTGACACAAAAGAAGAAAGTAGTTTAATAAATGATTTAATAACTAAAAACACCATGATAAAAGTTGACACAATCAAATTTGTGGATAATCAAAAGAGAAGAATAAAATATAAAGACGTTAGAAAAATCAATGTGGGGTTGTGTAAAAAAGATTTAAATAGATATAGAATGAAGACGACGGGGGCGTTTTATAATTGTTTTGTAGTAATATTGCGTATAAAAATTAATAATAACTTTAAAGAGGTACATGTTAAAGTATTCAATACGGGAAAATTGGAAATACCTGGTATTCAAACGGATGAATTATTATTTAAAACATTAGATTTACTTTTAAATATTTTGCAGCCGTATATTGATGCTAAATTATCATACAATGTTTCTCAAATAGAAACAGTGCTTATAAATTCAAATTTTAATTGTAATTATTTATTGAATCGAGACAAATTATTTGATATTTTAAAATATAAATATAAAATGCATGCAAATTACGATCCATGCTCTTATCCTGGAATACAAGTAAAATATTATTATAATGATAAAAAAAAGGGTAAAGAAAACGCTGGTGTTTGCAGTTGTACAAAAAGATGCACCAAAAAAGGTTCGGGAACTGGTGAAAATCAATGCCGTGAAATGTCTTTCATGGTTTTTAGAACTGGAAGTGTATTGGTTGTTGGAAATTGCGACTTAAAAATTTTATACATTGTTTACAATTTTATAAAAAAAATATTAATTACAGAATGCGATGATATAAAAATTTTAAAAAATAAAAAAAAAAAAAAGAAAAAAAGAAAGAAAAAGGTTCGGAAAAAAATAATCACTTTAACCAATAAGCCAGTTAACAAAGCGTAAAGCAGAAAGTTTGTTTAAATTGTCTTTGCATTTATAGTCATATAATTTATTTGGAATTGTTGATTTTAATTCAATTAAATTATTAATTTTGTGTATTTTTTTAATAAAAATATCGCAAATATTGATGTATTTAATATTGCTAATATCGTGTGTTTGTAATATTTGAAAAAAAAACAAACATATTTCATTTTTGTTAACAATATTTTCTTCTTTTTTATAATCAAATAACAAATATATAATGTGTAATGATTTTTCAATTGAATAATGAATTAAATTTTCCTTTTTATTATATTTTAGTTTTTCTTTTTGAAGTAAAAATATTATAACATTGTTAAATAATTCAATTGAAGTAGATAATTTTTTTATAAACTTTTCATCTTTGATTGTAACATCCATATTTTTTCGGTATAGGGTATTGATATCATATATTGTTTTTTTATATACAAATAATATTGCGTCTTTTGAATTTAATTGTAAATATGAATGACTTATTGATATATCGCTAATTTGTCCAATAAATTCAACATAATAATATATGGCTTTTTTGCAATGATAAATAGTTAAATCAAGATTTTTTGTATACGTCAATAAAAAATGAAAACAATGGTTTATAGTTTGAATGCCTCTTTTTATTAAAAAAATAAAGTATATTTCGTCTTGTATAATCATATTTTCAATTACATTTATCAAATACTCATTAATTAATTCTATATATTTAGAAAGGTATGTTTTAACGTCAGGTGTATTAAAATGTTTACAATAATTTTTAGTATCATTAATATTTAATTTTGAATTCATATAAATTTAGCTTGCATTATTTTTATTTTATAATAACTTATTTTGTTTTTAATATAACTTCAGTATTAATAAGTATTTAAAGATTAATTATATTTTTTAAATTATAATGTCGACCGAGTCTTTTGCAAAACAAGATTCTAACTATAGATTACCCCATTCTACAACACTTCAACATGCGTCAAAATTGTCCATTGTTGAAGACAGACCAATCATGTTTGATTATTGGGCGGGTTCTATAGATAAAGAAGTTTTGATTGGTATCAGAGAATCTGGTGAAAAATTATTAGTTAAAAGCGAAGATGAGTATACTAGCCCTATTTCTAAAATTTATAAAGTTGAAACAGAATATATAATAATCACTGAAAATTCCATTTATGTTATTTCATGCGACGTCGATACTAAAAGAATTTCGTAAAATGTTTATAATATAAATAATTGCTAATTTATATTATGAATTTAAATGTAGAAATAACAGATATTCAGTCAACGGATATTCAGTCAACGGATATTCAGTCAACGGAAACAACTATTGATATTTCAACCAACAAAGATAATTATGTGGCTAATAATATTGGCAATAATATTATAGAAAATGCGAAAAATACCATAAAAAATAAAAAACTTAAACCCAATATCAGATGTTTTAGCAGCGCGCCTTTAAAATCAACAAATCAAATATACAAACAACATTTCACAAGTCATAAAAATGTATTATCTGCTCTTAAAAAATATAAAAAAGATTTATCAATGAAAAATAACCAACCCATTGATAAAAATGGTAAATTTCGTTTTGATTGTGAAAAGGTTGACTTTCACCAAGTTGAAACAGATTTGACGAATATATATCATAGCTACAATGAATATTTTTCATCGGCAATGGATATCCTTGCCAGTTATGTAAAAGGTCAAAAAATAATTTATATGGAAACTGAGGCGCATTGTCAAAAACAATTAAATCAGTTAATGTTTCCATCTATATTTTTTTCCGCGGCTGCTTCTGTTATGGCAATGGCAATTGAAAATACAGACTGGGGGCCTGTATTATTGGCATCTATGAATGCTGGAATATCTTTTCTATTGGCGATTGTCAATTATTTAAAATTAGATGCACAATCAGAAGCGCATAAAACATCGGCTCATCAATATGATAAATTGCAGTCAATTTGCGAATTTTCGTCGGGGTCATTGTTATTATTTACAGATATGACAGGTTTTGATAAAAAGGGAACACAGAAAGAAAGAGAGAAACTTCAGCTTATTGAAGTTGGTTTGAATATTAGAAAAAAATTGGAAGAAATAGAAGCTAAAATTAAAGATATTAAAGAAACGAATCATTTTATTGTTCCGCGAATGGTAAGGTATAGATACAAGGTAGCTTATAACATTAATATATTTTCTGTTATTAAGAAAATAGAAGGTTTGAGAAAATATTACATAACATTTATAAGAGATAGGATAAATCAAATTAAATATTTGAAATCAGAACATAACAATTTAATTGATAGTGGGTTGTCAATTAAATCACATGAAATTATTAAATTAAAACAATTAATTGACCAAGAATACTTTGAAAAAAGTTATGGGTATGAAAAAATTCTTTTACTTCGTTCCGCATTTAGCATTATAGACCAATTATTTTCAGATGAAATGACATATGCGGATAATTTGCGACAACGCTGGTGTTCAACGTGTTGTTACCCAAAACTAGCGCGACCAGAATATAAAAATACACTGACTTATTTAATCACTGATCCATTTGGCGCGTTGGATAAAAAAAGTAAGGCGAGATATTTTAATTACATGAAGAAAATGAAACAAAAATATGATACATCGGGTAATATTTTTGAGAGTGATTTTATACATTTAGATAATTTAAATATGCGACCTTTTCAAAACCACGGATGTTCAGATTATTGGGCAACAACAAGGAAAAATGACATTTGGAGTGAAACATTTGGTATGCCGTTTATTACCAACAATGATGAAAATGATATTGTAAATGACACTTGTTTTAATAATAAATGTTTCAATATTATTGTATTTATGATAATAGCTGTATGTGGATTATCAATTTTAATATCTTATTTAATTATTAATTTAAATGATTAACATGATGGAAGGGCTGCCAAACATAATTTAATTTCTCCAAGCGAAGCTACGGAATATTTCACAATTAATGGCAAATCATTTTCCAAATACATTTCTATTGTATTGCAAAGATTTGTACATTTAATAAAATATCCCAGATTTTTAAGAGAAAATTCACCTTGTATCACATTTGCGGCACTTTGTTTTTGTAAAAATTCCATGTTTCCGTCTGATTCAGACCTACGAATTTCAGCCATAGCAAAAGGTCCCTCGCATTTAAAAATCAACTCGTTTCCAACAGATTTAATTTCTAATCTTTCCGATATATTAGATAAATCTCTGATAATTTTTTGAAAATCTGTAGCCGGGAGGGTAATAATAGACGAAAAAACAACATCTGGTACTTGTAATTCCTCTTGTTCTGGTTCAATTAATTTTAATTTTTGAATTTTGCATTGTTTGATGTCCCCATTTTCAAATTTCAATCCTAAATTATCCACGACACCTTCATGATATTCCTTTTCCTCAATATAAATAGTTAACGTATCATCATTATCTATAGTATTAATTAGTTTAAATAAATGAAACATGTTAACTCCTATAATAATTTTCGGATATTTACAAAAAAAATGCTCAAATTTAGTAGCATCTAAAAATAAATGTGCTAAAATTGTATGCGATTTATCCATGTTAACAATTCTGATACCATCTGGTTTAAAAATAATATTCGTTTCAAGTAAAATATCCTTTAATGCGGTCATTAATGTTCGAAAAGGCGCTATCTGCACTGTCTTTATTTCCAAAACATTATTATTGTTCATATAATATTTTTCTAGTATTAATCTTTTAAATACTTATGATTTTGATTTATTAATAAAAATTATTTAAACTTTTTATTACATGATAATTTAATGAATTTCGAAGTTCTCTCCAAAAAATTGGAAAACATATTTAATAAATATATTGATAACCCACAAGTACATTCAAAAATAAATGATTACTTAGATAAACAATTACCCAATGCCATTGAAATGTATATTGAACGAATAAATAGAAAGGACCAGTTGGAGAAAAATAGTGAAATATACATTGATAAATTTTTAAATAATCCTGAGAAGCAATATTTTTATATTGCACAATCGAATTTATTTATATTTTATAATGGAATTGATTATAAACCTATTAACGAAGATGAAATATGGCATACGTTGCTATCTGATATTTCTATCCGAGAAGAATTAAAACCATGGAAACATAAAATTAAAAATTTGACGATTAAAAAAATAAGAGAAAAACGCATCATTAATAGTATTCCAGAATCATGTACAATTCAAAATATAATTCAACATTTCACTCCAACATTATTTAAATCTAAATCAGAAGTTAAATATTTTTTGATTTTATTGGGAGATAATATTTTGAAAAAAGAAACATCTGAAATACATTTTGCTCGCTTAGAAGCAAGAAATTTTATATTAATATTAACAGACCATATTCAATCATTTATGAAGAACACTAATCCTTCTTCAAGTATTAAATTTAAATATAACAATCAAAATTATGAAAAATGTCGTTTCATATACTTTAATGAATCAATTAAAATAAAAAGTTGTTGGGAAAGTTTTTTAAAAACAAATATTCTTAATTTGGTGGCAGTAGCAACGCATTATTCAAAACAATTTAAAAATGCAGAATTATTTATTCAAGAGAATTGTAAAAATGAGAATATCACCAATGCCATATGTTATATATCAAAAATGAATAATAATCATTTAATAGATTTATTTTCATCAGAATGGTTGGAAGAAAGCAATGGCGAAGGAGAGATAACATGGGTTGAAATGTATTATTTATGGAAAAGTTTTATTAAATCATATAATTTACCAATTGTGCCTGTATTTTTAAAAGATTTAAAATTAAAATTATCTGAAAAGTTCAATTATGATAAAGTTAATGATTCATACAAAATGATAACAAGTTCCAAGTTACTTTATGTAAAAATATTTCAAGAATTTTGGAATACAACTATTGAAGAAGGAGATGATGAGTTTGAAGTGAGTGAACTATGGTTGTTATATTTAGATTGGATTAATAGTAAAAATATCAAAATCAAGGGCATAAATGAAGAGAAGATTCAATTTTTGATTGAACATTTTTCTCAAAAACCTATTATTGATGGTAAACTTATTTCTTCTATTAAATGTAGTTTATGGGATAAACAAACTGAAATGGAAAATATTATACAGCAAGTTAAAATTGATTATAATTTTTATAAAGAGTATGATGTTTCAATTTACACGTTGTACAAGGATTATTGTTCTAAAATATTAGAAAGCGATGGTAAAAAGACGGTGAGCAAGAAATATTTTGAAAAATACATTACGAGGATAATACCTGCGGAATATATTAAAGATAATCAATTATTAAAAGCATATTGGGTTAATTTTTGAAATATTTATTTTCTTCCTCCCATAAAGCGCCCACTTTTACGGCTACGTTTTTCACGGATGACGACGCGTCGGTATTTCTTTTTTTTGGTCCCATGTTTACGTTTCTTGTGACGTTTATTGGTGCGTTTTTTATGTTTGGCTCGGTGTTTCTTTGTTGTGGATTTACCGGACTTTCCTTTTTTATCTTTATTAGGCTTGTATTCAGAGCCAAATTTGCCCTTTTTAGCAAAGTAACCAGCATTATTAAGTCTTTTCAAAAGAACCTTCCCTTTCATATGCAATTCACGCGAAACAATGCGACCATTATGTCTAATAAGGTCTTTTTTTTCAAGAGATTGACCACCCTTGCTTTTAGTTTTACCATATTGTGTTTTTTCTGCTGTTCCGTGGAAAACCTCTGCGCGACTTCCTATTGTTTTTTTGAAATGTCCAGTCATTATATATTGACATAAGAAAAAAACTAATTATGAAATTGTCCTAAATATTATAATTAATTGTAGAATTATAATTAATTGCAGAATTATAATTATTTTTTATATATATATGATAATTGAACGAGATGAATTATATAATACAACAGATGAAATTATCATTTTGAAAAGATTATTACAAGAAGCCATTTGGCGACGTCGAATTATTTTAAAAAAAACACAACTGCAAGGATGGTGGGATTGGGTATTAGAATTTGTCGGTTATTAGTTAATGCTTTCAATTAAAATTGAAAGCATTTAAAGAATTCTTATTTTATGATACAATACAATGCCTAAATCCAAAAAAGATATATTAAATGAAACATATCAAAAAAAAACTCAAAAAGAGCATATAAAAGACGCACCGGATACCTATGTTGGTGCTGTCGAACCAGATGAAATCACAAACTGGTCGTTTAATAATGAAGGTGATATAACTCACCACTCCTATACATGGACGCCTGCATTGTATAAATTATTTGACGAATCAATTGTAAATTGTAGGGACCATTTTATCAGACTCCAGCAAAAAGTCCTAAACAAAGAAGAAAACATCATCCCGGTTACAATGATTGATGTTTCTGTGGACAAAAAAACGGGGATAATCACCTTGATGAATGATGGAAATGGAATTGATGTTGCGCAACACCCAGAACATAAATTATGGATTCCAGAAATGATATTTGGTCATTTGATGACATCGACAAATTATAAAAAATCAGAAAAGAAAATCGTAGGTGGTAAAAATGGATTCGGAATCAAGCTAGTATTTATTTATTCAAAATGGGCTCGACTGGAGACGGTTGACCATATTAGGAAAAAAAAATACGTTCAAGAATTCAAAGATAATTTGGATATTTTAGAAAAGCCGAAAATTACCAATGCTCCGAAAGCAAAACCCTTTGTCAAAATCTCATTTCTACCAGATTATGAGCGTTTTGGTATGACAGGGATAACTGATGATATGTTTAATTTATTTAAGAAACGTACATTTGATATTGCCGCTGTTACTGATATATCCGTCAAAGTGCGATTTAATCATAATATGATACCAATCCGAACATTTGAGCAGTATTTGAATTTATTTATCGGGGATAAAGGCGCGACTAAACGCGTATTTGAAAAAGGTGACGTTAGATGGGAATATGGGATATGTTTATCTCCAGTAGATGAATTTACCCATGTATCTTTTGTAAATGGTGTATCCACTCTAAAAGGTGGAAAACATGTGGAATATATAACCAACCAAATAGTCAAAAAAATCATTGCATATATTGAAAAAAAAAAGAAAATTAAGGTAAAACCAACGACAATTAAAGAGCAACTAATGTTGTTTGTCAATTGTGTTATTGAGAATCCTTCATTTGATAGCCAAACAAAAGATTATATGAACACACCTGTTTCAAAATTTGGGTCGAAATGCGATATTAGTAGTAAATTTATCGACAAGGTAATAAAGTTGGGGGTAATGGACACCGCCATTAGTCTTACTGAAATTAAAGCTAACAAAGCTGCTAAAAAAACAGATGGACGAAAATCCAAGACTATCAGAAATATCCCGAAGCTGATTGATGCGAATTGGGCAGGTGGTAGTAGGTCTTCAAGTTGCACCCTTATATTATGCGAGGGGGATTCTGCTAAAGCCGGTGTTGTAAGTGGGTTGTCAAAAGAGGATAGAAATCAATATGGAATTTTCCCTTTGAAAGGAAAGTTGATGAACACAAAAGATATGCTTCAGAATCGTATTAATGATAATGCTGAAATTGCAAATATTAAAAAAATCATTGGATTGGAAACAGGCAAGATTTATGAAAATAAAGAAATGGTAAAAAAATCTCTAAGATATGGTCATGTTTTATTCATGACTGACCAGGATTTAGATGGTTCTCATATTAAAGGATTGTGTGTCAATTTGTTTCATTCTCAATGGAGGGAACTTTTACAATTAAATAATTTCTTGGGTTTCATGAATACACCTATTATTAAAGCGAAAAAAGGAGTGCAAGAACTAAGCTTTTATAGTGAATCCAAATATAAAGAATGGAAAGAATCCCACAATAATGGAAAGGGTTGGAAAATCAAATATTTCAAGGGTTTGGGTACTTCTACGGCAAAAGAATTTAAGGAATATTTTGCAGCAAAGAAAATGGTTTATTTCAAACACGATGGTGATTCATGCGATAATGCTATCGATATGGCGTTTAACAAAAAAAGAGCAGATGATAGAAAAGATTGGTTGAGCTCTTACAATCCTAGTATTGTATTGAACCCAGAAAATGCACAAATCAGTTATAAAGATTTCATTGATAATGAGCTTATTCACTTTTCAAAATATGATTGTGACAGATCTATCCCAAATATGATGGATGGAAAAAAAATAAGCACAAGAAAAATCTTGTTTGCAGCTTTTAAAAGAAAATTATATTCCGAAATCAAAGTGGCACAATTTGCTGGATATATCAGTGAACATTCCGCTTATCATCATGGTGAAAAATCATTAATTGGTGCTATTGTTAATATGGCACAAGAATTTGTGGGGTCAAATAATATTAATGAATTGATGCCATTGGGTCAGTTTGGTACTAGACTTCAAGGCGGAAAAGACCATGCTTCAGAAAGATATATTTACACCATGTTGAATCCTATCACAAAATTTATTTATCGTGAAGCCGATTTACCTGTTCTGAATTATTTAGACGACGACGGGACTCCTGTACAACCGGACTTTTATGCGCCAATAATACCAATGGTATTGGTAAATGGTGGCAAAGGCATTGGGACGGGGTTTAGTTATGAAGGACTTCCTCACAATCCAGCACAAATCATAGATTATTTAAAATGGAAATTAAATAAATCATCAACACTGGTTCCAAAAATAGAACCATATTATGAGGGCTTTAAAGGTACAATTGAAAAAATACAGGATATTAAAGATGATTTGAATCCTAGCAACGTATACAAAAAATATTTGATTAAAGGGTGTTATAAAATCACAGGAGTTGATAAAATCCAGATTACCGAATTGCCAATCGGCACATGGACAGATGATTATAAAAAGTTCTTAGAATCATTAATGGATGATACATCAGGCAAGAAAAAGAAGAAAAAGAAGCCAATTGTGAAATCATATATAGATATGAGCACAGATACAGAAGTAGATTTCACATTGAGACTTATTCCGGGGGTTATGCAAAATGCATTGCCTAAAAATACAGATTATGGTTGCAATCAACTGGAAAAATTACTAGGATTGTATACAACCAAAACAACCACAAATATGAATTTATTTAATAATAAACAACAACTTAACAAGTATATAAATATTTATCAAATAATCGACGATTATTTTAAAATTCGACTCGCTTTATATATAAAGCGCAAGGAACATCAAATTGACATTTTGAAAAAGGAAATGGTGAAGTTGTCTAATAAAGCAAAATTTATCCAAGAACAATGTGTTGAACCACCTACTCTGGTTTTGCGAAAAAAAAAGAAGGCTGAAGTTATTCAAATGTTAAAGAACAAAAATTATGATACAATTGATGGTGATGATGAATATAAATATTTACGAACAATGTCTATTGATAGTGTTGAAGAAGAAAATTTACAAAAACTTTTAAAAGAATGTGGTGAAAAAAAGACAGAGCTTGAAAATTTGAAAAAGAGGGACATAGAAAATATTTGGTTAGATGAGCTGAATGAACTTTCGGTAAAATATGTCACGTACAGAAAGGATAGAATGCGCCGAGCCGCAGGAATTGGAGCAAGCAAAAAACTCAAGAAAATCAAGAAGAAGGGGAAAAACAATAAGAAATAAAATTGACTTAGATAATAGATATTAGATATATATAAAATCATGACATCTCTTACATTCCATAACGACACTGCTTCCATCAACCATCTTTGGTATGAATCTCATAAAAATATTTTAGCAAACGTTTGTATCCAATTGGGTCAATCAGATAAAATTGAGGAAATGACCAACAAACTTTTGGGCGAAAAAATGAAGATGAAAATTCTCAAAGACCCTAATAAACCCAAAAGACCAAAATCATCATATTTGTTCTTTTGCGATAAACATCGACCAGCGTTGATGAAGAAAATGAGGAAGAAGGGTGAAGTTAAACTTGGTGACATCGCTAAAAAGCTTGGCGCTGCTTGGAAAAATATTTCAGAAAAAGAAAAGGCTGTGTTTATTGGACAAAGTGTAAAAGCTAAGACTGAATATGAAGAGGCAATTGAAAAGTACAATTCGACTTTATAAATGTATTTAAGCAATGTTTAACTAATGTTAATTATAAAATTGTAATTACCATTTTTTTAATTGCAATTTTTTAAAACCATTTTTTTAATTCAAGTGTGTTGTTTTCATACGTCGATGTTGGTCTGGTAATAGGGACAGCTAAAGTACTCACGTCTTTTCTATATTGAATATATCCCTGTGCTTCACCATAAACCTGTGGGATGGCATAATTTAATACAAGTGTATTTAAAGCATTAATTTGTCCTTCAATGTTATTTCTTTGATTTGTTGAATGTTGTAAAAAGATACTTCTCATAATAATTTTAAGAGTATCCTCATCTTGGTCCCCGATGACAAAACTACCATTGGAAATTTTCAATACACCTTCCTTTAATTTATTTTGAATGGTGCGGATATTTGAAGCACTGAAAAATGAATTTGATAGCGAAGAAGATTCCCAATTTCCATTTAATGCATCTCTATAAGACGTGGACTGACCTGTGGGAATCTTATCATGTAAAATGAATCTATCATTGGGATTATAACTTAAAATATTGATTCTTCCGTTAGCTTGCATTTTATATTTATAAAGAAAAAAATATATACTATTTTTATATAATGGGTTTCAATAAAACAATATTGATAGTGGCGTTTGTACTTTTAGTAATAGCATTGGTTGTAATTGGTTTGATGATAAACAGCGCCATTGGTAATGCGCAGTTCCCTCCTGAAGTAAGTGTTTGTCCTGACTGGTGGAAAACTGATATGTCTGGAAATAATGTTATATGTAACAACACCAAAAGTTTAGGTAAGAAAATTGGAGGAACCGGTATTTGTAATATTTTGCCAAATGATGTTACTGGAGAGAATGGCAGTATGACAAATTCAAAATATAGAGGTTTAGGAACTTCGGCAATGAAAGCGAAGTGTCATTTAGCAACACAATGCGGAATTACATGGGATGGAATAACAAATACGACAAATCCTGACGGAGGCAGTCGTTGGTGTTAATTATTATTATTTTTATTTAAATAATTATTTTAAATGAAAATCAGTTTATAAATAACTAATTAAAGATTAATATATGGAGCAACTAAATATTAATTCTATTTTAAATAGATATGAAGAAGAAGAAAAAATATGCAATGTTTTAAATGTTTTTGAAAAAGATAAATCTCTTATGAAAACAAAAAGAGGCATATATATTTATGGTAGTCCTGGCTCTGGAAAAACACGATTTATACGGGATATTTTAAAAAAACTTGATTATGATATTATACTTTTTGATGCTGGCGATTTTCGTAATAAAACCATTATTGATACAATTACTAAACATAATATGGCAGATAAAAATATTTTGAGTCTGTTTGGTAAAAAAAGTAAAAAAATAGCTATAATTATGGATGAAATCGATGGAATGAATAGTGGAGACAAGGGTGGCATTAATGCTTTAATAAAACTAATTAGACCCAAAAAAACAAAAAAGCAAAAAAAAGAAGACATTACCATGATACCTATTATTTGCATTGGTAATTATCATATTGATAAAAAAATTAAAGAAATGATTAAAATTTGTGTACCGATTGAATTAAAAAAACCTACAAATCAACAAATGACAAATATAATCAAATTAATTATGCCAAATTTAGATAAATGTTTATCAGATAATGTGATTTCTCAGACACAAGGAGATTTAAGAAAACTAAAATCTATATACGATATTTATACCAACCAAGAAAGCATTCTTAAAAATAAAATTATAAGCAATATGTTTCAACCAAAAACACATAATGAAGATGCAAAATTAATTGTTAAAAATATTATTAACAACCCAGTGAATATCAAAGACCATAATATGGTCATGAATGAAACAGATAGGACAAGTGTTGGTCTTTTATTTCATGAAAATATAATAGATGTTCTTAATGATTCAAAAGAAAATACAATACCTTTTTATAGTGAGATGTTAGAAAATATTTGTTTTGCTGACTATATAGATCGTATTACATTTCAAAAACAAATATGGGTATTCAACGAAATGAGTTCATTGGTAAAAACCTTTTATAATAACCACCTTTATCATAAAAAATATAAAAAAAATATATTTAATCCAGACGAAGTTCGTTTTACAAAAGTGTTAACCAAATATTCAACGGAGTATAATAATATGTTATTTATTCAAAACATTTGCAATCAATTGACGATGGATAAAAAAGATATGTTTTCGTATTTTATTAATTTAAAAAATACATATCCAATTGAAGAAATTTATGAATTATTTAATAATGACAACTATTTGATTAGTAAACTAGATGTTAATAGATTATACCGATATTTAGATGCATATACTTTAATTGAGTAATTCCTTTAAACCAGTCAACGAACGCGGTCCTTTATAATCAGTTATTTTATTATTATCAGTATCCAATAACATTATTGAAGGATAACCCTGAACGTCGTATTTTTTCATGACATCTGCACCAGACATTTGCATATTATCATTATAATCATCGTCTTTTTCAACTTTTACTACATTTATTTCATTATTTTTTGAATAACTTTCAAACTTACTCCATGTAGGATTGAATTGTTTGCAATATCCACAATCTTTCCAATAGCAGTATAATATTGTACTTAATTTTTTCTTCCCGAATCCTTCGCGGAAAACATTTGATTTATATAAATAAACACCAATCAACACCATAAGTACCATCGTAAACACGCATGTGGGGTTATCCCATTTTAAACATTTTTTCGTAAATTTCATAATATTCATTATATATAATTGTAATATTTTATATAATGAGAATTTATTGATTGATATAAAATTTAGCCATTTCTTTATTTTTTCTAAAGAAAAACGCAGGTTTCAAACTTGTTTCCTTGACAAACCTTGGACTCGGATTTACAAGCAACTTCTTTTTATCAAATGTGTTTTTGTCATGGGCAAAACACAATATGCTTTTTTTTGGGTCCAATTGCACAAAAGGGATGGTATAATTTTTCAAAAATTGCTTTTCTTCTGCCATTTCTGCTTCATCGTCATAAGATGTTTCTTTCAATAATCTCCTCCAAAATCCAAATGTTCCGGCTGTAGCATGTCGTGGTCCATAAGGTCCAAACAAAAATATTTTCTGCAAATGCTTAAAATAAATGTATATGGCGCTGCTGCCACAAGCTAAAGCGTCTGGTTTAGAACGCAATTTGTTAACCACATGATTTACTCTATCCGGTGGATAATAATCATCATCGTCCATATATACAATTATCTCCCCTTTGGCTTTACTATGCATGTAATTCCTCTTCCTTCCAAGTTTCATTTTTTCCTTTTGATAAAAATATTTAACACCCTCAACGCCTTCAAATAAATCACCAACTGGGTCATCGCCATCATCTACCACTATCCATTCTATCAATTGTTTTGGATATGTTTGTTGCTGATAACATTTAATCAAAAAAGGAATAAATTTGCGGCGGTTATATGTTGGTGTACAAATACTTACAAAAGGTTTTCCATTTGCGCTGACCTTTTTTTTTCCTCTTTTTTTCCCCATTAAAAAACTTTTGTAATTAATTTTTAAGTATTTTTATTTTTAATATAATTTAGGTTCCTATAATCATTGGACTAAAAGAATTAAAAGAAATAGCCATAATAGTTATTGTTAATACAAAAGATATTATTTGTTTGTAACCGGCCGGTTTATCCCCTTGTCGGTGCCAGCTGCTAAAATTTTCTTTAACAAAATTCTTGCCACCCCCGAAAAATGGTATGGTGAATAATGAAAATAACAATTCCAATGGTTGTACGATTACATTATAAATTATAAGTATCCATGTCAGAAAAAATCCCCACAAAAATCCAACAAAATTGCCATCAAAAATATGTTGGAAAAATCCTCCCCAAATGGTTGATATTACTGCAACGACGATTGAAGCTGCTAGTGAAAATACTAATACAAATGGTAATATTAGAGTAACAATAAATCTTGTAAACCATAAAAACGATGAATCCGTTTTCCCTTTTTTTGTTTTAGGAGCAATAGTAAAATTTGCCAAAATAAGTAAAATGGCTTGAAAGATTTGTCGTGGTATCATCCATGAAAGCATTTGTGAACGACCTAACCAATAACCAAAAGATATTACAGGACTTATATACATTTCATCATAGGGCCAACCTATTTTATTGCTATAAATATCAAATGGTTTCCATTCATCGTCGCCCCATGTTAAAGAAGTATTGGAGAGGATATCCCCGCGTTCTTCGTCGCCTCCTCTTTGAGTGATATTTGGACGTTTAGAACGTCCTCCACCTCGCATTCTTTTCTCCATTCTAGATTCTTTTGGACAGCATTTCATGCCTCGTGACATTCCAACCAAACCATTTCCCATAAAACTTAAAAGTATGTTCCAGAATGCTGTTAATGGAGACATTTTAAACCTTGCTTTTTCAGAAGCATATGGTGGATTTTCTGGATGAGATGGAAAAAACCTTTTTGGGTCGTCCAAAATACTTAATTGCCATGAAGAAAAGGCAAAAATCAATAATCCAAAAATAACTCTTTTATAATTTTGAAATGCTTTACCGACCGCTACACTCATTTGGGTTGGGTCCTCTTCAGTTAATGCTGCTTTTTGACCAGCTATTGTCGAGAATGTTGACATATATATATTCTTATAATATTTAAATTATTCTTTCTAAAGAGCATTTAGTATAAATATTATATCATGTTAAATATATATCCAATGGGACCTTTTTCAATGTTCACTAATATTGTAATTTTATTTGTTGTTGTTAATTTAGCAATGCTTATTTATAATGCAGGTAACCAAAAAATGAGAGAAGGAATGGATTCTGCATGTGTTGGTAAAGGAGGAATAACAAGTAAATATAATTACAAGGATTTAAATAACCCAGGATGTTGTGATGGGAAACTACCATTTTCAACAAGAGAAGGTGACAAATGGTGCCTTCCTTTCAAATCATCATCAGTAGCAACACCACCGGTACCAGCAACACCACCGGTACCAGCAGACCCACCGGTACCAGCAGACCCACCGAAAGGAATGTGTAGCGGTGTAACTATAACAGGACAGGGATTTGAACCTATATGTGCATGCGATACCAATGATTGTCAAACTTCGTGCAAACCTCAACAAGGTAAATATAAATATAATGGTTTTGATACTGACAATGCTTGGAATTGTGATGGATGTACAAAATGTGGAGGGGGAAAGGGAGATGGATTACCAAAAGGAACACCATTTGCACCTGCAAATAAAAATAACCCCGACCCAGGTCAGTCAGAAAAAGACTGGGAAAGTTGGGAAAAACGCGGAATAGATACGCGTGGATACAAGAAAGACGGAAAAAGACCGAATAGAGACAATGACGTTTATATCCCCATAATCCCCCCATATTTGCCTACAACAAGATGTTCGTCTGGTATAATAGATACTATTAAAAGAAGAACAGGTAAAACTCCAACTTCTTGTATCAGTGTGGCGAATTGTAAAGAAGTTTACTCAAAAAATAATGAAGCCGCTTTTTGCTATAAAGGGGATGCTATTACAAAGGCATTAAATAACTTGCGAGAAAGGTCTGTTCCTGGGGGCGATTATGATGATTATACCGGTGATAGCGGACCTTCCGGTGCATTCGATAAAGATGGTACTCTCGACCAAGATACAAGAGATGCTTACAACGATGCTCTGGCAAACGATTCGCCATCAATGCATGGCTCTAGACAATATCCTTCTGATACAACAGGAGGTGAAGTAGTATCTTCCGCTACAACCGGAATGATGACGGAAACTAGACCAGGTGATGTTGGAGGAAATTTGTCGTCAGATATGGAAGGTCGAAAAAAAAAATGGCTCCCAGCAAATTACGGCGATTATCAAGATATGAAAGGGGGAAATAAACCAGTGTCCTATGATTCGGTCTGGGACTTATTTTAAAGTATTTATCATTAATATATGAATAATTTTAATGATGATTTAGAAAGCGGTATAAGGTCAAGGCAAATAAGAGGTCGTTATGTTAAAAAGGAAAATCATATAATAGATGTTAAACGTCCATTCAAATCATTGAAAAAATGGAGAGACATGTTGGTAGAAGGCACCATTATATCAGATGTTTATAGTAATAGAAATATTACTAGTGAAAAATCACTATGTGAAAATTGTACAATATGTTAACGAGCATTAAGTAATCCTATACTTCCACCTTGAATAACTATCATATTATATCTTTCTTCGAATATTCGTAAATCATAATTCCATTGATTTAGGCGCTGAGAATCTTTTCTAATTCCTATAATAGCACCATCTTCGTCACATAAAACCGATACTTCATTTCCACTTGTGTCAATAGGTGGGTGAATAGTGTTAAATTCAAATGTTACATATTTCCATTTATTAGTATTTTGTGCACCAGAAGGTTGATAATAATTTCTATTCGTATTTACCGCAAAATTATATAAATATAACCCATCTTTTGCAATACCATCACTACGAATCCATTTTTCAACATAATTATAAATTCCAGCATCTAATGTGTTTTCTCTGTATTCAGCTCCTAATAATATACCCATATCTAATAAAATCATTTTTGAATGGATTGTATTAATTTTTAGAGCCGGTGTTTTCATAAAACCATAATAATCAAAACCTGGCAAGTATGCGGCATCGTCCATTATACTAATTGGTATGAGGACTTTTGGTGATATATTTTCAAATTCCCAATTAGTATAATTTGCCCATTGATTTCTTAAATAAACATCACTTCTTCTGAAACGGAAAGCATAACTTGAAACCATGTCTCTGCTAGGAATATCAACACGTCTAGAGCCCCCTATATTCAAATTATCATGTTCATATATCTCTTTGACGAGATATTTATGTTCCGAAGCTGCAAAAACACGCATTTCGTCATCACTTAAAAAAACATAGGTTCCCAATAAATGAATATCTGCATTCCATGTATTTTTTTTATAATAATGGCTGTAATTGTCTATTTGGGTAGACCCGGTTGGTTTACCAAGTGGTACTATACCTGAAGGGTCTTGTGGTGGTTGCATAAACCAGTACAAATCATGTATTTCATCGCTTTTTGGAGCAATTCTTTTACCTTTTCCCGTTGTTTCATCTATGTTGTTTACATCCAAAATAGTATACAATTCTTTTATAGGTCGAAACCGAATACTAATTTCAACCTCTTGATATTGAAGGGCAACTAAAGGTAATGCTAATTTGCCATTTTTTTGACAAAACCATGATTCTAAAGGTATATATAATTTCCTACCTTTAATTGATGGTTTAACATCTGTTGGTTGAAAATCGTTTTCTGGTTCTTTGTTGTATTGTGTGTTTGGATAAAAATGACCATTTTGATAAGCTGCTTCCGGATTGGTCATAGCATTGACATTACCAACCATGCGATTCCAAAGCTCTTTTTTGGATGGTTCATCTCGTTCTATGGCCACAGACATATATTCCCCAGAATATCTACTTAATATATTAGAACCAGCATAAATTGTAATATCTTTTATCATTAATGCGCCTATTTTTTCAATCCATTGAAATTCAAATGGTGTTTGTTTATTGGGTATATCATTAGTCCAAAAAAATGGACTCCAAATATCAGGCATATTAACAACAAGATAAGTGTCCCATAATAGCTCAGCATATCTAGGAATCTTAAATTTCATTTCTGTTTCGCTATTATAATTCAAAATTCTACTTCCATTTCTATCAATGCGAAAACGTTGCAACCCAAAATTTGTATATTTTTTATATGTCGTTTGAAAAAAAGTTTTTGAAGGGTTTCCAGTCAAAATGACATTTTCCGCACCTTGAGCTGCGATATTTAATAAACCTCCTGGCATCTTACAATAATATAATATAATTATTTTAGATTATTAATTATACAATTTGTTTTAGCATATATTAAAAAATAATATATAATTATAAGAATGAGTGGGAATGAACAAACAACATCCGTAAAAGGTAAACAAAAAAAAAGATGTAAAAGTGACGGACAATTAAATTTTTTACATAAAACAATGATGAGTGTCATGGCACTTTCCCATATTTATGTTTGGGGTATTTCTATTGGGATATTAACAATAATAATTTTGTATATTACTAGTCAACTTGGAAAAAAAGAAAAAAATATTAGTAATATGAATTTTTTATATAATGATGATAATTTGAATAAATATCCCCAAATCAATTCTATATTTGGTTCAGATGATAAAATAGTTTCCAATGATTTTAAACTTGATTTGATTACAAATAAAGGAAAATTGGCTGATTATATAATATCTAGTAGTTACAATTCATGTTGTTCTGGTGATTTTTTAGATAGTTATGTATCTTTAGATGCATTAAAAAATGTTATTCATCAAGGTGTGAGGGTGTTGGACTTTTCTATTTATTTAGTTAAAGAAAATGGAAAATCAAAAGCTGTTGTTGGGGCGGCACCAGATAGTTCAACGAATATTAAAGGAACATATAACTATTTGAATTTGGGGACACCACCTGCTTCTCGCAAAGAAGAACAGAATAAAGGCGTTTTTGAAACAATTAAAAATGAAGCCATGATGGGCGTTTTAACCGGGGAGAAAAGAAGAACGTGTACAAATACAAAGGACCCATTATTCATACATTTAAGAATTATGAGTGCTCAAAGTGAAAAAATTTACAAATCACTTGCTGAACAATTTGATGAAGTGTGGTCAGAAGGCGACATGCAAATATTTATCAAACCTGAACAAGACCAACTTGGTGAAGTACCTTTAAACAAGTTGAACAACAAAATAGTTATTATAATAAGTGACCCAAATGTAAACCATTGGCGCGAAGTGAATGATAAAAATTGGGAAGATGGGGGAGGGGAGCTGGTACTTGGAAAAAATGATAAAATTAAAAAATTTATGAAAAAAGTATCTAGTTTTTCCGACTATCAACATAGAAGTGATCATATGGTGAAAATAAATAAGACAAATGCACAATCATCGGATGTTAAAGCGATTACTGGTTTAACTAGAAAAAAAATATATATAATTATTCCTGATGAATTATCTATAAATGACAACATGAATTACGAAATACATCATAACATGGGTTGTCAAATGGTTTGTATGAATTGGCAAAATCTTGACGGCCCTTTAGAAACCTATAGGGAGAAATTCATGTATCAAAAAATGCAAACAGACCCCCCTTCTAAAACTACGAAACATTTTGCATTTATATTAAAAAGCAAATCATTAAGAGGAAATAGTATAACATTAACCCCTGCGTCAAAATTGCCTGATAATACTTCAACCGCACCACAAACACAAATAATGTATGGCACAACAATGAATCTATAATTTTTTTCACACTTTATATTAATGAAGTGTGAAAAGGGACTAACTTTTGAAGAATGTGAATTATCTATTTTAAGACACGCCGTTGATAAAATAGAAAAAAAAATAGGTAAAAAAATGCTGGGCAACCCTGTAGTCAAAGAAATAATCGCCGTTGTTGAAAAATTCCTTATTAAAAAAGGACGCGTTTGTTACGGAGGAACGGCTATCAATAATATATTACCGGAAGAATACCAGTTCTACGACAAATCCATTGAATTACCGGATTATGACTTTTTCTCTCCAGAACCACTCCAAGACGCCAAAGATTTAGCAGATATTTTTTATACGGAAGGTTTTAATGAGGTTGAGGCAAAAGCAGGTATGCATGCTGGGACTTTCAAAGTCTTTGTGAATTTTATCCCAGTAGCCGATATATCATTTCTCCCAAAAGAATTATATAAAAGAGTATATAAAACTTCTATAAATAAAGCCGGTATTCGTTATTCCGCACCAGATTATTTGAGAATGTTGATGTATTTAGAGCTTTCGCGCCCACAAGGGGATGCTAGTAGATGGGAAAAGGTTTTGAAAAGATTGACCTTATTGAATAAAATTTATCCACAAAGAGGCAAAGATTGTGAATTTATGGAAATTCAAAGAATGTTTGATAGTAAAAAAAAATTATCAGAAGGTTTAGAAAAAAAGATTTTCTATATTGTACGTGATTCTCTCACAAACCAAGGAGTAATCTTTTTTGGCGCAATGGCAAATAATATGTATCTTAGAAATATTAAGAAATTTCGCAATAAAAAATTTCTCCCAATTCCGGATTTTGATGTATTGGCTACAAATCCCGAAACAACGGCTACCATTGTTAAACGCCAATTGGAATCAGAAGGAATCAAAAATGTTAAAATTAAAAAACACGCTGGTGTTGGTGAAATTATAGCACCTCACTATGACATTCGTGTAAATGGCGAAACTATAGCATTTATATACGCCCCACTATCATGTCATAGCTACAATATCATTTCAAAAGGTGGGCATAAAATTCGCGTGGCAACACTTGACACCATGTTAAGTTTTTACTTGGCATTTTTATATGTCAACCGACCTTATTACGACCCACAACGCATATTATGCATGTCACATTATTTATTCAAAGTGCAGCAAAAACATCGACTAGAACAAAAAGGCTTGCTTAGACGTTTCAGCATTGATTGCTATGGAGAAGAAAAACATACCAAAGAAAAGATTAGAGCTGAAAAAACAAAGAGGTATAAAGAGCTGAAAAATAAAAGAGGTACAAAAGAATGGGATTATTACTTCTTAAATTATAAACCTGGAGAGAAAGACGATAAAAATAAAAAAGATGAGAAAAAATCATTTAAAAAACCCAGAAAAACTGCCGTAAAAAAACAAGCAAAAACAAGAAAAAGTGTCAAAAAACGAACTCGCAAAAAAAAGAAAAAACGTAAAAAAACGGGTTTCTTAAATTTCTAATCAATATATAACATGAAAGATATATATTGATAAAGGGCAAAGTTGCCTATTGCAGCACCTCATGCTGTTGTAATTATAAGAATGAACACCAAACTCGTGAAAAATGTATTTATTGTATATTTTATATTTAAAAGATTCATCTGTGCGTTTGGTATTTATACTTTATTGTTATTATTTAATAATAACAACAATAAAGTATATAATTAAAATGAGCGGTCCATGGTATGAACATCAAAGTCCTTCCACAGAAGATGTAAAAAATATACTTTTCACTGCGCGTTGGGACAGCCAATTCGGAGAGACAAGTTGGTATCCAATGATGAAAAGGTGTGTTATTGACATTGTAATCAATGAAGAATTAAAAGTTCATCAAAAAAACTTTGGTCGCAAACCATGTTGGGGGTCTTATAGAGGGTATTATTCGTTTTCACATTCTAGTTTACTTACTAAATGTTTGGAAGAAGGACAAAATTTTAGGAAAAAAAAAGCGAGAGAAAAACTTATAAAATTTATGGATAATTCTACTTGGATTCAGGATAGATTGTATCGTCCTGACGATGGTTTGCGTTGGAGACACATGGAAAAAATACTTCTTACTCATCAACAATGTGTGCAAACCCAAACAATTTGACTCTTAAGTAAAATTGAACCAAATTCTTCATCGTGAATATGAAAATTCTTTGTCTTTAAGGCTTCTACAAGCCTTTCAAATTTATGCATTTCTAAATGTGTTTTTAATGTTTTTTTAACTTGTGCGCAAATTTCTTCAATATTTTCAAAATAATCCAAATCTAATATCACTTCAAATCCCTGAAATAATTCATCCGATATTTTAAAAGTCACGATAGGCATTTATATTAAAATTGAAAATAATCTTAAAGCCTTTTACATTATAAAGATGAGTAAAACACCAAAAACTGACCAAAATGGAAGAGTCCCAAAAATCGGAGAGAACTACACGGGGAGATGGTTTGATGGTAAAAGGTTGAATCTAACAGGTATAGTTGAGAGCATAAGTGTAAATAAAATTTTTTTGAAACTTACTAAAAAATATAATAGTTTTCCAATAGGAAATGTCAAGGGGGTTTATATCAAGAACTCGCATTTAGCAACGGACACAGAACCAGAAAATTGGGAAGAAATTGGACGATGGAGATTACAACCAAGTGGAAAAAAACGAGGAAAAATGGGAAAAAATAAAATCGTCATCTCACATCCAGACAGAATTTCTTTTGATGAGATGTTTAAGAAGATTTTATTAGCTACTGCAGAACGTTCTCCCTGCAAACGCCTCCAAGTTGGATGCATTTTAGTAAAAGATAAAAGAATTGTCAGTCAAGGATACAATGGATTTTTACCAGGAGCAGAACATAAATCCGTCGTCAGAAATAACCATGAGCAAGCCACAATTCACGCTGAACAAAATGCCATTTGCGATTGCGCTAAACGTGGTGTAAGCTGCGAGGGTAGTACAGCTTATATCACGCATTATCCCTGTATTATTTGCACTCGTTTACTTTTAGCTGCTGGTATAAAAGAAATTAAATATTTAGAAGACTATAAGAATGATGAATTAGTAAAAGTATTTACTGATGAATTAAATGTGAAATTAGTTAAATTATAATATCGATGAATTATATATGTCAAATTCAGGATTTCTCAATTATTTAATTAGGAGATATGACTACAAAACAGGAGGTGCTTCCGTTTTAGACATAGAGGAAAAATTGTATGGAAGTCATACTAGCGCTATTAAAAATATGGGTTTTTACAAGCAGGCTGCTTTATTTATGTTACTAGAAAGTAATCAATGTTATGAAATATGGAAAAAAACCACATTTATGAATTATATCTGTCAGCGTTTTGACATTCATATTGAAGCAGAAAAAAACAAAAAACAAAAAACAGGATTTGCAGATAAAACCTTAGTGACCAAGGCAGATAATGTTATTAGCCGTCAACCAGAAAGTTTGCGTATCGAAAAAAATCAAAAATTAGCAGCAAATCAAAACATAAAAAACTCCGAAGGAATTGAAGAAGAATATTTTTTGCGTTTGATATTTATTGATTGTATGATAAAAGGTATTGAGTGGATGGGGGAAGTGCATTATAAAAACTACGAATTTAAAGGAACACCAACAGAGTCAATTTACAACCATAATGAAACAAAGTCACTTGAAGGAGGCGGACCAACAAAGTCACTTAAAGGAGGAGCAAAAAAAGGATGGAAAGTTTTTTTCCAGTTAGCCTTTTCTGCATTTCTTTGGGCTATAGTAACAAATAACTTAGTAGGTCAAGTAACAAATATTCCAGGCGAAATTATAAATATAGTTAATGTAAATTTTGAAAATTTAATTAACTTACCAGGTGAAACATTCCCAAACATTAAAATGGCCCTTCAGGAAGCACAATTCATATTAGAAACGGATATGAAAGGCGACACCGATAAAGACACCGCCGATGAAGATACCAAAAAAGACAAGACCAATAAAGACACCGCTGATAAAGACACCGCCGATGAAGACACCAAAAAAGACAAGACCAATAAAGGCGCTTCCTGGACTGAAGACAACGCCAATATTAAAGAAAGAATGAGGGAAAGAAATCTTGAACATCTTGAAAAAATAAATAATGAAAACGATTTAATGACGAAAGTTATTGTGCATGCTAACAAGCTTATTTCTATGGAAGAAGAAGGATTAAAAGCAGTACAGGAAGACCATGAAGTGATAAAATTAAAAATATCAAAGTTGGAAACAGATTCCAAAAGAGAAAATGTTGAACAAGATTTAGAATCACAACAAAAACTTCTTGCATCACAACAAAAACTTCTTGCATCACAACAAGAACTTCTTGCAGAACAGAGATTACAATTTGAAGTAGCAACATATATTGCCGAAGAAAAAAATCGTTTGGAAAGAAATAAAGAAAAATTACAACAATACGAAGTCAAACAAAAAGAACTTCCGAAATCAGGTCCCTCCTTCAAACCCATGAATGTTTCATATGCACAGATAAATCGAATGTTGGATAAAAGTATATTTTCTGTGATAGTTGATGCAGTTTCCACAGAAACAGACACACCGCCAACTGATTTGATTACAAAATTAGAGCTATTAATTGCAACCGCTATTACAAAAGATTCAATCGAGATTATTAATAAACAAATACTCGGTCAACACGTTCCAAAACCTGAAAACAACCAAAATTCTGAATTCTTCCAAAGCTCAGTTCAATATGCATCAGATTTCCTTGCGTATGTGTGGTATGGGAAAGATAAGAATTTTCTAAAAGCACCAGGCATTGACTCAAAATTTGATCAATGGAGAAGAAGAGTGAAAGTAATAAGAAAAACAGGTAGTGATTGGCAACTTAATATGGAGAATGCACTTACCAATTCAATACTAGATATGTTTTTACTTATAAAGGAAAAAAACTATTATCTATGGATTTATTCGGTAATGCAAAAATTACTTGTAATGTATGCTGTCAGACTATCATTCAAATTTCTTAAAGGCGAAACTCAACCAAATCAAGGACCTCTAGCACTTGAAGACAAAAATACAAGAGACGAAGATACAAAAAAAAGCTGGACGAAGTGGTGTGAGACTATGTTCAAAAACAACCTACAAAACTTTGAAAACTCGGTTGTTCAAAATGAAGAGGAGGAGGAACAAACGCTGATGGTACAGGGTAGAGTATGGACATTAAAAGGTCTTCAATTTTTTTTAATGTCAGTTGTGATTTCTGCTATATTTGATACAACAAGAAAGTATGGAAATGATGCTTTCAGTGGATATTCAGTCGAGAACCCAGAACAATATGTTCAAGTTAATTTGGAAGACATATTCGCAACTACACAAAACGAAGAAACATTAACATTTGAAGGAAATTTTGGACCTATAAAAGTTATGGAAGATATGATGAATTCTCCAAAAAAAGAGGATACATTAATGGAAAATATGGTGTCTCCTCAAAAAAAGGACAAAGAGTTATCAGTTATACCTATTAATGAAATAATGTCTGTTGCTACTAACTCGCATTTTTCCTCTGGGGGCTCACCCCCCAAATTGGTCAGATTGACAACGGATAATGGGGAGGAGGCAACATTTGACACAGCCAAACAAACCATAAATTTTAATACAATAGCAGCATCCAACGAAACAATACAAAAATTTGCTGGTAAAGCAGCTGCCTTGGGGAATTCATCAAACACTAATTCAACAATACGAGACAATGCTAAAAAACTAGAAAACGAAAATGAAACCAAAGAAGGAGGTGGGAAAAAAATTAAAACAAAAAGGAAACGAAAAGGAGGCAAGAAAACAAAAAGGAAACGAAAAGGAGCCAAGAAAACAAAAAGGAAACGAAAAGGAGGCAAGAAAACAATAAAACAAAAAAAGAGAAAAAAAATGAGTCGCAGAAAACATTAAATAAAAATTTTTATAAATTATTTTTATTTAAACCTCACTAAGATAATTTGTTGCCTTATTTATTCCATAAAAGAATCCTCCAAAAAGTATCGTTTTCACCAAATAACCTGAAATATTGCTGTTTCCATCCGTTAAAAACAAAGATGGAAAAGTTTTCTTAAATTTGTTCTTGAAGAAGGGCATCTGGAAAATGAAAAACATAACCATGACCAATAAAGGAGTTTGTATCTCACTATATAACATATCCAATCTATCTTGTTCTTTGTCTTTATTTTTATTTAGTTGTATAATGGATTCAATGGAATCATGTTGCTCAATATAATCTGTTTTAGGAGCAGGGGGTACATAATTTGGTTGAATTTGAGGGTCTTGCATGTGACCCTGTGTTTGCATTGAAATATGGCTAGAGGGTAATTGTGTCATACCACTTTGAGATGCTTGTTGTATTCCTGATATAATTTTATTAATAGAATTAGATGACAATTCGGCTGCAGGGACACCATGTGGTGCTGCTTGTGATGCTGCTCGTGGTGCTGCTTGTGGTGCACCATGTTGTGATGCTGATTGTTGAGATGGGTTGTTCAATTCAGTTTTTTCTAATACAACTTTATTTGTTTTCGACATATCATTCCCACCAGGTAAATTATCGATATTTGTAGAATCGGAAGTCATATATAAATATCTTAATATTGATAGATGGCTTTTATTACGCAAATTCAACCTTTTCTTTAGTTAATTCGCAACTTTCAGCCTTAGGTGAAAATGTATAACATTTCTCTCCATATTGGAAAACTTGTCCTTTAATTTTGTCTAAAGGAGCCGCATGAAATACTAAACAACTTCTATTTTTGCAAGCTTTTCTAAACAATGTTGCCAATCCTAAACCCAATATAATTGAAATGAAAATTTTCCCTACTGGGCTATACAAAAGCCTTTTGAAATTGATGTTCATATATATATAACAATCATTGTTTTATTTTCCCTTCTTGTATAGGATATTTTCTGATATCTTTTTTATTTGAAGGACATTCCACGTTTTTACTTTCAAATCCAAAACAAGCACCGGTTCTATCCTTATATTGAATGTCATCTAAATTGTCTGGATTTGGGTATACATAAATGACATTTGGTCGTGGGTTCGAAATGTAAACAAAGAAAATACCCAATGTTAAACTGATGATAAAAACAGGAATATTTATGAATTTCATATATAATGGTATCTTATTTTTTATTAGATATTATCTCTCCGACTTCTGTATGGATTTCATTTTTAACAGACATTTCTTTTATATTTCTCACTATGAATTTATCACCCTCCTTAATCATGATTGAAATGTCATATTTTGTTTCTCGGATTTCTTTCATTAATGGCAATATTTGTTCTATATAAATATTGATGGCGCTTTTTAAAGCTGTGTTTTTAGACATAATATCATCGTCTTCCGTATATTCTTTGATTTTTTCTTTAAACAAATCAATAAAATTGTTCATTTTATTATTTTTAATTCTTAAATATTTATTTAAACTTATAGTTCTTTCTTCACCTGTTTCTTCGTTGGTATAATCTTTTTCATATCCCGCACCAATAACATTTTTAAGAGCTTCTCTTTGTTTCAAATTCATTTTATAAGCATCTCTTTCTTTTTGGAATGTATCGATTATTTCTTCTTCGGTTCTGAGACCAAATAATAAATCCAATTTTAAATTAATAATGGTCTCTTTAATGTGCTCAATTTGTTTATCAGTCATATTTAATGCCTTGGTCAAAGTAATAAGATATGGTCTTTTAATTTGAATATCTAATTCACAAGGTGTTTCACTATTACCGCATTTTGCTACTAAAATGCGGTTTTTATTTGAAAAATATGTTCCTCCATTTTGACCACAATTGATGCATTTTTTTTTAATATTATTAAATTTAGCTTTCTTTTTTCTTTTGCTTAAATCACTCCCAATAAGTTTTTTCTTGGTATTTTTTACTTTTTTTTCATATTTTCCTTTCATTTTAAAATATTCTTCGATTGTAGATTCTATTTTTGATAAATCCATTATAATTATACTGCATAATATTTTTTATGTATAATCTCATAATCACTCTCAAATTTAGGGAGATTTGTAATTAATACGTCATTCATTTTTCTTCTCTCGTTGTATATATTATTCATTTTACTCATAATATAAGCATGGTCTCTTTCATTTTTCTCTTTTTTTTCATCGGGTGTTAATTTATGTTTTTTTCTATATGCTAAAAACATTCCGAATAAAAAGATAAATAATAAAAAAAAACCACAATTCCATATTGTATTGTAATATTCGTTCTTTTTCTCTCCACATTTTTTCAATGTTTCTCTAATAAAATATTTAACTCCTGGTTCAGTTAAATTGGGGAATTGTATATTATTCATATAATTAATAGAAGTAGAAAAAGAATAATAATAATACATAAATATAATATAATGGAATCACCTAAATTATTAGAACCGATGGCAACAATTGGAATACTTCTTGGCGTCACTTGTTTATTTTTTATAGCAAAAATTATGTATCAAATATATGATTATAAAAACGAAAACCCCACACCAATACTTGCAAGTTTAGCTGTATACTTTGCTACAATGGTTGCTATACAAATTGGTATTACTGCGTCTAATAGTACATCTAAATGTAGAGAAGCACAACCTGGTAGTACCATTTTATATACGTTGGGACCAAACTTATTAATTTTTGGAAGCGTGATATTAATTTTATTGGTTATGCCTGGTTGGAAAAGTGCTTTTTCAAATACATTGGGGTATCTCTTTGTATGTCTACCATTTTTAAATGTAAATACTGCCCTTGTAGAATTACTGGGTGGAGAGAAAGGAAAGTCAACAAAATTGATTGAAAAAATTTGTTCTAATAAAAGTTTGGTTATCAATGAAATAACCCCTGTCAATTTTAATGTTATTGTGCCAGAATTAGCTGGCAAGGAGTCAATTGATGGTTTATCAGTTGTGACAAGAAAAGCATTATGGAAATGTATAGTTATCAAAGATGCAATTGGAGATTTTATTTGGTATGCTTTAACATTGGCCTTCACTGTTTTAGTAACGTATGATAGTATCATGGATATGAGATGCACGCACTCAAAGGCATTTATTAAAAGTAAAATAGACGATTATAAAACAAAGGCAAATCTGGCAGATGAATAATATATTTATTCAATATTTATTCAATATATTTTATTGAATAAATTTAAAATTTTATTTTAGGAATCGCTAAATAATATAATACAAATAAATAACTAAAAATGGCTAAAATCAAGACCACTAACCATATTGGGACGACTGTTTTCTTTCTATACCCTATACCAAATTCTCTTAAAGAGCCGTCTTGATTATATAAAAAATGAGGCGCATACATTTGAATCAAGCAAAACATTACAACAAAAATGATAATGGCTACAGATGTTATATTCCTTCTAATATAGGCTCTATACATGATAATATATAGTTTTATTTAAATATTTAAACTAATCCCCATCTCTTTCTCCAAAATCATCATCATCGCCTAATGCAAAAAGGTCATTCATAAATTCAGCGTTTGCTAGTTGTTGCTGAGCTTGTTCTTGTAATTCTTCTGTTCTGTAAACGTCTCTATTCCCAATCGTTACCTCTGGTCGTCTATCTAAACGCGATTCCATTGACATTTCATTATCAATTTCTTGTCTTTCTTTATCATATTGCATTGCATCATATTCAAAAAGAGCGCGCGTTTGACCCAAACTCCATGCGCCCAAACGCTGGTTTTTCTTAATATTTTCCACTTCTCTTTCTTCCACTGTTAAATCCCCCAAACGTTTTGTAACTTTATTTTTTTCTTTTTCTTTTGCTTTGAGAACTTTTTTGGTAATATCTTCTTTATTGATATTCAGTTTATTTTTTTGATTTTTCATAATTGTAAGATATGTTGTTAGTAAATTAGCAACCTTTTTTTTTATCACATCTTTTTTCCCTTCAAGCTGCTGCTGCTTTACACGGGTATCCACTCCTTCTGTATCCACAACGTCTAATAAATCACTTGGCTCCATACCATCGTACTCGTCGAACAAATCACCTTCCAGAGCGTTAATGTATATAGATATATTGCACATTAAATAGAATTGTGATAATTTAGTTATAATGGAACCATTCATAATCGTCGGGGCAATTTTATCTTTCAAAATTAAATCAGCAAACAATGTTGTAGATTTCATCAAATCTATAATATCTTTGCTTTGTTCTTGAACATATTTTAAAATGGAAAACAAGTCTTTATCTCCATAAAATTTGTGTAAACTACTTACCTCGGAAAACATATTTTTTTTTAATTCTTTTACATGTCTATCGCTTATTTTCCAATGTTTCGGTATAGAAATATTCTCAAAACTCACACTTTTTATTATCATATTTGGATAAATCAACATCATATTTTTAATAAAAATATTATAAAATGTAAATAGTGATAAACTAGTTTCATCGGATTGCGTCATGTATATTTCTTCTCCTCGCGCTTTCCATTTTACCATATTATCAAAAATAGATTCTATGCCTTCATCAATGCCAGCATTTGATAAAAATTCAATAATATGATTTTGGAAAACTTCAATAGTATCATCTAAAAAGGATTGCATTTTTAAATAACTTTCATCATCATCTCTAATAGTGTCGAACGTATCTATTAAATCAGTAAAAGCTGTCAATATTTCTGGATTACAAATAATGGGAGATTGTTTTTCTTTTAAATGTTGAATTTTTTTTTCTAAAATATGGCGCTCGCTTAAAATAATAGGATGCAAATTAATATCTATATTATTTATTTTATTCACACTTTTAAAAATTTGCCGAAACCATTGTGCGTTAATATCTATCCCTTCTCTTTTTAAAATAGAAATTTTATGTTCTAGGGTGTCTTCTGTGGTAAAAGTTTTAATAATAGGGTGGTTGCAATGCCTTTGAATCTCGGGAGGTAAAGAAGATTTTAATCTGCAAAATCTTAAAAATGATATATAAATAGTTTCTTCTGAAAAACTTTCAGAAAGATTTGGGTATTTAAAACGAGTATCTAATGGAGAGAAAATATAATGAGATGTTTGTTTTTCTTTTACAATGGAAATTATATCTTCCAATTCCTTCACCATTTTGTTGTATTTTAAAATACCAGGTTCTTTATCAGTAAAATATTCCAATGTTTTTCGTATACCTTGATTACAGCACGCATTTTCTAACATTGGTTCATCGGATAAATTTTTAAGCAACGGGGCTTCACGCCTTACTACTTTTTGGATAAGTTCTTGAATGTGTAATGAAAAAGCTATTATTTTACCACGCAATGTATTCAATTGTGTTGATTGTGTTTTGTCTCCTTTTTTCATAGCATTAATAAATACATTTTTAAAACTTGAACTAATATTAGAAACTTGTTTCATTTTAATAGGAACTAGCGGGGGTAAAAATTGCACCCAGTTTTTAACATCGAATATTTCTGGTATTTCATCTATCTCCAGATGTTCTCTCAAATACTTTCTTTTTGTTTCTAATTTTTGATTGATTAATGTATCATTTAAAATAGAGTTGATGCCTTTTGAAATTTTAGTTGAAAACTTTGATGTGACGGCTTCTTCTTTTTTCTTGCTTATTCTAGGTAATACAGACCATGGTCGTTCCGCTTGTTTTAATCGCAACATTGTGCATACAAGATATAATAATGCAGAAGAATCGCCATCGGGTTCTAATGGAAAACCGGAAAATGAACGAACGCAGCCTGGAAATGTTTTCATTGTTGTTATTGACGGAATACTTGTTTGGATGGCGATTAAATAGTAAGATAAAGTATATATAATCAAAGTTTCATCGTGTGCTTTTTCATATGATATACCCTTTTTTCCGGCAGTTTGTCTTTTCTTTAATCTTTTCATATATAATTTCTTATTTCCGATATAGCGATTAATTATGTCAACAACGCCTTTTATAATAAAATCATAATCAGATACAACATCGATGCCCAAGCTTTTATCCAATGTTGATATTACACGATATATCATTTTAGAATCTATTGATTCTAATGTGGTTTCAGATTTTAATTGCACGTTCATCAATACATTACCAATATCTTCTTCCAATACCTCCCTACTTACCACTCTATACCCAGCTTCATCGTACCCTTCTCCCCCGTCATATTCAATATTACGTATTATATATCCGCTGTATTTATCTACTATTTTATCTCCATCATCGCTAATTTGGCCTCTTTGCGCACAAACGCGTTCAAGGGTGTTTTTATAGTCTCCGCGTTCAAATGCTTCTGCCAATTCGGTGTAAAAAGTTGGCAATAGAGGTATATCCTTTCTTTTACAATAATACCAATGAATGTCTTCTGGTTCGTCTAATCCGAAATCATTTGCTGGTCTACATAATTTTGATACAAACATTAAAATGTGGGATTGTTTTTGAACGAAATCGTCTTGTGATAAAATAGCATCTCTGAGGTTTGCGTAAGGAGAAACAACATTATCTGATAATTCGGCAGATTCTCCTAATTTTTCGCGATACAAATCTGTTTTTAAAAATTTATTCAATTGTATTAATCTCAACGAAGGTATAATTGACGAGTAGTAAACAATATTTTCTTCTAGGTCAGATTTTAATTCTTTATATTCTAAATTCAATTGCAAATCAAACTGCTTTAAAATATCTTTTGTCAAATCATCTGCAATTTTACCTTTTGTAATATCCATAGAAGCGCAATCATTTTTGATTTGCATGCAATTTTTTTTTGTATTACAAAACATTTTTGAAGATGAATGATGACTTGAAAAATTACCATCTTCGTCTCTTTCCCATGTATTATTAGAAGTTCTCTTAAAATAAATAAAATTACCATCGTCATTTTCAACAAATGCATAATTTCCTTCTGCTATTCTTCGTTTTTTTATAGTTAAAGCTTCCGATTCAATTAAGGCCTGTGAATCATTAAGTCCGACATTTTTGGTTAAATGTTCTGTTATAAATTCTCTATACGAATTATCATCCATTGTGTCTTTTTCATCTTGAAATTCATCATTAATATCATATCGAGTTACATCATATTTCTCATCAAAAAAAACATCCGATTTATTATCGTCTTCTCGCAGCTCATGAATATCAATATATTGTTTTGCCAATACCAAATCACCGCATTTTTCATTTTCTTCCATTTTTTGCGATTCATCTGAATCTTTTCTTTGCGCATTTGCAACAATGGTTTCTACATCGATTGGTTGATATAAATCCATGGCTGACAATGAAACAAGGGTTGAAAACAATTTCATATCATCCAAATGCATCATTCTATTTAAAGCAAATGTATTGGTAGTTTTTGGTGATAATTGATATAAATTCAATAATTCACGATTTGTTTGGTCTTCTGAATCTTGGTTATCATTTAATAAATTTAATATATTATTTTTGGCTTTGCGACTAATTTCACCATAATCAACATGTAAATAATCTCTTATCTCTCCGATATTTTTAACAAAATCGCGTTTTAATTCTAATATACTTTCATCAATAAATTTTACAATCGTTTCGTATTGTTTAAAAGTTATATCATCGGGGTAAATGAGAAATGGTTCTAAGTGTTGAATTATTTTAGAATATGAAACACCACTATTGTGCAATTTAATATATTTTTTGACCAAGTTAAATAACACCCTTGTTTTTGGGAATATTTTATCTAAAAAATGTTTATACGCTTCATTTTTATCTCTATCATCGTAATTTAACGATTCGTCAAAAATCATACTAGTAATGTTTTTTAAATATTTGCTTTCATTATATTCAAATGATTCATCATTTTCTTTTATCTCGATTGTTTCTATGTTGGTATTATTTTTAAGAATTGAGAAGTAATTAAAATTTGTTTGCGACAATTGCGATTTTTTTAATATAGATGTGGTAGGTAAATTAATATGAGAATATAACAATACCGGTTCTTTTAAAGTTAAAAACCCGGTGATTGCTATTTTGTCATTCTGATACATATTTTGTCTTCTTGCAGATTGTAGTACTTTTTTATTATCGGTAGAAACCAATCTAGATAATGAAGTATTTGTCTTATTTAAAACAAAACGCTGTTTCACAACGTTATTATTTTTAACGACACTTGAATAAAAATCGTTCATATTATCAACAATCGTTAAAATCTCAGTTTCTACTGGTTTTTGTATAATAACATTGTATTTATCATTAGGGTCATAATATGGTATCATTACATTATTTGAATGAATATTTAAATAATTGTATTTATTTTGGCTATCAGGTACAATATTATTAGTATATTCGTTCATCAAGTGGTTCAATTCATTTTGACTATCTGCCAACGTTGTGGAAATAAAATCAGTATTATAATCATCTTTTTGGTTAATATCATACAACTTTCTTTTATTTTTTACAATAGGCAATAACCAATATAATTTTTTATCTAATTTTTCCATTCGCTCCACTAATGGTTTATAGTTAGCACCTTTCTTCTTTGGTTTACCAATTCCATCTGAGGTTATTATAGAAAATTTCTCTCTTAGTTGTTTAAACCTCTCAATAGTAATATGAATTTGATTTAATATCCGAGGAGTTCTTTTATGCGTTGGAATTGTAGATAGAAGGTCATCTAAAAGGTCTGCTGTTTGGGTTTCCAATCCAAATCGATGTTCATCCTTTCTAACCGGAACAAACTCGGTAATCGCCTCTAATTCTTCACCAAAAACAATATCATCGGCATCCAATAATACTTTTTTTAATTGTGACGATACATTTATTACAGGAGGACCCAAATCATCATATTCTTCATCTTCTTCGTCGTCAAGAACATCCAATCCTAAATCCATTTCTAAATCTGGTATTGATAAATTTGGTTTTTCAGGTATTTCAAATGGTTTAATGTTTTCAATTGGTAATGTCAAAGGAATACCCTTATAACCGAAATCAATGTATAATTTTTTTTCATCTGGATATTTTGTAATTTCAATCATGTCTTCATCCAAATTGGTAATTTGTCCATTAATTGTGAATGGTACATCTCCACCCATTTGGATGGTAATCCAAGCCCCAGTAACAAGTCCATTTTGTCGCGCGTATCCTTTTTTAACAGACTTGCTTAATATTTCAATGCTGTTGATACTTTCATCTGTTAAATTCTCATTTAATATATTTAAAACACTTTCTTTCATATTATTCGCATTTACAATAGACATTCTGTTTTCATCTAAATATCCAATGTAATAAATGTTTTTATCATATTGTTTGTTTGTTTTGGAATTAATTCTAATTATATCACCCAATTCTAAAAATATTTCTGTATCAGACATTACTTATAATTATAGCAGAAATTATCTCAAACAACGAAACTTTAAAACGGAATTAAAGAAAACATATTATATGTAAATAAACATGACGAGTATTGCAATCAATATTGATAATTATTTTGATTTATCTACATTGGAATCAACTTCTTATTTAGGGAACACTAATACAATTTCCGTAAAGCCAATTAAAATGTTATACGCAAATAATAATACCGATTATTACGTACAATGGTATATTCTCCATTATTTAAAAGAAAATATAAACCCGGGAAATATTCGTTCTACTGGATTATTTAGATCGGTATTAACAAATGGGAAAAAGATATATGTTTTTTCTCCTCCAAAATCATTGCCTTTTTCGGAATGTATGACGGATAATTATAATGATTATATTTTGGAAGAATTGGTAGAAGGGACAATGATAAATTTATTTTGGAATGATTATATTAATGATTGGGATATGACAACCAAAGGTAGTATTGGTGGGAGGTATTCGTTTTATCAGGATAATAAAAAAACATTTCGAGAAATGTTTTTGGAAGCAATGATTGAACAACAAGTGGAATTCTCTGATTTTAATAAAAAAATTTGTTATTCTTTTGTTTTGCAACATCCGGAAAATAGAATAGTTGTCCCATTTAAAGAAAAAAAAATAATTTTAGTAGCAATGTATTCTATTGATGATAACATAAAGCTATTAAATAAAAATGATTGTGACATTAAAAATGTGTTATTTCCTAAAACACTAAAACAATTCACTGATTATAAAGGAGAAAATTGGGAGGATTTAAATAATTATTTTAAAGAAATGGATATTGATTATCAAATCACAGGTGTAAATATATATAATCCTAAAACTGGAGAAAGGAGTAAAATTAGAAATCCAAATTATGAATATGTTCGACATTTAAAAGGAAATAGTCCAAAGATACAATATCAATACTATTGTTTAAGAAATATGGGTAAAGTGAAAGAATTTTTAAAATATTATGGCGAATATAGAAACCATTTTGCAAAATTACGAGAAACGTTGCATAATTGGACAGGGAATTTACATAAAAATTATATTTCATGTTATATTAAAAAAGAAAAACCATTGATGGATTTTCCAAAAAAATATAGAACACATATGTTTTTATTACATCAAATTTATATTAATGATTTGAGAGAAATGGGGCATTACGTATCTAAACAAATAGTTGTTAAATATGTAAATTCTTTAGAGCCAGCAAAATTAATGTATTCTATTAATTTTGATTTTCGCAAAAATAGGGAAGTTGCTATTATAAATGAAACTGCTAAACAAATTAATCAAGAAAATCTTGTTTGATATTATTTATAACTTGTTTTGCATGAGCACAGCATTCATGTATAATGTTACGCGCTTTTTCTACAGCAGAAACCTCGATTTCTGTATCAATGAATCCTACGCGAATGATACTATATGCATCGTGGGGATGATTCTTTCTAAACCCCACATAGCTTAAAATTTTAGATACATTGCCCTGATAATAGTTATCATGTAATACGCATTCAATAATTTTACCAATTGTATAATCAATATCTTCTAATTTTATGTCTACCGCATTTTTTATTGTGGATATAGATTTATCAACTGGGAGCGATTCGCTTGTAATGGCTTTATTTGCCAAGGTTTCAATGGAATCGATAATAATATCACAAGCCTTTCTAATCAATTCGTTATTTGAATACACTCCTACAGACTCTAATTTGAAATCGAAACTATCTTTTTTATAATAACGCAAACCTTTATGATTGTACCAATTTTTTTTCAGAATTTCTAATGTTGACGCGTTTTTTTTTTCTTCTTCAGGTATATTTGTCAACTCCTGTTGCCAAGCGGAATCTTGTGCAATGTTATCAGGACTACATCTATAAGAACATATTGACGCAACATTAAAAGAACCATCTTCGTTTGCTGTGTGTAAGGACATTTTTGCATCAATTGACAATTCTTCCCCTGGAAGAATTGTTGATACTTTTGGTCGTAGTCGAGCAAACAAAATATATTCTTCTGTGATTGGACATGGAGGAAACATTTTTCTTATCACGCTATCTGTTAAATATTTACCAGTTTTTTCATTTTTAACTCGAAAGTGTTCTGTGGTGACATCCATCGTGTTTTCAGTGTCATTTTTAACATTAATTTCAACAACTAGTTCTTGATAAGGCAATGAAACATCATTGATATGAATAGGGATACATTGCAATCTTTGTTTTAAGACTTCGTTATTCAATCTTGTTGTATTTGTATTAAAAGTAGCGTCATTTTTATCGTCTGGGAAACAATGGAAAACTAATGTGGGGATATCTGATAATATTGTTCTTCTTACAGCATTAACAAATGATACATTTGTATTTTCAATAGTAAAATATAGTAAACCACTCTCCTCATTTTTAAAAGATATTAATGAGGTTACTTTAGAAAAGTCATTTTGGGATGGTGAATGGGTCATTGTATGCTATATATTTATAAATATATTATTATATCAATTTTTATAAGTTATATTTCTTTTTTGAAATACTTTATTAATAGTAATGAGTGTTTTGTATTATAGTAGTTATTGCGAATATTGTAATCAATTAATCGAAAAATTATCGAAAACAAAGACAAAAGATGAAATACATTTTATATGTATTGATAATCGCGAAAAACACATTGATGGTACAATGTATATTGTTTTAGATAATGGACAAAAAATGCTATTTCCACCAAGTATAACAGAAGTGCCTTCTATTTTATTATTACACCACGGGAATCGAATATTAAAAGGTATGCAAGAAATTTTACATTATCTTAAACCCGGTGAAGCTGAAATAAATAATATTGCGACAGACTTTAATGGAGAGCCAAATGCTTTTTCTTTTTCGGAAATGGGGAGTAATTTATCAGATAATTACTCTTATTTAGATACACCCGCCGAAGAACTTATGGCCAAAGGGAACGGAGGTCTTCGCATGATGCATAATTATTGTACAATTAATGATAATCAAACAATCTCTACGCCACCCGATGATTATGAACCAGATAAGGTTGGTCAGGTGGATTTAGGAAAATTACAAATGTCTAGAGCGGCAGAAATAAAACAACAAAAATAAAACAGAATAATAATACAAATAAATTATTTAGAAAGTAAACAATACATTTAAATATATTTATGAGCATCCTTAAGGCATTTACTACACATTTTAAGGAATTTATGAATGATATTCAGGTAGTCTTTCCGAAAGACCCTGAAATACGAACAACTAAATTTTTTTTCACTAGTTTAATTGCAGTAAATCCAAAAAGCATTCTAGTGGGTTGGAAAGCATGTGTAAATGATGTTTATGAAAAAGAAATAATTGAAGGAGATTTTGATTTTTTTTTAAATAAAGATTATAGGAAAGATTTGGAAGGCGCTGAAGGAGAATCAAATATTTTACAATCTATCGAAATCTTTAGACATAAGATTAAAAATATGGGGGATGAAAACAAGAATAAATCCATAAAATATATGCAGAATTTGACAAAATTATGTAAATTATATTATTCAAAAAGATAATTGAGTTTAGTTTCACTTAAAAGTTTCATTCAATTTAGATATATAATGTCCAAATTAAATGAAGATAAAATACCTACCGATTTCTGTAAAATTATGAAAGAATTTATAAATGACATATTGGTTTCTTTTCCGGAATATGAAAATAATCTTAACAAAGGTTTGCGTAATATAATTGATGACAATGATGATAAGGAAAGCTTAAATGAATTGATACAATATATGAAATCCGTTTACCCAGAAAGATTTTTCGATTTACTTTATCAAAATGAAAATATATTTAAGGATTCTGAAATAAATACTAAATTCTTGCCAAATATAGATTTTTCAAATTTATGGAACCAGGAAATTAGTGATAATACCAAAAATGTTATTTGGAAATATTTACAACTAGTGTTGTTTTCTGTAATTAGTGGAGAGAAAGATATTAATTCATTTGGAGATACAGCAAAATTATTCGAGGCCATTAAGGAAGATGAACTCAAAGAAAAACTACAAGAAGCAATGGAACAAATGGGAAACTTATTTGACACATGTGGGAATAATATGAATAAAAATGATATATCAACGAATGACCTTCCAAACCCCGAAGACTTACATAGTCATATTAACACTCTACTTGAAGGTAATTTAGGTAAATTAGCTACAGAAATTACTGAAGAAACTTTAAAAGATTTAAATTTAGATATTTCAGATGAAACAGACGCCGGAGATATTTTTCAAACGCTTTTTAAGAATCCTGGAAAGTTGATGAGTATGATTAAAAAAGTTGGTAGTAAATTAGATACAAAGCTCAAATCTGGAGAACTCAAAGAAAGCGAATTAATGGAAGAAGCAATGGAACTTATGGAGAAAATGGAATCCATGCCCGGCATGGAAAATATGAAAAACATGATGAGTAAAATGGGCATGCCCATGGGTGGTAAAAATGGTAAAATGAATATGAGTGCAATGGCAAGCAATTTAAAACAAAATCATAAACAAGCCAAAACAAAAGAGCGCATGTTGCGAAAATTAGAAAAACGTCGAGAAGAAAAAAAAGACAATCAAATAAAAATTTTACAAGAACAACTAGCCGCAGCTAAAAAATCTAATACAACCGGTGAAAATATAGTTAAAACAGAGAAAAAAAAAAAAAGAAAAAGAAAAAAAAAAATAGAAATAAAAAATAAATGGAAATATATATATCATGAGTAATTCATTTTGGTTAAACAATCCTAGTATATTAGTAGATAAAAAACATATTACCAAAATATGGCCGTCCAATGACTTGAATTATACGGAAAAATTAAATGCTATAACACGTTGCATTATTATCTTAGCGGTTTTAGGATATTTGATGACTAAATCAACCAAAATTTTAGTTAGTTCTTTTATTACCATATTTATCATTGCACTCGTATATAAAGTTCAAAAACATAAAATATCTAAAAAAAAAATAACAAAAAAGTTATTGAAAGAAGGATTTACAAACATCATAAATTACGAAAATCATAATGATAAATTTAAAAACCCAACGGGAAAAAATCCAATGATGAATGTTATGCTTACAGAGATAGATGACACTCCAGAACGACCACCTGCCGCTCCATCTTTTAATAGAAACATAGAAAAGAAAATAAATGATTCAGTAAAAAAAAACATCGACCCTAAATTATTTTTAGATTTAGGAGATAGTCTCGGGTTTGACCAATCAATGCGAAATTTCCACACAATGCCGAATACAAAGGTTTGTAATGACCAAAGGGCTTTTGCCGAATATTGTTATGGGAATATGCCATCATGCAAAGAAGGCAATGAATCTCAATGTACAAAAAACAATGAAAGATATGTTCTATTATAAATATCACAAAAATAAAAATCTTCAGTATAATTATATAATGGCCAGTGTTCATAATTATACATTTAATAATTTATGTCGTATCGGAAATGATGAATGCGGTGTATCATCGCGAGATATGCAAAATAATAACCAAAACACTTATTCTACCACCAATTATTTCGCACATTGGGGGGGTATGAAAAAACCAATTGATTTGGCAACCAGTTTACCAAACATTAATTATACCGGTGGTCATGGGAGCGTCAATGGTGGCAATATTAAAGACGAATCAAGATTGAAACTTGGTACTATTCAAACACATCCTAAATGCAGAGTTAGTCTCAGAGAAAGACCCTTTGCAACTGTTCCATTTTTAGGAAGAGGTCCTCCGCGCCCTGTTACTGAATCCCGCATCCAACAAGGTGCGTGGATGTCAGAGCTTAAAAGCTCCAAAACAATCAGCGAAAGAAACTTTAATACCAATACGCCCCTTATTCCAAGTATAGCAGAAAATATCCAAAACCCTGTCAATTTAGTAGAAGGTGTCGCCGCCGAAGGTTGGATTAGAGGGGGGCTCCCCAGTCGCGAAATTACACGCAACAGAGATTACATTGAACGTTGCGAATAACTTAAATACTTTAAATGAATAACTATTATAAATGTATAATTATTCATTAAAATTATCTTACAAAGAAACGGATGGCGATGATACATACAGAAAAGAGCTTTTAAAAGCAATGAATTTAGAAAAATATGATAATGAGAATATTTCAAATGTTATTAAAACAGAAATTCTCCCTCTTTTAGAACCGCATTTTATAAATGTTTTTTCAATGATTAAAGACAATTTCCAATTACCAGTTCCATTAAATAATGAAATGTGTTTAACATTACTATTTGCATGGGAATATTTCGACCTTTTACATCTATGTCTTGGAGAGATAAAGGAAAATAAAGTCAAAAATAGTATCACAAATCTTATTACTGAAATAGAAAGTCGCAAATAATTAAAATCTTATTTATACATATATGAGTTCTACCAGATTGAATAACGATAAAGGGGAATATTGTAAAAGACAGCGCGAAATACGTCTTGCCGAGCAATTTTCTTTATACAAATACAAATGTATATCCAATGACACTGCTTTTCCTGCCGTAGGAATTAATATGCCAAAGATGACAAATGGTTATAACAACAATATCTTATCTCAAAATGCTGCCGATATTGAAAGCGCCTTATTTGGCATTGGTTCCACCAATTTAGTAAACGCCAAACAACCAGTTGTGACCAAATTAAATCAGATAAAGACCAAACATTTCTTTGATAGATTAGATACATTTATTCCCGAACCTTTAGTTATTGAAAAGAGTCAGCGCCCTAAAGGACCATTTTGTTAATTTGAAATAATTATTGATATTTCAATAATTATTGATAAATAATTATTTGATAAATTAAATATCGATAATATAATTCCAAAGATTCTTATTTTCAGCTACTACGAGGTGCAATTGATTATTTTCATCATCGAAAGCAATACTAATATCCTTAATAGCTCCAGCATCAAATGTTTTGATATTGTCCCATGAATTTCCATAATCACCGGAAAGCCAAATTTCTCCTGTAGTAGCAGAAGCGACAATGCATCTACCATTGTCAGATGATTTTACAAATTCCCAATCTTCTAAAAAACTTTCGTCATTATTTGATATATCTGAAAATGTATCAAAATTATTCACATTGTCATACCAATGCTTTCTACTTATCCATAATTTATTATTACTATTATCTGCAATTATTATTTGTTTTCCATCTCCGCTCATATCCACACTAATATAATTCCCAGCCGTGATTGGGGTCGTCGCATTGGAGGTAAATGTGGGGTTATCTTCATTGCTATTCACTGAAACAAAAAGATTATTACTACTATCAACGGCTGCAACGAAGAATCCAGAATTGTCAGTTGAAATATCTACCCATGTTGCTACTTTTGTACCAGTAAAAGAAACATCTTTACTTTGAACGCTCCTGTTCTTGCCGCTGGTCCACGCTCTTTCGTACCTATCTACTGCAATCATGGAAATTGTGTTATTGCTTCCATCCTTAGTAGTAGAAGCAAATTTTATATTATCCCCTGCAAGATTCGCAGCTAGATAAAAACCAACTCTATCATCAACATGATTGTAAATTTTATTACCACTACCATGACTTCCAGATAATGTTTCTCCTTTGATTTGCCAAAATTCCCCACTGGAATCAGTAACGTAACCAACCTGGTTGGGCGCCCCAACTATATCTATCCATGTTCGACCACTCGCGTCTGATGATTTGGTTTTTGCATCGGTGTTTACAGATGTCCATGTATTACCCACATTGGTTGATATATGTATACTTCCACCACCACCACCAGCGGCAATAATATATTTTCCTTTATTTGAAACATGTATACTGACGAAATTGTTTGCAACACGCAATACATTTCTCCATTTTGGACACGGGAAACAATTATATTTGGAAGATGCATCTAGACAATTTTCATTTAAAGCATTTTTCCCAGTCAAGCAATAGCAACATTGTTCATATATTCCATTGCAACATTTAAATCCGTTTTTCTTGTCCAAATAGTCTTTGTAGCTCTTTATGGTGCCTTTTTTAAAGTTCTTTCTCTCCGTTAGTTCTTTACTTTTAATAGTTTTAAGGCGTTGATAACTACTAAATGTAGGATATGATTTAATATTACCAAAGTTTATCATTCTTAATATGTATAAAGATTAAATTTTAATTTTGAAAATATTTACCAAATATATATATATGAATAAAGGAAGATATACTGATTACACAGCATATTTGAACAGGAAAAAAGGCATTATATCCAGAACTTCCAATGCCAGAACTTCCAATGCCAGAAATACAAAGAGAAGATTGCCTACCTATAATAGTTATTTAAATGATAAAACTGCGATAAATTACAATATGGATATGGATATATCCGCATGTAAAAGGAATGTAATAACTACATCTTTATGCGCCAATGTAGGCGGGTCCAATTTAAATTCACTAATAACTACAGGACCAGCATTTAGAAAAGTTGATTGTGGCACTCATTCCATTCCCAAAGTAACATGCAATAGAACAACGGATTATACCGCATATTTGACTAAGAAAAAAATAGAAATAGATTGCAATAATTCCACATTGAAAGTATCCAATTATAATCAATACTTAAGCAATAAAAATAAATCAACAAATGATTGTTGGAATACAGGAAGTGAGTGCAATGTTTTACAGCCTTATAATCCACCAACTTGCAGTTCTTCAAGTACTTGTTCAACTGATGTAGGAGTTATCATTTTAAATGCAACCTCTTATATCACTTTTGATTTTGGTGTACAAATTTTACCTTGTTCAGGAATGCCGTTAAAATTGTCAATGGATAGTTTAACAGCTGCAGGAGGAGCTATACAATTGGATAATGTAGGTATTGACAAACCAAATAATATTTCTTCTAATACTGATATAGGATGGATATATCCAAATTTTGGAGGATTTGGTTCAGCAAAAAGTGAAAGCATAAATTGGAGTGATAGGTCAAGTTTCCCAACTGGATGTGATAACAATGACCCAGATGTTTATCTCAAACCTATTGCTAAGTCAGTAAATTCCTCATTTATTATTTCATCGGGAACGCAATTTTCATGGATGTTTGGTTCTTGGAATAACAGTTATGCTGGTGATTTGAGTGGTGTTAGTCTGGATATTTCTAGCAATATACAAATATTTTTAGTAAAAATACCATGCGCAAGTATAAATAATGGTACAAGTTTATTTCCTTGGCAATGGGCAAAATTTAATTTAGATATCAATGATACACGTTGTGGCTCAAAAACACTAAAAGACTTAAATGCGACGTTTACAAAAGAAATTACCCCTATCCTAAGTATTTCAGTTGACGGGATACCTATAAGTTACATTTCATTTTCTCCTGGAGATGGTTTAGGAATGTATATTTTCAGAAATGGTTTATGTATTAATAAAGGTGCTGGCAATGAATTTATAAGTCCCGCAACATTTTCAATAAAAGTCGAATCAACATAATAATTTTCTCTCTCTTAATTATATCATGTCATTTACACGATTTAATTATGATGAATGTAGAACCAAAAAGAAACTACAAGAATCAAGTGGTCCGGGACGTTATATGCTTAACAAACCTGGATGGGGAAATAAACCATGCATGTTTAATGACCCACATATTCGCATGCAACAATGGGGTGCTAATCTTCAGAAGGTGCCAGGTAGCGGCGCAATTGATATTCACAGCGATTTGTTAGGCATTACAAGACCACTTTCAAAAGATTGCGCTTCGAGTAAATTTCCAAATAAAGGCGTAGTACAATCTGTTAATACGAGTTATCCAGTATGTGAAAGTGAATTTACATCACAATCGCGCGCAACTCATCCAGCATTTTTATATAGAGATTTGGAGCAGTCTAATAGATATCCATTGTTTTTAGACCCACAAGAACACGTGGCAATTCCGTTTCATAATAATGTAAATACCCGTCTTTTAGAGAGAGACAATTTCACTCCTAAAATACCTTGTCCTTTGAATAATTAAATATATTTTCTGTTTAAGTTTAGTAAGAAAATATGTTGCTTTATATATAAATGGCTGAAATCGCAATTCCAATACTTGCATTAGGAGTGATGTATTTAATAAAACAAGGAAATGATGAAGATGAACCATATCCCAGAGAGGGATTTGACAATGTATCGGCTCCTCAACAGAGACGCTTGGTTCCAGGAGACGCTAGAACATATTTGCCAACTGAACCTCCTGTTAATTTCCCGGTTAATTCCAAAAAGAATTTAAACAAAAATGTAAAACATTATCCTTCGCCAAATGCTGCTACTGATAGATATTTCAAACAAGAAGTATACGAAGATGAAATTAAAAAAAAGAAAAACACAATAAACAATTTCCAATCTCTTACAGGAAAGGAAGTTGGAAAAGCAGACCTTATACATAATAATATGGTGCCTTTTTTTGGGTCAAAAGTAACACAAAGAACTTCTGGGTTCAACGGCAATGAGGGTCTTTTAGATAAAATGCAAGGTGCGGGTTCCCAACAAATCCAAAAAAAAGCACAAGCCCCCCTGTTCGCTCCAAATAAAGATATGCATTGGGCGAATGGTGCTCCAAATATGTCTGATTTTATGCAGTCAAGGATGAATCCGTCTAGAAATATATCAAATGAAAAACCATGGGAAGAAATTCGTGTTGGTCCAGGATTAAATAAAGGATACACGAATGAAGGATCCAATGGTTTTAATGCCGGAATGGAAGCTCGCAAAGAGTGGATGCCTAAATCGGTTGATGATTTACGTGTAGCGACAAATCCCAAAGTTACATTTGGTTTAGCAAATCATGAAGGACCTGCACAAGGGACATTTGCGCGCGGCATTGAAGGGAAAATAGAAAAGAATCGACCGGATACATTTTATTTAAATACACCAGATAGGTGGTTCACAACAACCGGTAGAGAAAAAGGACAAAAAGTACGAAGTGCTCAAGTTATGCAACCTATTAAAAGCAATGATGGTCAGGAATATTATGGAATGAGTAATGGAAATCAAACAGGAGGAAGTTTAGCAGGAAAAGCGCAACAAAATTTCAGAAAATCTAGAAAACCAGTATTACCGGCTTTTGATAAATATAAAGGACAAGCTCACAACATGGCAGCTACCACAGGTAACAATGTTCAAGACGCGTATGGTAGAGAGGGTTTTCAAAATTTACCAAACGCGCGCAGCACCACGCGACAGGCAGATGAATTTGGTGTTGCGGGAGGTTTAATAAGAGCAATAACTGCTCCTATTTTAGATATGTTGCGCCCTTCAAGAAAAGAAAACGTTGTTGGAAATATTAGACCTGTTGGAAATGCTGGAGGTAAATATGGTGTTCAAGAAGGTCGAGTTTGGAATCCAGCAGACCGGACAAAAACAACTATTAAAGAACAGACAATTGAAAATAATTATCAAGCCCAACCATATCAAGTACACGATGGAGGATATGAAACAACCGAATATCAACCAATTGAAAATCAACGTGATACCACTAACGTGAATTATATCGGAAATAGTAGTGCTACTGGTATTACAACTGCCCCTTCTTCTTATAATGCTGCTTATAACGCGAATTTGAATCCCAATAAAGAAATTATATCAGTTGCTAGAACCAACACTGGGACACAACCCTTGATGAATGATATGCAAAATATAAAGATTTCAAAAATAGGTTCAGTATGTCCAAACCAAATGTTCCCTTCTTTTCCTAAAAAAACAGCCAATATGTCCACATTAGGCAGTATTTCTAATAATAATGTGAGAGGGGAAACTCAGGATTGTGAAAGAAATAATCCAGGTTTATTAACCGCGTTTAATAATAACCCCTATTCTAAATCTTTACATAGTGTCGCTTAATTTAATTTTATATAACTTTTTGATAAAAAGGTATATTAAACAATAATAATTATATATTTATTAATGAGTGATAATATCGAGATTCATGATAATATCGAGATTCATGATAATATCGAGATTCATGATGAAATTAAAAAAAAATTAGACTTGTTTATTAAAGAAAAAAACATTCCGCATATAATTTTCAATGGTCCTTCTGGATGTGGGAAAAAATATATTATGGATTATTTTATCAAAAACATTTATGAAACTCCTGAAAAAATCAAAAAATATACGATGTTTATCAATTGCGCACATAGTAAAGGTATTCGTTTTATCAGAGATGAGTTGAAATTTTTTGCGAAAACCAATATTTATGTTGAGAACGGGAATATTTTTAAAAGTATAATATTATTTAATGCAGATAAGTTGACAACAGACGCTCAATCTGCTCTCCGCAGATGCATCGAACAATTTAGTCATACGACTCGTTTTTTTATAGTTATAGAAAACCCAAATTCTTTATTAAAACCAATTCTTTCCAGATTTTGCAATATTTATATACCATTGCCCGTAATTTTAAATGAAAAAAAGAGTTTATATGATTTTAAAAGACAGAAATATACAAAAAAATACATATCGTTAATCGAAAAAAAAAAAATTTGGTTAAAGAAACAATTAACAAATAATAACAATTATTCAAATATTTCAAAATGTTATATTTTTTCGATTAAATTGTATGAAAAAGGATATTCGGCTTTAGATATAATAGATTTTATTTATAAAAATTACAATGAAAATGCCAAAAAATTCTCTTTATTGATTTTTTTTGACAAGATTAAAAAAGAATTTAGAAATGAAGTTTTATTGATTATGTTTATTATCAACATCACATATATGCGTTCTGAAGTATCTTTAGAAAATATAGAAGAAATATAAATGGATGATTTTAATACGGCTGTTTTAACTGAAGCGAAAAATGAATATTCCGCAAATTTAGTGAATATTTTAACCCCTTTGCTCATCCAAGGTTTAAAATCTATATTTTCCGAAGCATGTAAATTATGTTCTGATAATGAAGAAAACGATAAATATCTAATGACATTTCAAAATTTTTTAACCAGAGTTCCAAAATGGAATCAACAAATTATTGATGCCGAAATGAGACGTATTATAAGTGAAAGTAATTGTAGTTATTTAGAAGATTTATTAACATGTGTACATATAACTCAGTTGAAAGTATTAACCAGTATAAGAGTTGCAACAAAACAGAAAAAAATAGATGTTGCTATTCCGAAATTAAGCCAGTTTATACATAATATTTATATTAAATGTGCGCGTAAATTTTATAGTGTAATTTATTTGTTTGAAACAAATATTCAACCACTTGAACATCAGAAAAATATGAGAGAATGTGAGATTATTTGCAAAGAGTGTATATTAAATGTCATTAGAGAAAGCATGCCCATAGAAAAAATACTAAGAGCATATATGGATGAAACTACAGAAGAAGAAATTGTAGAAGAACAAGTCAGAGAAGAAGTTGAAGTGCCCAATATTGATTCTGAAGAGACTATATCACAAGAAGTAAAAGAAGAAATTAAAAAAGCCACTGACGCTATTAAAAAAGATGTTATTAAAGAAAAAAATGAGGAAATTTTAAAGGAATCTGGAGAGAAAGAAAATGTTAAATTAGACATAGAAGAAACCATTAAAGAAATGGAAAAAATGATTGAAGAACCTGAAGTTTTAAAAGAATCAAAGCAAGTTAATCAAAAATCTACAGGCGAAAAAGCTGTCTCGTCAATGGATATTACTATACCAACGTTACCAAAATCTGATAATAAAACAAATATTAAGTTTAATGATATTGATAGCGTTTTGAATTTTGATAAAACCTCAATACTTGATGATGACAAAAAAAATTATACCGAACAGGTTTCGGCACCAAAAACTATAGATAGATTGGAAGAGATAAGCGCTATGCGCAATGAACAAAGAAAACTTGAAGAAGAAGACGACGACGACGATGATTATGATGAGCCACTGAAAATTTTTGATGAAGGACCTTCATTGAAATTGGATGCTTTAGATGTTCAAATTTTAGATAATTCACTTGAATTAAAAAAACCACCATTATTAACAGACATTGAAACATTGATATAATTGCGGTAAAATGACGATATGATTTTTATATATTATATAAAATGAATTCAAATACTTTTATAACCGCATTAGTTATTGCATGCGTATATCTTTTATTCAAATTTTTAGAAATGAGATTTGTTTTAAAGGAAAATAAAACTCTGAAAACGCTTTTAAGAGAGACATTAATAGTATATTTAAGCGTTTTAGGGGGAGATTTTGTTTTACACCAATTACGACCGCTTCAAAATCAATTGAAAGTGCCAGCGGTTTTTACATCTCCGCCAAATTTTTAAATAATTTAATCATCATATTTATATATATTATGATTAGAAGTAGAAAGAAAGGAAATACAACAAGGAAAAGATATAAAGAAAATAAGAGAAAAATGGAAAAACTTAAAAGAAACATAAAAAAACAAACTCATCGTATTCACCACCCAGCGAGAATGATTAAAAAAGCACATAAAACTAAAAAAAAACCCAGAAAACCCAGAAAACACAGAAAAAAATTCGCAGCAAAAGTTGCGAAAATGTTCCAAGATTTAGAAGATATTGGAAATAAAAAAAAAACAGATGTCGTCAAAATTTTAGAAGTTGTGAAAAATATTAAAATGTTAATAAAATCTTGGAATCCTTTTCCTTTACATCCAAAACGCAAAACAATAGATAATTTTTTTAATAAACCGATTGGTAAAACTTTTGTGAAACGAGCTGAAGCAAGAGGGGAACTGACAAAAATGAAAAAAATATGGGAAGAAGCTCGACAGGCGATAAAAAAAATAAATTCTGGGAAAAAAAAGAACAACCCCAAAAAATGGAACGAAGAAGAAATAATAAAAGTTGAATATTTTTTGAAAACCTTTCTATATAAAATAAATCATGTGTTAACAGGAGAAATATACAAGGGTGAGATGATAGGTTATGATATTAAAAAAAATGAAAATCCTAGAAAGGAATTATCTGATTATTTAACATTACAATGGTTGCTTTTAGAGTTTTTGTACACAAAAACAAACGAAAAAATGGCATTTATTGACGATGCTGAAAAGCGATGGGGTGTAATTGGAATATTGGTTAAAAAAAATCTTGAAGATATAGAACAACAATCTGGTAATTCATCAGGATCATCTTCAATGGAGGATTCACCGCGTTCTTTAAAAACAACGACGCAAAAATATAGCAACCATGTAAATCCTAGTTGGGGCCCCCTTTTACCACCTGAAAAATGTTCATCGATTGCCGACAACCATCCATTAAAACCAAAAAAATGCGGTCCTTCAACGTGTAATAATTTAAATACTGGAGAGATGAACAAAATTGAAATCTACAATAACTCAAAACCCAAAGGAAAAAAAATATTTTGGGTAAGACATTGTGAATCTTGTGCAAATGTAGTGAGTAAAGCGCAAAAAATGATGTTAAATGAAAGAGGTATTTGGACACAAGCACTTTGTACACAAGAAGGTATTTTGCAATCTATAAGAGCTGGGATAATTTTGAATGATATCTTCAAAGATAAAGGTATCGCATCAGTCAGCATTTATTCTTCCCATCTTCCTAGAGCAGTTCAAACTGCGGCATTAATTAGAAAAGCTTTGAAGGAACGCGGATTTAATGTCGTAAACGAAACAAATATGAGAATACCATATGTCAAGGAAAAAATAAATCCGGCAGAAAAATATATTGGTCCTATAAAAGATATGATTTACGGCAAAAAATCATCAGTCAATTCTGCGACACGCATTGATAGTGACACTTATTGTAAAGGCGTGGCATCACTTGTTGGCAACAAATGTGATAATGGTGAAAAGTTGGATAATATGGATGATAAAGAATTAAATGAATATAATAAATCAGACCCATCGAAAAAATTCAGAGAGAAAATTCTTGATGACCTACTTGAAGAATCTGACAGAGCGGACGAAACATCAGCTATTCTTATTGTTTCGCATGGAGGTTATATATCAGAAATGATAAATAAACATTGGAAGGAGAAAGGAATATGTCGTAAAATACACAGCGGTAAATTTCCCAATGATTTAAATAATCGTGATAATTTATCTATTCATATGGAAACATTGGACAACACAAAGACTTTGCATTTTGATACAAATCTTCAACTACAAGGTGAACATATCCCATACATACTCACAAAGGCATCAGAACTGATAAAAAACAAATATAGAAGAAAAATCCAAATGATGAAACCGCGGGAAAATCCTAAAGGAAACAGACAACAAATAAAAGATTTATATGCTGCTAAAAATCAACCCGATGTTGTCGAACTTGCGAAACAATGGAAACTCATTGCAGACGAAGAAGGTATTGGTGGAGCACGAAATAGATTATTAACATGTGAATATGATGGCAATGATATTAATATATAGAATCCTAAAATGATATAATCACAAATGAATTTAATATAACAATTATATTCATTTAAGCTTCGGTTAATATAGGCATGGTATCAATATCCACAAATTTTGTTTTGCCACCGACTTTTTTACGCGTCACCAAATATTTTTTGAATAATGGTCTTTCTAATTGCGCTTGTGGTGTATGTTTGTGAACTGTTCGCGCAATCATTTTATATAATTTAAACTCTGGATATCGTTCATCGCCATTTTTTTTGTATAAAATATTCCGACCCTTGTCATCCTTTGTCCATTCTACCATAAGTTTCGCCATCATGCCTGTGGGTTCAACATCATCTTCGACAAAGTGGTCAAAGAGAGCACATGCCAATCGACATAAATCAAAACTAGGATTCGGTTCTAATCGCGGTTTCTTAGGATTGAAATAAGGTTCACAATTATATTGTGTGGCCGCGTCACCCTTTTTATTATAACTATCACTACACATGAGTTTCCCTTTAAATTTATAAATAGCCCTTCCGAAATCAATTATCTTGAAAATTCTTCCAAAAGTAGGCACCTTATAATATTTTTGATTGTATCTATAATATAAATATTGTTTTTCGGTTTTGGAAAACATTATATTATTTGTATGCAAATCATTGTGGGTAAAGTCGAAAACTTTCTGATAAGCAATAAGAGTCATGATAATTTGTAGAAGACAAGCCCGCCATTCTTCAGTGTTCATTATTTCATCCTCCAATAAAGAATCCAAAGTAGCATCTAAACATTCAAGACATATTATTTGAACTGGGAAATTATAAAGTATTGTATTAACTTCTAAATCTGTTATTTCGCTACCGGATTCACCGGATTCACCGGATTCATAAGATTCATAAGATTCATCGGATTCACTGATTTCATCAATGTTAGATGATTCTGTATTTGAAGATCGAGACGAACAGGTTGAATTTGTTTTTTTCGTTTGGGTTTTGGGTAAATCAAACTCAAATATTAAATCTGCGTTTTCTTGACCATTTGAAGAGATATCACTTAAATGAAAAACCTCATCAAAATCATCGTTGTTAATTGGAATAGTGCTTTTGTTGCTAATATTTTTTCCTATATTAAGTTTTTTTTTATAATTTCTAGTATTGATATCAATAATCATTGATAAATCAATATTTTCTATTTTAAATTTAATATCTTGATTTTTATGAAAATGCGTTGAACCATGAATGTATTCAATATCATCTGCTATATTATATAAAAATTTTTTTTGAATACCTAAAAATGAACCATAAAAATCTAGACCATGTGGAAAATAACAATTGTTTAATAATCGACTACTTAGATATGAAAAAAAACTATCGGTATATGCTGAATTATTCATATCTAATATTTTTTGATGGCATATGTTATTTTCTAAATTTGGCAAAGATTTGCGTTCATTTTCCCCTAAAGAATCATATTCCCCGACCATATATTTAACAGGATCCAGTAATGGGGAAAATTTAAAAAAACTATTTCGTAGCAATATTTTCTTTTCAGATTTAATTTTACATGAAAATTTATTTTTTTCAATTGTTGATAACACTTCGTGTATGTGAAAATGATGATTTAAATTAATATTTATATAATTTCCTGGTTTTAGGGAAAAATATTTTCCATACAAAGGAATAAAATTTTGAGGATTCTCAATGTCTATATTTTCAAATGATTCAAAAAGAACATCGTTGTTGTTTTTTTTATAATATATGTCAAACATTAGTTTTTAAAGACAAAAATAATAAATACTTTAAACTTATTAATGCGTAATTTGAATTTTTTTATAATATAATAAAATTTTACTATGAATTTGGAGTTAAAAAAATTTGATATGAAGGGGGTTAAATTTGATCCTAATAAGGCGTCTGGTCCTGTTATTGTTTTGATAGGTCGGCGTGATACAGGAAAATCATTTTTAGTTAAAGATTTGTTGTATCATCATCAAGATATACCTATTGGTACAGTTATATCTGGTACAGAAGCTGGAAATGGATTTTATGGCACATTGGTTCCCAAATTATTTATTCATGATGAATATAATACTGCTATTATTGAAAATATTTTAAAAAGACAGAAAATGGTTATTAAACAAATAAATAAAGAGAAAGGAGCATATGGTCGTTCAAATATTGATGGAAGAACCTTTTGTATCCTTGATGATTGTTTATATGACAATTCATGGGCTCGGGATAAATTGATGAGACTTCTATTTATGAATGGGAGACATTGGAAAATAATGTTAGTTATAACTATGCAGTATCCGCTTGGTGTACCGCCAAATTTGCGTACAAATATCGATTATACGTTTATTTTACGCGAGCCTTATATCAATAATAGGAAACGAATTTATGAAAATTATGCAGGAATGTTTCCTACGTTTGAAAGTTTTTGTCAAGTAATGGATCAATGTACGGAAAACTATGAATGTCTTGTTATTGCCAATAACGCCAAATCAAATAAACTGGATGAACAAATATTTTGGTATAAAGCGGATGGTCACCGAGATTTTAAACTTGGGTCTAAAGAATTTTGGGAAATGTCGAAAGATATAGGTTCAGATGACGAAGAAGAAATGTTTGACCCAAAGACACAAAGAAAAGGTCCAAAAATCAATGTTAAAAAGAATCGTTGGTAATTATATCCTATCCGGAAATTTATCATTTTCACATCCATCCAATGAACTTTTTTTAATAATATTTTCACGACATGATTTTTTATAATCAAAAGTACAATTGTGTTTTTCAGCGGCAAAATGTTTGACACAAAATGTTGACCTGCACCTACACTCAGGAGAAGTAATTTTTAATTTTACATTACACCCGTCAAATGTGCATTTTCCTCTTTTTTTTTTATTCTTATTATTTTTTAAAATGGGGGTTTTATTTTCAACAATGTTTTTTTCAATATTTACAGGTATTTTCTTATTGGAGGATGGTTTTGTCATTGGAGGTAATTTTTTTAAAAAAAATAAAGCATTGTTTTTTTTCTCCATGTATACAACTATTTTATATTAAATTTAATATAAAATCGTTAATTATTCATTTAATCGGACTTTTCATTAACAACAATATTGTTATCATTTTCTTTCTTTTTATCAAAAGCTTTTGTCCTAACATTTTCGCCTTCAAATAGCTCTTTTCTAATGTCCGCAGAAGATACCTCACCTTCTACGCCCGCGGTATTCATATTTGTCACACCAACAAGATTACCATCTTTGTCGATGTTTTGTGTGAGCTTATTTCCTGTTTCACCTGCTAATTTTTTATTTTCTTCAATGGCGTTCCTTTTGGTTTCTTTTACACGTTTTTCGAATTGCTGCTTTGCTGACTGCTCATTAAGATTTTTTTCTTTCATCAACTGATTTAATTCATCCTCCATATATTCAACCCTACCTGTCTTGTATGCTTCGGGATTCCATGGCATCCACATACCAACTGGTCCTACATAAACATCGTGGTTTGGGTCAACTTCTCTTAGCATTCTGCATCTTAATTCAGCTTCTTGTTGAGTTGCAAACACTCCTCTGACTTTGATACCTCGGGTATTAGTTTGGAAATCATACAATGAGGAAAATTCTGCCGATAAATCATCTTCTTTAGCATCTAAAAAGTTTTTATAATCGTCGTCGATTGAAGTTTTTACCAATTCTTCTTTTTCAGATTTAGCATACTCTTGGAAATCCGCCATAATTTTATCAAAATTCAAATTGTATTTAAAAGACATGAAATTTAAAAACTGAGTAAATTTTTCTGTTGATTTAGTAAAATCCCAGTGTTTTAGGAATTGTTCAAAAAAAAAGACCTCTTTCTTTTTTAGAATATTTTCAGGCGAAACAAAACTTATACATGCGAATTTTTGACCAGCGATTGCTTTATCTTCTTCCAACAAATCAACATATTTAGGGTTTTTGTCTCCATTTGAATTAAATTGTTTTTCAAAATTAGAATTATTTTGTTGCATTATAATGATATTTAATATATATCATTTTAAGTTTTAATTTATATTATATTTTTTTCTTAATGAATTATATAAAAATGCTCGGTAAATTAGGAGAAATACTTGACTTAGGTGAACTTATTAGACGTATTGTAAAATATGTTGTCGAAGGTATCATGGTTGCTATTGCTGCCTATGCTATTCCAAAACGTTCAATGAAAATTGACGAAGTTATGCTCATTGCGCTTACTGCTGCCGCAACATTTAGCATTCTTGATACATACGTTCCGTCAATGGCCGTTTCCGCCCGTTCAGGAGCCGGATTCGGGATGGGTGCCAATCTTGTTGGATTCCCGCGCATGTAAATAATAATATTTATTTCTTTATTTAGTAAATATCATTAAATTATTGGTTTACAATTTTACTTATATTGTAGGTACAAATTCCCAGTGGAGTTCTTTGCATATTTTTTTCCAGATTTCATCTTGTTCTATTCTTTTCACGGGGTCTTTCAACATCGGGAAATAAGGTAAGAATTGTGTTTCTCCCAATAATTCACACATTTTAAATAATACATAATAATAATTCAAAAAATTAACTCTATCGTCTGGACAATGTTTCGCATAAGGTTTTTGTATATCCATAAAAAGGCTACAGAGGGTTTCTTCCAATCTTTGTTTCATTATCGGAGGTTTTATTCCCAATTTATCTTTTATAAAAGGTATGTGTTCGTAATATTTATTATATCCCAATTTTTTCAATATATCTTTAGCCCTTTTATTAGTAATTGAATCCAATGTAATTCTTTCCTTTTTAATTTGTAAAATTATATTATCAATCACTTCTTTAGGAATTTGTGTGGTTTCTTTGGCTTGAAATTGTGCTAGAATTTCACGAAAATGATTTATACGCTTATAAGCATAAAAACATACTTCTTTAGGCGGTTCCTTATAAGAAGGCTTTTCATGTTCTATTAAAAAGTTCACCTGCTGAGAACATTTTTTACATATTAGAACGCCTTCTGATTCTACAGATACCAATTCTCCTCCACATTTATTACAAATTTCGTGTGTTTGGACATAAAAATTAATATCAAAAAATGATTCATCTATGTTATTAAGGTATTTTTGAGAATTATTTAAAACATTTTTTTTATCATCTGTGTTTTTTTTTGTTTTTGGATTAAAAAAAGCATGTAATATTTTTTTTTTATCATTATTATTATCCTCAGACAATATTTGCTTATTTTCATAATAATTAAATACATACTCCGAATTATCTAAAAAATATTTCTTTTTTTCTTTTCTCAGTTCGTTAACTTTTTTTTTTAAATTTTTAATAGTATCATCCAAGTCAAATTTTTCATCCAAAGATATTTCGTTGTTCTTTATTTTCTTTTTCAACAACTTAATATTTTTCTTTAATTTGGGGATTATTTTTTTTTCGTCATTTTCAAATTTATTCATCATTTCTTGATGTTTATTATCCACCGTCACAATTGAATTCTCTTTGATTTTGATTTTTTTTTTAGCTTTAGGCTTAAAATTTGGCATTTATTTATTAATAATAATATGTGTTTAATAATTATTTTTAGTAATTATATTTGCATTTTATCTGTTTGAATTCATATATATTTTTCTTTAGAAAAAATATGAATAGTGATAAAACATTGCAAATAGATACTATTAAACTGCATAAAATGGCATTTTTGTACAATGCCTTAGAAGAAGGTTGGAAAATAAAAAAAAAGGAAAACGTTTATATATTTACAAAAAATCATGAAAACAAAAAGGAGGTTTTTCTAGATAATTATCTCAAAAAATTTATTGAACAAAATTTTGATATAAATAGTATTATTAATAATTCATAAAATTTAAAATAATTTTATGATTAAATTCATAATTAAATATAATTCATGATTATTATATTTAACAGCATATCCAGTCTGGTTTTAATATAAACCATTATTAATATGGTTTGGTAATTCCTAATTAATTAATTAATTAATTAATTAAAATTTTTTTTTCTTTAGCAATAGTATAACAAAATGGGTGGAGGATTAATGCAACTAGTAGCTTATGGCGCACAAGACGTTTACCTTACCGGTAACCCTCAGATTACCTTTTGGAAAGTAACATACCGCAGACACACCAACTTTGCCATGGAATCCATTGAGCAAACTTTTAACGGACAAGCCGATTTCGGCCGCAGAGTCCAATGCACTATCTCCAGAAATGGTGACCTTGCATACCGCACCTACCTTCAAGTCACTCTCCCAGAGATTGGCCAAGAAGGCTGCTGTACTGATGACAAAGGCGATGTTTGGGCTCGCTGGCTTGATTTCCCAGGTGAACAGCTTATCTCCATGGTTGAAGTGGAGATTGGAGGACAACGCATCGACCGCCAGTATGGTGACTGGATGCACATCTGGAACCAGCTTACACTCACTTCCGAACAGGAACGTGGTTACAACAAAATGGTTGGTCAAACCACTCAGTTGACCTACCTCTGTGACCCTAAATTCGCTGAAGTTGACTCTGCTTGCAGTAGTGGCGACACCCCCGCCGCTGTCTGTGCTCCTCGCAGAGCCCTTCCTGAAACGACACTTTACGTGCCACTTCAGTTCTGGTTTTGCCGCAACCCCGGACTTGCACTTCCTTTGATTGCACTTCAATACCACGAAGTCAAAATCAACCTCGAGCTTCGCCCTTCGGATGAATGTCTCTTCGCTGTGATGTCGATGGACGGGACAAAGACAAGTTCGGTCAAAGACACCGCTTCTTACCAGAAATCACTTGTTGCCGCTTCGCTTTACGTTGATTACGTTTTCCTTGATACGGATGAACGCCGACGCATGGCCCAGAACCCACACGAATACCTCATCGAACAACTCCAGTTCACTGGCGATGAATCCGTCGGTTCTTCTTCAAACAAAGTTAAATTAAATTTCAATCACCCTTGTA